GCGGCACCAGCTCGACGACGTTGGAGCAGTCGGGCAGGACGTAGATGGAGCCGTCGATTCGGCGCACGCGCAACCCGCGCCCGTGCTCGGCCGGTTGGATGTCGAAGCGGTCGCCGCCAGGCGTCTCGATGCGGAACCAGTCCGACTCTGCGAGCGGCTCCTTGCCCGGGTTGTCGTGGGCCGGTGACGGGAACACCTTCAGCTTGCCCCTCATCGCTTCCTCCGCTTGGTGAAGTACTCGTCCACGTCGCCCAGGTAGACCAGGACGCCGCCCTTGTCGCAGTCCTCCAGCTCTTCGAGCCAGCTCGCGTCGGGCCCGATGGGCTCCACGCCGCCGTTGACGTGCTCGACGATGAAGCGCCACGCCTCCTCGCGGCTGGCCGCGGCCACGACCACCTCGCGCCGGTTGGCCCCTGGCCTGGTCGCGTAGCGCAGGCGGTAGAGCTTGGAGTAGGCGCGGCTGAACAGGGGCGTGACGGTGACCTCGGCCTCGGGGTCGTCGGACTCCAGCACCAGGGCGCGGGCTCTCTTGTCGCCCTTGGCCACACCATTCACGAACTGGGTGAGGCGCTCGATGCTCGGGATGGTGAGCTGGCCGCCGGACACGCTGACCACGAGCAGGGGGTATTCGGTGTCGTTCACGCCTTCCTCCTTGTCTTGGCCAGCATCATCCCGGCCTGTGAAAAGGTGTCGCCGAGGCACACCTCCTCGCCGTTGTCGGTGCGGTAGTAGCGGGTGACGAAGCTGTCGTCGTCGCCGTCGAACTTCGGCGCGAGCGCGGCTCTCGGCTCGACGGCCCACCCGTCCTCGTGCTCCCACCTGTGTAGAAGCCAGTTGTAGTCCCACCGGCCCGAGAACGCCCGGCGCAGGAGGGTGATGATTCTGGGGCGCCGCTTGGCCATCAGTAATCCCCGGAGTCGTAGTGGACGACGCAGGCCGCGTCGAGCGGGACCTCCTTGAGGTCGCTCGCGGTGATGGGCTGCCCATCGTCGAACAGGTCGTCGCCGTGCTGCGCGTGGAGCATGCGCAGGGCGTGGGGCCGGTTGGCCGCGAGCACCACCGCGGTTCCGCCCGTCACCGGGCCGTCGAAGCTGGTCCTGTAGAGCTTCATCGCTCACCTTCCTTTTTCTGCGGCCAGCCGCCAGGCGGCCGGATGGACTCCATCAGCTCGTGTGCCTTGCGGGTGTGCCCCCAGACCTCGGCGAGCGCCCTGCTCTCCGGGGTGGGGTCTTCGTCCCGCATGACCACCACCGCATCCACGAGCAGGGGGAACAGCTCCAGCACCTCGTTGAGTGGGTGGTAGGCCCTGTGGATGAGCCCACGCTCCTCGCAGATGGTGACTAGCTCCTGGGCTCGGGCGACGTCGATGTTCGTGAGCTTCCTGGTCACCTGGTCTTCTCCTCTGCGACCAGCTCCAGGGCGTCATCCACCCGGTCTGCGAGGTCGTTCATTTCGGACGGCGAGCGCCCGTGCCGGGCGTGGAGCCGCGCGAGCTGTCGGATTTCTTCCAGGGCCTCGCGGATGGTCTCGGGCTTCATGCTTCGCACCTCCTGCTCTACAGTTCCAGGTCGTCAGCGGCAAGGGGCAGAGTGTCAACCTCCAGGTTTAAGGGGGTTCAGAAATAGAGCGCGTTTCTGGAGGCGGTCAGGCAATCACGTACACGCGCCCGCCCGCCCGGGTGCGGGTAAGGGGGGTCGAATCGCTGCTAGCATCCCCGAGCATCCCTGACGAGGTTGGAAGTTGGATGCGGTCAGGCACGTCACACCTCCCGACCGGGCCGGGCAGCTCGGTTGCCCCCCACTGACAGCCCTGGGCCGTGGGCCTGGGCCTGGGCAGCTCGATTGCCGGTGGTGGTGGCCTTGGTCAGGGTGGCAACCTCCAGGGCTACAAAATCGGCTCGCTAATCCTCGCACCAGAGCACGAACGACTATCGGTCGTCGTGGTAGCTCGGATGCTTCCTGGCCGGTGTCCTGGGCTTCGGCTTGTGGGGGTGGGCTGTGATCCTGGGGCCTGGGCCTGGGGAGGCTCGGGGGAGGTGTGCTGCCCTGGTAGCTATCGAGGGCTCGTGTAGGTTCCGGGGTGCTCGGTGGTGCTCACTTCGGGGCCTGGGGGATGCTCACGGATGCTCGGGGATGCTCGCTGTCCAGGAATCATCCGCCAGGCTGTTCAGGGCGATGAGGCTCGATAGCGAGCGGTGTAGACCTCCCCACCTCCCCGGGGCTTGGGGCACCCCTTGCTCTTCCTCCCCCTGCACACCCCTCTATCGCTACCTCTCCCCCTGTCTCTGCCCCCTGTTGGATTCTGTGATACTCGCTCGCCTATCCTACTTCCTGCCCTGCCCTCTGTTCTACTGCCCTTTGTGGGGTTCTACTGGTGTGTCTGGGCTCTGCCTTTGTGGGGTGGTTCTCGTGGTTCCCTGGGGTTAGCTCCCCTTTGTGGGGTTCTGCCTTTGTGGGGTAGCTCGTATCACGTGGGCCTGAAGTGGGTGCTCTGGTCGTTCCTACTCTGCGGGTGTGCTCGTGAGGTCATCTAGAGCCTTTCTTCCCTGTAGCACCTTCAGCGCGTGCGCTGCTTCAGCTACCTGCTTCGGGCTCCCCGTATAGGTGAGCTGGATGTGTCCTCGCTCCGGGTGTCTCGGGTGTTCCTCTGCTCGGATGCCGGCTACCCTGGTCATCGTCGTCGGGGCTGCGAGTCGTAGCCCGGCCAGCTTGACCAGGTGCCGTATCGCCAGCGTGGCTATCGTGTCCTCCACGGTCCTCGACACTATCCTGCCCAGTGGCCTTGGTCGATACTTCCTGTTCAGCTCGCGCAGGCTTTCCAGCATCGCTTTCCTGGGCCACAGGTCCAGCGTCAGCACCGCGGTCGCTGCGTCGGTGCTGCTCCTGGTCCAGCGGCCGTCCGCTGCTAGCAGTAGCTCCTCCGCGGCCTTGCTCGGGTGGCGCAGCCCTGGGAACGTGGCTCTGGTGCGTCTGGTCTTCCTGCTCTCCCGTCTGTCTGCCCTGGCCCGCTTCAGGGTCTCCAGGTCTGCCTTGCGCCTGCCGCGGCGGCTGTCGGGCCTCGGGCTGCTCGTGAGTATCAACCCCTCGGTTGTCGCTTCCAGCTCGGCCGCCGTCACATACTCCTTCCCGCCTTTGTCTCGCTCCAGACCGTTCACCACCCGCGCCAGTATACCGGAGGCGTGGTCCTTGGTGATGCCGAACGCTGCCGAGAGCTGCTCTGCTGCCCGGGTGGCCTCGGCCACGTTCAGAGGGCGGCCCTTCTTCGCCTCTTCTGCTATCCAGGCCCGGGGGCTTGGCCGTGGCCGACGCTTGGGCCTGCCCTTGCGGTAGCGGTGGCGCAGCTCGTTGAGCTTCATTCGTCGTCACCCTCTGGGTTGTCGTCTCCGAAAATAGCCCTGGCCATGACGCGGTCCACCACCTCGTCAGGGATGCCCGCAATGCCGGCCTCGATATCACGCATCAGCTCCTCGCTCGTCCTGGCCTTCTTCAGCTTCACCGGCTTCACGGGTGGCCGGTCGATGTCGTAAAGCCTGGCGACCTCCTCGATCTCCTCTCTGGTCATCGGCCGGATCTCGATGTCGTCTGGCTTCGGCGGTGGAGGCGGCCAACCGACCTTTGACGCGAGCCGGCTGGTCGCCTCCTCGACAGCGCTGGCCGGGAGGTGGACGCTGAATCGCTCGACGCCCTTGTCGGTCAGCTCGCGCTCGTGCCAGCGCTTCAGGGCCGCCCGCACCTCCCGCTCACGCTCCTCCGGGTCTTCAATAGGCCCGCTCTCGATGGCCGGGTGTGGCGGCAGCGCGTCGGGGTCTCTGAACTTGACCCCGCCTGGGCCTGGGATGTCGTCGATGATGATGAACTCCTTGCGCATGACCTTCGTCGGCGTCGGAGGCATCTTCACACCGGCCTCGGTCAGCGTCCTGGTCGCCGCGACCGTGACCAGCACCTCCAGCTTCGGCAGGCGCGCCCCTGGAACAGCGTCGAGAGCTGCGCGGATCTCCGTGTCGAGCGCGGTCGCGGCCGTGTCCAGGGTGACGCCCAGGCGCCGCGATAGCTCCTCGATGCCCCTCGCGAGCGGGAGGGCCTTCGGGATGCCGCGTGACGGGTGGTGTGGGTTCTCCGCACGGATGGCCTTGGCCAGCTCGAACGCATGCGCGAGCCTCTTCGCGTCCTCTTTGGTGACGACTGCCGCCTTCTTTGGCTCGGGCTCGGCCGGCTTCCACCGGCCGCGCCTGAACAGCCGTCGCAGGTCGCGCAGCTTCATCAGCTCGGCCGGTGGTGTGGCAGCCGGCGCAGGGCAGTCAGCTTCGACAGCATCGCCTTCGGGCCGTAAACCTTGAAGGTGATGTAGCCGGGCAGGTGCTCGGTCGGAACGGTGTAGGCCAGGGGCGCAGCGCCACCGGGCGGGATCTCGTAGGTGCTGCCCAGGGTGCCGGCCTCGTCGAAGAGCTTGGCCGTGATGGCGCAGGCCAGCTTTCGAGGCCTCTTTTTGCGCCTGGCGGCGGCGTCCTTGGCCCGAGGGTTTTCGCGGAGTTCCTTGAGTTCCAGGGCGCCGAGGGCCTGCTCCCACCGGCTCTTGAGCACGCTGACCGTGATGAAGCGCAGGTGGTCCCACTCGCCGCCGAAGCCGTTGATGCCCCGGAGCGTGCCGATGTTCGCCGCGGCTGCGAGCCTGGTCGTGGCCTCGATCTCCGGGATGCGCCTGTCGGCCCGGTGGGCGCCCTTGGGGAAGCGACCGGCCGGGAGGACGGAGTGCGGGAGCCTCACGCCTCGTTCGGCGTCCTTGCCGCGGATGGGGTCGTTTGGCTCCGACATGCTGGCGATGAAGCGGCGAGGCCCGTGCACCCGGAAGACGAGGGCGTTGCGAGACGAGTTGTACTCCGGGTTCTGGATGCGGCTGGTCGCGTGGTCCGCGGCGGTCGGGACGTACCCGTCGTCGTGCGACCGGGCGAGGGCGAGCCCGGCCGCCAGCTCGCCCAGGGTCTCCGGGGCGCCGTTCGGGGCGTCACCCATGAGCCGGGCGGCCTCCTCGTTCGCCGCGGTCAGCTCAGTGCCCATCGGCACCCTGAAGCGGATGCGCCACTGGTCGGTCTCCCGGTTGTCGATGAGCGCCGTCCCGACGTGGGCGAGGCTCGCCGCGGCCTGGACGCACGCCTCCTCGGCCAGGGTGAAGATGCGACCCTGCGCCGACCCGTTGAGGTGCGGCCTGGGCTTCTTCTTCGGCTTCGGCCTGGGGCGCCCCTTGCGGTAGCGGTGTCGGAATTCGTTGAGGTCCACTGTGCCTCCCTCCATACAGTTCTAGACGGCCACGCCGTAGCGGGTCGTCCGTCCGGTCTTGGTCGCGGTCAGGTCGCCGGCCTTGGCGAGCCGGCGCAAGCTATCGAAGACCCGCGTGTACTGCCAGCCGTGGTCCTGGGCTGCCCAGGTCTTTAGCTCGGCCGGGGCCTGGCGAGTGATGGCCGCGTGCACCTCGGCGGCCGTGAGCGGGCCGGCTGCCGCGAGCGCCACCCGGGCGGCCTCGCCCAGGGCATCGCGCTCGTCCTTGGGCAGGACCACGCCCGCCCTGCGAGCCGCAGGAGCCTCGGCCTCTGCCTGGGTCGGGGCCTGGGTCGTTTCGGCCGTGGTGGCGACCTGGGGCTCACCCTGGGCCGCGGCGGCGTCGTTCCACAGCTCGGTGAAGCGCTCGATGCCGTAGCGGCCAGCCTTCTCCTGGACCCAGGCCGGGGCAGCGACCAGGGACTCCTCGCGCCGCGGGAAGCCCTCGCCCGTGTCGAGCACCACCTGCCGGGCGCCGCCCAGGGTGGCCTCGGCCTCGGCGCGGGTCATGGTGTCGGTGGTGCGCTCAATGGCCCGCATGCCGAAGCCGCGCTTGGCCGGGTTCGCCTTGGCCGGCATCATCGCCCGGCGCATGCGGAAGACCGCCCAGGGCACCGCGTCCAGCATCGAGTCGGCCAAGGCGAGCGCCTCGGTGTTGCCGCTGGCCTCCAGGACGCCGCGCAGTGTGCGGCTCTTGAACAGCTTCATCCGGGGGTTGAAGCGCAGCGCCACCTCTTCGATGACCAGGGCCTCGGCCGCGGCCTCGGGCTCGGCCAGGTAGCGGTCAACGACCGTGCCCTTGCCCTGGCTGAAGGGGCAGAACGAGCACGCGCTCTTGAGCCAGCGGACGCCGGTCTGCTCGGTGATGTAGTCGTGGCACTTGGCCCGGTCCCAGCCCCACTCGACCAGCGGGTAGCAGGCCACCCGGGAGCCAGCCTTGCCGAACACCTGGTCCTTCTCGACCCGACGCAGCTCGTCGGCGTTGAAGCCGATGACGTGGAGGTAGGGCTCGTCGCCAAGCTCGCGCGCGACCCAGTGGTCCAGCACGGCGCCCTTGAACTTGAGCGAGCACTTGCGGCAGCCCCCGGTCGTCGGGATGGTCGCCGCGCCCTTCATCTCGGCGGCGATGGGGTAGGCGCCTGCGAGGTGGCACTCGGCAGGGCTCGTGCTGTCCTCCAGCACCTCGGCCGCGGCGCCGCTCGGGCCGGCCTTGCCCACCTGCACGAACCGGACGCCGGCCTCGCGCAGCCTGGGCAGGATGTGCTCGGTGACCAGCTCGCCCGTCGTGGGGAACTCGTTGCCCACCTGGGCCGTGAGGAGAATGACGTGGTCCAGCGGGACCGGGCAGGTGTGGGGCTCGGCCAGGTAGCGAAGGAGGATCGCCGTGCTGTCCACACCCATCCCGTAGGAGAACACCATCCACTTCGGGGTCGTCGTCATCGTCTACTCCCTACGCCGCGGCCGGCAGCGCGCCGGCCCGGGAGGCGTTGCCGAACATGAACGGGGTCGGCCGCAACGGGCACTCGGCATGCCCGACGCGCCGGATGTCGAACTGCATCACACCGTCGACCGGCGCCATCGGCCGCACGAACCAGACGCAGCGGAGGTCGGCCTTGCCGGTGCGCAGGTTCAGGGCGTGGAATGCCGCGCTGCCCTCGTCGGTGCGGACCAGGGCGTAGAGGGCGCCGCGCTCACCGCGGAGCAGCACCGGGGCGAGGTGCAACCCCGGGCGGCTGACGTCGGTGCGGGCCTCGGCCTTCAGGGTACGGCTGCCGAAGCGGAAGTCCGTCCAGTTCACGTCCCAGGTCTTCGCCGTGTCCATCCCGCGCTCCGTGTTGTGGTGTGTGTTAAGCATGGCCCCACAGTAAGACCCACGCGCGGAGGGTGTCAACCTCAAAGTTTAACTTTCTTTTATTCCCAATGAAACCCGCATACTTCCAGATCACGATTTTACTTGACGGATCTGTGCCGAACGGCGGATTCGTTGCTCGGTGCCAGAAAGCGGAATGATTGCGCTTGGTTGGGCTACAGAAAGTTGTAAGGGAGGTAGATACTTGAGGAATTCAGCTCGGCTCGAACTAGCCCGCCAGGCCGTACACGGTGCGCTTGCCGTCCTTGGCCGCGACCACCTTCCCGGCCTTCTCCTGCCGCTTGAGGGCGTCGAAGACGCGGATGTAGCACCAGGAGCCGGCCTCGATCTGGCCCTGGAAGGTCGGCAGCTTCTTCATCGCGGTGGGGCTGCCCTGGATGTTCTCGTTCACGGCCGCCGCGGTGGCGTCGTTGGGCGCGGCCTCCAGGCTGGCCACGGCGACCAGCACCAGGGCGTCCAGGATGTCGCGCTCGTCCTTGGGCAGCACCACGGACGGGGCGCGCTCCTTCTTCCCCTCGGCCGGCGCCGGCTTCGCCTTGGGCCGGGCCTTGGCCTTGGCCGCGGGCTTCGCCTTGGGCTTGGCCGCGCTCGCCTCGGCCTCGGCCTTGCGCTGCGCCTCGTCGATGGCGTACTGCTCGGGCGGCAGGGTGGCCAGGATGCGGTCGTTGTACGTGGCCTCGTCCACCACGCGGAAGGCGCAGTCGTCGAGCTGGACGAGGAACGCCGGCTCGCCCTTGACGGTGGCCGTGGCGAAGCGGACCAGGGTGCCGTCCGCGGGCTCGGCCCGGGTGTCGGTGATGGTGACCTTGCGGGTGCCGACCTTCTCGATCTTCGGCAGGCCCTTCCGCTTGCCGCGGGTCACCAGCTCGTCGGAGTAACGCACGATGCGGGCCTTCATGGTCTCGGCGGTCTCGGTGGTCTTCGTGGTCATGGTCTGTCCCTCCTCGGGGTCGGTTGCGGGCGCCTCGGGCGCCGTCTCGGAATCCTCGTGCTCGTCGTTCTCGTCGGCGTCGTCCCAGTCGAGCCCACAGGTGCACTCGGGGCACTCGGGCTCGCCGTGGAGCAGCGGGTGGTCACAGTTCGGGCAGCGCCACTCGCCCTTGCTGTCGCGCTCGGGGGTCATGTACATCCTAGTCCTCCTCCTTCTTGGCCGGCAGCACCGGCCGCTCGGGCTTCACGATACAGACGAAGTGGTCCTTGCAGTACGTGCAGCGCCGCGCCTCGGACGCGGGCTGTGCTCGCAGGTTGCGGAAGTAGGGGCAGGTCGTCTTCCGGCGGGTGCGCCTCACCGTGGCCTCCTAGCAACCGGCCGCGGCAGCGGAGCCGCGCCGGGCGATGACGGCCTTGGCCTCGGCCCGGTCCAGCTTGCGGCGGCGCAGCCGGTTGACCTCGCGGACGATGTCTTTGCCGGTGCGGCCGTCGTTGACGTAGTCGGCCACGGCGCGGGCGAAGGTGGCGAGCGGCCGGTTGCCCCGCGCCGAGTTGCAGCGCTTGCAGGCGGTGACGAGGTTCGTCTCGTGGTTCGAGCCGCCCTTGGACTGGGGCTTGACGTGGTCGAGGGTGAGCACCGCGCCGTCCTCCACGGTGGCCCCGCAGTAGGTGCAGCAGAGGCCGTCGCGGAGGTAGATGGCGAGGCGCTTGTCCTGCCGAATCCACTTCCCACCCTGGTTCGCGCTGTTCATCTTCCGCTCCGTGTTGTGGGTTCCGTTAGCCATGAACCAAAGGTATGACGGCCCGAACACCTTGTCAACCCCGAAGTTTAACTTAATCTGTTTCCCAATGAATACCGTCGTGTTCCAGGTGCACTTTTTTTGCGGCCTGGCGGCAGAGCCAGGCTGAACAGCACTTCGCTTTCTAAACCTGGAGGTATAACGTCGGGTTACGCTACAAAAAGTTGTAAGCGATTGTTTTTATTCGTAGTCGCCCTGGCCGCTATACGTGGGGAGGTCTGGGTACGCGGCCCGCGCACGGAGCGCTTCCTTTTCTGCCTTCTGCCGGGCCTTCCGGCCGTGGTAGCGGGCGTTGAGGAAGCGCAGGCTCGCGTTCGCTTCGGCCGGGTGGGTCGCTGCCCAGTGGGAGCAGTCGGGACAGGTGACGTGCTCGTGCTTCCCGGTCCACCGGGCCGTGACCGGGGCGCCGCACGCGATGCCGACCTGATGGCCTGGCCGCAGAGGTTCGTCACCGGTTCGGTAGGCGACTCGGAGGTGAATGAGCCCGTCGTCGTGGGAGTCAGCTCGACGCTGCGTCACAGGGTTCCTCCGCATCGCCTTCGCGGTAGTCGACCAGGTAGACGAACCGGATCGCGTGCTTGAAGGTGTCGTAGTCGCCTCGGACCTCGCAGGTGGCCCGGGTGCCACGGTGGCCGGTGCACCGACCGACCGCACGCTCGGCCCGTCGCTCGGCCTTCTCGATGCGGTCGCGCGACGGGCCGTGGCCGTCCTTGTAGGAGACGTCGACCGGCAACGGCACCGTCACCTCGAACACCTCGCGGCGCAACCGGTTGACGGTGGGCTCGCGCCGCTCCTGCCGCAGCTCCCGGCGCAGCTCCCGGATCTCCTTCATCTGCGTCTTGTTCCTGATTTCGAGCTGTGCGCACAGCTCCTCCAGCTCGGCCTTGGTCACCTTCTTCTTCACGGCCCCTCCTCGCACTGCCCGACCGCCGGGTGCAGCGGCCGGCTGAACGGCAGCCCAGGCCCAGGCACCACGACGGTCCCGTTCATCGGCACCGCCCTCGGCAGGGCGACATCCCTGTCGGTGCAGGTGCCGTTCCACTCGGTCAGCGAGGCCGTGGTGATGTCGAGCAAGCTCTGGGTGTCGTCCAGGCGCACTCGGAACTCCCCGAGCAGCCGCAGCGCGACCCGGGGCGGTCGCTCCTGGAAGACAGCCTCGCCACCACAGCCGGGCTCGGTCCAGTACACCACAGGCTCCTCGGGCTCGTGCATCAGCGACCCGACACCCAGGCGCCAGAAAATACCGTCGCCGTCGCAGTACCACACCCGGGCCGCTGTCACATCACCGAAGCCCACAAACGAGCCAGAGGCATCGCACCACACCACGGCCGGCGACGGTGACCCGGCCGGGCCGGCATCGCCAGGCGCGCCTTGAGGCCCTGTCGGGCCTCGTTCCCCTGCCGGCCCCTGCTCGCCTCGGGGGCCTGCCGGCCCTGGTTCGCCCTGTGGACCGCGTTCGCCAGACGGTCCAGGTTCCCCGGCCTCTCCAGCCGGGCCGGGCTCTCCTCGCGAGCCTGGGGCACCCTCTGGCCCCTGCTCGCCGGCAGGGCCGCGCTCACCAGCCGGGCCGGGCTCGCCCTGCGGACCCGGTGGCCCCTGCTCGCCAGCCGGGCCGGGCTCGCCTACCGCCCCGCTGTCACCCGGCTCGCCGGGCTCCCCGTCTTGGCCATCGGCAGCGCAGCCGGCGACCAGCAAGAGCACCATCAGCGCTCGCTTCATGGCTCCTCCTGTTCGGCATCGAGGGCGAAGGGCTCGGTCACCAGGCTGCCGAACAGGAACTCACCATCCTGCTCGATATCGGCCACGGCCCCGCGCTCGTCGTCACAGAGGAAGACCCGGTCGCCGTGGCCCAGGCCGAGCTTGAGGATCTCACTGGCAGCCGGCTCCACCGACAGGGGCACCCGCTTCGTGACCGGGTTGCGCCTGCTGAAGTCCACCCTCACCTCCGGTATTGCCATCGTCTTCACCCGTCCTCCGTCTTCACGCGGAGCCCCCGCGGCTTGCTCATGTTCGCCACGGCCCGGTTCAGCACCTCGGCCGCGGCCTCACGCTCCTCGGGGCTCGTGATGTCGGCATCGTCCAGCACCGTGACGCACACCGGACACAGCTTGCCCTTCGCCCAGCGCTCGTCAGTAGCCGGCGCATCTGTCGCCAGGCCGCAGCGCGAGCAGAGCATCACTTCAGCCCTCCAGGTCCAGCTCGACGGCCACGCAGTCGCCGGGCGAGGTCAGCTCCTCCACCAGGTAGATACCGCTCCCCTCGTGAAGCTCGCCGCCGCAGCAACAGCACCGACCGACGTTCGGGTCGTCGGGATGCAGACGGATGACCATGCCGACCTCGATCTCGTCCCAGGCGACCTCGTGCCAGGGACCAAGCTCGGCCGCGTCCTTGAGGCAGACCTCGCCGTGCTTCGACATGAAGCTCATCTTCCGCCCGGTGCGCGGCTTACCGTTGCGCTGGAGCCGCTGCCAGCGCGCGGGCGGGCGCGACTCGATGTCGCCATCGTAGGGCTTCGCTTCCTCTGCCATCGCCTTCCTCCCGAGCATGTTTTCCACAGCCGACTCCGGGATGCGCCAGCGGCCACGGCCGCGGCCGATGCGAACCGCACCGGGCAGCTTGCCAGCTCGACACCAGCGGCGCACGGTGCGCTCGTTCTTGAGGCGACAGCGTGCCGCCACCTCCCTCGGCGTCAACAGGTTATCCACAGCCGTCGCTCTCCTCTTTCTCGATGCCCAGATGGTCGCCGTGGATGGTGATGGCCCACTGGCCCTTCGGGTACTTCGCAGCGGCGAGCCACATCCTGACGCCGTGCCGGTGGTAGTAGACCCGCTGCGCATGCTTGTGACCGAACAACACCAGGTCGACCCGGCCGGCCAGCACGCGGAAGAAGGCCTCGTCGTCCATCAGCTTCATCGTCGGGTCGGTGTGGATGAAGGGGTGGTGGTGCAGGGCGACAATGACCTTGTCGATGTCGTGACCGGGCACGCTGCGGCGTGCGACCTCGATGGTGGTCAGCATCATGTCGAGCGCCTGGAGCTGCCGCTGGCCCACCTCGCCGCACGCGAAGTCGAGCGGGTGCGTCGTCGGCAGGCATGAGTCGAGGCAGAACAGGTGCACCCGGCTCACCACCTCACCGCCGCGCTTCTCCTCCAGCTCGGTGTACCAGGCGTTCCCCATCAGCGAGGCGAACTCCCACCACCGACGCTCGCAGCTCGGCGTCCACAGGTTGCCGAGGTAGCCGTGGTCGTGGTTCCCCGGGCACAGGTGCAGCCCGGTGACGACCAGCGGCGCGAGCACCCTGGTCGCGGCCTCGTACTCCTCGCGGGTGCCGTTGTCGGTCACGTCGCCCGTCGCGATGACGGTGCGATGCTCGTAGGCGAGGCGCGGGTGCTGACCCTGCTCCGTGATGTGCAGGTCGCTGACGTGTAGCAACTCCATCGGTCACCTCACTTCCCGAAGCTCTGCCGTGCCTGGCGGCAGACTGCCGTCGACCACGACTGGGATTCCGAACATGGACAGCGGTTCCACGCCCCTCACGATGAGGTCCACCAGTGGCTCGCGCATCGTGTCGGCCTCGTGCGCCTGCCGGGCCAGCACCACAGCCAGCTTGAGCGAGCCGTATGCCTCGCTCGTGTGGGGCCTGGGGTACTTCGCAGCGGCGCACGCCTCGGCCGTCTCCCGCAGCACGTCGGGGCTCACCTCGAACCGCACCGGCCTCCCTGGCAGGAGAGTCCGCTCTTTGGCCAGCGGGTAGAGCCTGGACACCACGCGCCTCACCAGCTCGCGATCCTGCTCGCGCTCGGTCTTCGCTTCACCCATCCGCCATCCTCTTCCAGGCGTTGACGTTGAACAGCCTGGTGACCGACCCGCACTGCCGCCACACCGGCCTCTTGGACTGGGCGATGCGGCCACGCTTCACGAGCCGGCACAGGTTGGACCGCAGCGTGGTCTCTGGGAGCCCGGTGAGTGCTCGCAGTTCCCTGAATGTGAACCAGCGGTCGGGTCGCCGTCGCAGCTCGGTCAGGATACGCGGCATCGAGCTTGTCAGCCTCATGCCTGCTTGTCCTCCTGCCACTCGAAGGGGCAACCGCAGCGGGCGCAGCTCCACACCCCGAAGCCCGGCTCGCTGGCCTTGGCCTGGTCGTCGCGCTTCGTCTGGTAGGAGCCGCACTGCGGGCACTGCGGACGCCGCTCGGTGCCCTTCTCCTCTTCGGCCGGGTAGTGTCGGCAGGGCAGCTTCCCACACAGGGAGCACAACCCGTCCTCGATAGCCGGCAGGTCGCCAGCCGGCCGCCCGATGCTGACCACGTTGTCCTCGGGCTCGACCGCGTGGGGCGTCACCTCGTCAAGCTCCTCGTGCATCTCCTCGGCCGTGGCCCGCTCGGGGCGCACGGCCAGCATCAGCTCGGCGAGCACGGTCTGCGCCACCGACAGCTCGGTCCCGAGCCGGTTCTTCAGCTCGTTGGCCTTGCGCTGCGACATCTTCCCCCGCAGCCGCTTCGCGATGAGCTGCTTCGACGTGGTGAGGGCCTGGGTCGCGGCGAGCAGCCGCAGCCGGACGGCCTGGCGAGGATCTTCCTGCCGAGGCCCAGGGTCGACCGGCGGCTGGTAGCGCTCGGCACGGCGCCAGCGGTAGCGGGAGGCCAGGAGCAGCACAAGCGCGGCCACGGCCAGGACGGCGACAACGATCTCGGTCATTCGATCCCCTCCAGTGCTTCTTCAAAGCGGCCACAGGCGCCGCAGAACTTGCGCTCGACGTCGACCGGGTGGTGTGACGTCTTCCCGCAGTGTGGACAGGTGTAGCTCGGCTCGTCGTTGAAGTGGATACCCTCGTCGCGCTCCTTGCGGCCGAGGATGGCCTTCACCTGGTCGGCGAGCACACGAGGCACCCGCAGCTCGACCCGGATCTGGGGCGGCCCATCGAAGTCGGGCAGGTTCGTGACCTGCTCCGGGACCAGGCCGCTCGCCGGGTAGCCGACGCCGGTCAGCTCGCGCAGCTTCTCGCGGGCCGCCAACTTCACTGCGATCATCTCCTCTTCTGGGTCCGCAGCACGGTCGCGGGGCAGCTTCTCAAGAACGCGCTCGGTAAGTAGCACCAGGCGCATCAAGACCGTCTTGTCGGTATCGGCAACGGCGAACGCCGCGGTGAACTCGGCACTGACGAGCGACTCACCATCGTCCAGAGCTGCAAGCCGCTCGGCATCCCTGGCCTTGCTGAACAGACTCCGCAGCTCGTCCAGGGTAGGCATCAGTCAGACTCGCCCCGCATCGCAGTCCGAGCCTCCCCGCGGCTGCCGTGGCTGAAGTACAGCACGACGCGCTCCCGGGCCGCGGTCAGCTCGGGCGGGTCGGACGACGCAGGTGGGTCGAAGGAGCGGCGCACCAGGTCCTCGTTGAGGCCGGTGTCGGCCGCCGTCTCGCGAACCACCGTGTCGAACATGGCGCCCGAGGCACCCTCAAGCAACTCGCGCAGCGACAGCGTCCCGTTCGGCATCCCGTCCTCCTTCATCAGGCTGCGCCGCAGCCTGGCGAGCGAGGCGAGGTTGGTGCACATCTTCGCCCACCCCGCCTCGCCGCCCAGTTCGAGCGCCTCCGCGACCGCGGCCTGGGCCGCGATGTTGATGCTCCCGATGGTCTGTTCGGCTCCCCTGGGCAGGTACAGCGCGCCTGGTCGCCACCACAGCGCGATGACCGGGGGAGCTTCCGGCCCGTGCGTTGCACTCATGGCCTCTCCCTGTGATACCGGCTCTCGGCCGGCTGCCGCACACCGAGCATCGCACGCAGCTCGCAGAGGGCGCAAGGACCGTCGTCCGCGTTGTGGGCAGAGCACCAGCATTCGCGGCCGGGGTCCAGGCCCGCTTCAACACCGGCCTTGGCCGCTGCGATGAGGAATCTGCGCTCGGCCCTGGGCACATCGTTCCACGACCACTCGGCGCGGTGTGCGAGGTCCAGGATGCTCTCGGCACTCATGGCTTCCCCCGGTTGCGCCTGAACGACGCGAGCGCCTTGCGGATGGCGCGCCGGGCACCGACAGGCACGTTCTCGTCGTGCTCCATCAGGGCTGCATCACACTCGGCCAGGTAGACGCGGACGCGCTTCGGGCGCTTGCCTACCGGGTGCAGCGACGTGAGCTGGTACTGCTTCCCGTGACCGCTCGGGTCGGGCCGCGAGCGAATGGGGTAGCCGATGCGGCGCAACTCGCTCACCCGGCCTGTCGCCCTCACCCCGCCGACCCTGACGAGCTGTCGGTAGCCGTGCCAGCGCTGGTCGGTGAGCAGCTCCAACACGCGCTCGCGCGCCGTCTGGTAGCGGTCGGCAGGGTGGGGCGTCGGCATCGGTCAGCCGTCGTTCTGCGCGCCGAACTCGCGCATGACAGCCCACACCTCATGGAGGGCGTGGAGCCGACCCGGGTCCATGCCCGAGGGCGTCTGCATCACCCGGGCCTTGAAGTTGGTGTACTCGTGCTCACGCATCATCGCGACCAGGGCCTCGGCGACGTCACCGCGATTGGCCAGGGCGCGCCAGCGGTAGTCGGCGGGGGGCGCGTGCCAGGGCTCCTTCGCCCACCCGGCCGGAAGCAGCTCCTCGAAGCGCTCCAGGTCGGCCCGGCAGCGGGCGCGGACAAGGAACTCGTTCTGATCGTCGCCGTAGCGGTTAACCACGATGCTGACGAACCCGTGCTCGCTGAAGATCCACATCAGTCCATCTCCTCCTCGCGCTCGCCCATCGCCTCCTCGGCGCGGGCGATGGCCTCGGCCCCCTGCTCATCATCGAAGGGCTGCGCGTCGATGTAGCCCAAGACCCAGTTGATGCCGTCCTCGACGCCCTGGGTGTACGTCATACCGAAGTACGGGTTCTCGTTCGCGTCGGTCAGCACCGAGCAGGCGTTGAGCACCTGGTCGATCTGGTCCTGGGTCGGCTTGCTCGCCATCACTCCTCCTCGTCGTCCTCGTCGCCCGCACTGGCCTCGGCCTCGCGGTACTCATACTCCAGCGCCATGTCGCGCAGGTCGGCGCGCATCTTGGCCTGACGCTCGCATTCGGCTTCCCACAGCTCGTCATCGCGCAGCCGCACCACGGCCTCGCGCACGATCTTCACCAGCTCACGCGGCTCGGCCGCGTCCAGCTCCCACGAGTCGTCACCGTACAGCGCCCGGTATTCCTTCGAGCGGCTGTCGGTGGGCTTCGCGTAGTTCGGAGGCGGCCCCCAGTCATCGATCTGGTCCATCGTGAGGCAAAGGCGCTTCACCTTCACCGGGCCACGGCTGAACAGCTCCAGCCGCTCGACCACGTCGCGGTCCATGTCCATCCCGCTCGGGTCGTGGTCGCCCAGGTAAAGGACGTGGATGTACTTCGGCGGCACGAGCCGGCCGGCCACCTCGAACCCACCACGTCGCCAGCGCGCCAGCTCCTCGCCCTTCTCCCGCATGAAGCTCTGGGAGCTGTAGCCCTTGTTCGCGGTGAAGCGCACCCCCAGCTCGGCACACACCGGGATGAGCACGCCCTCCAGCGCGGCCTTCTCCGCCATCACCTCGACGTGGTGAGGCTGCGGAAGCCACCGGTCGATCTTGAACTGCTCGGCGCAGGCTTCGAGGATCGACTGCGGCCCGTCCCAGAAGACGCGGGTGGCGCGGTCGGTTTCCCGGCCGCGGTCCTCGATGGCGTCCCAGTCGATGAGGCCGGCCAGCCGGGCATCGCTGATGATGCTGCCGAGCCGCTTGTAGTTTCGGAAGTTGTTCTCCAGGATGCCCCGGGCGACGAACTGGTAGTAGAGCTGACGGAGGGAGAGCTTGAGCCCATCCGCGAGGTACTCGTCGATGATGGCGTCGGCCTGGCTAATCAGTCGGCGCGTCTCGGGCTTGAACCGTTTGCGGAGGTACGCTTCCTTCACTGTTGCTCCTCTTCCATCGCGTCTGCGACCACGTCGTCCAGCTCCTCACCACTACAGTTCTCATCTGCCACCGCGAGCGGGCCACGCTTCAGAATGCTAATCTCGTGTCGGAGGGCTTCGATGGTCGCGTTCGCCACCTCCAGCTCGGCCTCGGTCTTGGCCTGGGCCTCGCGGTCAGCCGGGACGGCCTGGCGAAGCGCGGTGCACTGGGCATCACGCTCCCGATACATCTGCATCAGCTCGGAGAGGCGCCGGCCGAGGTCTGCGATGAGCGCCTTGTAGCCGGCCGCCTCCTCGCGGGCAATCTCGAACACGGACCAGTCCCGGCCGGGCACCAGCTTCGCGGAGAGCAGCTCCACCAGGGCCTCCAGCATGTCATCCGGCCACCCCATCTCCTCGGCCCACCGATGGAGCTGCACCCGCAGCGTCGTCGCCATGCGTTGCTCGGCCTCCAGGAGCTTGATCCGCAAGCTCTGGACCGTCTCGGTCTTCTTGAACGGCCCCTTGGCCGCGGACGGCTTGCCAGCCCAGAACGGCTCGGCATCGAGCGCCGAGTAGACCGCGTTGAAGTCACCCTCGAACCGCACAGCGAGCGGGTCCAGATAGCGGGTGAGGGGAGCCTTGCCCTCCGTCACCGTGGCGACCAAGCCGACGAGGTTGTGTTGCTTGAGGAACTCCTTGGCCACCGGGGCAGGGAGCAGGGAGTGCACCTGCACCTGATAGCCCTTCGCGTTCAGCGCCACGAGAAAGGCTCGCGCGCCAGGCCGCAAGATGGCCGGGTCATCCAGTTCGAGGTCGGTCTCGGTCACGCACAGCACACCGAGCAGGTCGACCACGACGGTCGGCTTGTGCTCACTCATCGGTTCCTCCTCACAGGGCTCTGGTCTTGATAACGCTGGCCAGGATCGACACGACCTGCCGCTGCCGGTGCGGCTGCGATGTCGTGGCGGGAACTTGCCGCTGCACCACCACATCGAGCCGCTGTGCCGCGGCATCTACGCTGTCGGACGTGGCAGCGAGGCACCGGATCGCGTAGTTCGCGAGCTGAAGCACGGCCGGGTCAGGGTAGTCGCCGCAAGCGTAGCTCGCTATCTTGTGGGCTGTGCCCTGGGCACGGCTAGTGAGCGCGATAGCCGGCACGACGTAGCTCTCGTCGCCAGCCCGCGACTTGAACATGGCCGTCTCTTCGCGCGGCTCTTTGTCGGGCTCTGGCTCTGGCGCGCTGACAGGCGGGATCGGTTCTGCTAGCATCCCCTTCGGGACCACAAGCGCATCGGACATCCCCCGCCTCTGCTGCTCGACAAACTCCCTGACACGCTCGATGGCCTCGTCGTCCAACTCGCCACGGTCGAACTTGATAACCCGCTTCGGTGGCGGGTGCTCGAAAGCTCTGCGGCGCACGCCCTCGCACTGCCGACTGAACTCACAGTCGGTGCAGTCCTTGCCGTCCGTGCGCCCCGGGTTGTAGGTGGCGAAACACCCCGGCAGGTTGATCGGGGTCTGACCGGCAGCATGCTTCGGCTCGCGCGGGTTGAAGCGGTCGCACGCTCTGTCGTCGCCGTGGCGGTCCATCGACCGCAGCTCACAGAACTTGAGGAGAGCATGCCCGTCGAACTGTAGGTGCGCGCAGTCCTTGCACCGGGCATCGGCCCGCAGCATAGGAGGGACATCCGCAGGGTGGAACGTGGGGCACGGGGTATCCGCCGAGAAGACGGCCTTGCCGTGGCCGGTGCAGTGCCCGACAGGGCCGCCATCGATTTCGAGTTGGAAGTGGCGGCAGTGACCGCACTGCGCTTCGACTATCTCGGGATCGGGCTCCTCGGCTTCACCAGCACTCTCCTCCAGGCACTCGCCAAACGATGCGCACACGAGGCAACCGTCCCCCTCCCGGTGCTCCTCGTACTGGCCGAAGCAGGAGGGCCGCTTGGCGAAGCGCCGTCGTAGCTCGTCAGCCTTCACCTGCCAGCCCCCGGTAGATGTCGTTCGCGTCCCTGCGCCGGTCGATGTAGCTCCAGCATCCATCCGCGGTGAGCTGGCCCACGTCAGCCGGTGGCAGCGGCGCGCCTGGGCCATCCTCGGTGATGCCGTCCGTGTCCTTGAAGCGCACCGACGCAGCGAAGTCGAGTAGCCGCTCCCTGTCGGTGCAGAACACCTGGAAGGACTCGTAGCCTCGCCACGGCTGCACCTGGACCGCGGCGATGTAGCCGGCCCGGTCGTGGCAGTGGTGAGTCGCGAGGTTGCGTTCCCAGATCCGGTACTTCCCGAAGGTGGCGCCAGGCTCGGTTCGCCCTGCGAAGCTCTGCACCTCCAGGCGCAGCTCGTAGAGTTGCTGCGACCCGATACGGCGCGGTGCGGTCAGGTAGCGCTTGTGAAGAGCGCGCATCCACATCTCGAACCCGTTGAGCAGCGGGTCAGCGACCGGGCTGTGCGCCCAGGCGATGATGGAGCCTCTCCAATTCTCGACCAGCGGACAGAACTCCAAGAGCACCGGGCGCACCCTGTCGAGCAGCGACACGGGGTAGCGGGACTTCGCATAGGCGTCCCGATACAGCACCTTCGCCGTCAGGCCCAGGTTGGCCGCGAGCATCTTCGACAGCGTAATCCGCTTCAGGTAGGCAGTCACGAACTCGTCCAGGCCGCCGAAGGCATACTCCCCGGGGCAGCGCAGGCCGCGCGAAGAGCGGTAGCGTCGGATCTCTGCCCTCGGCAGGCGCTTGGACAGGTGGTTGACGACGCCCTCGCCACGGTAGTTGAACACCCCGGCGACGATGTCATAGAGCGTGATGCGCGACGGGGTACGAGCGAGCCGGTAGCCCATCGGCTGCTTCCGCTGGTGAGTGAGCACCCCGGCCTTGACCAGGTTGGGCAGGATCGAGCGCGACAGGTAGTGGGGCGTCCTGCCGAGCCCCTCGTCGTCCGAAATCTCCTGGCTCGATGGCCGCTGCTCCGGTCGGAGCGACCACATCTCGGCGAGGTTGAGGGCGCAGCAGATGGCGACTTCCCACTCCCACGGCAGGCGCACCAGCATCAGACGGGCCTCCTGCGCACAGGCCGCTTCCTGCGGCTGCGCTTCTTCTCGGGCTCGGCCTTGGCCGGGGCAGGGGATACATCCACCACATCCTCGCCAAGCTCCTCGGGCGACTTGGTGAACCTGTAGCCGCCGGGCAACATCGGGGCGCTCACCCGCTTCACCAGCTCTCGGAAGCCGGCTTGCAGCTCGTGCAGGTGTTTCACGATGTCGGCGTCGGACAAGTCGCCGATGATGAGCCCACCGACCAGGACACCGCCAGGCCCCGCGGCGCGGCCCTGGATGACGCCGGCCTCCTGGCCACGGGTGAACACCTTGTCGATGATGTCGGCCTTGGCCCGCAGCGCTGTCGGGATGGCGCCCTGGTGAACGTCCTTGCCCGACAGGTCCTCCACGAACTCATCCAGCTTGCGGGCGACGGCCAGCATGTCGCGGCGGTAGTCCAGGAACGAGTCCATCGCAGACCGACCCTCGATCTCGCCACGCTCCTCGTCGCGGACCATGCGCTTCAGGGTAGTCAGCTCGCGGATACCGTCGAGGTCGAACCGCGCGAGCACCTCGTTCAGAATCTCCTGGTCGCCCTTGTGCTCGGCGAGAGCCTGCCGGGTCAGCTCGACCAGGAGCCGGCGCTCCTCGGCCGAGCGCTTCATAATCGCCTTGCCCATCAGCTCGCCAGGACCGGCCGCTGCCGGATGGGCTTGGGGCGCGCCCGCTTCACGGCCTTCTTCGGCTTCGGTGCGGCCGGCGCAGGCACAGCCGCGGCCTCGCGGTTCTCCCGCGCCTCACGCGCTCTGCGGTCACGCACCGACTTCGGGATGAGGTCGGTCGTGCCCAGGACGCCCAGGTAGGCCGAGGCCGCGGCCTGACAGCCCGGCTTCGCGCAGTAGTAGCGCGTCGGCTTGCCCTTGGGGCGCGCCGCGATACAGATACCCTGGTCGCGCTCGCGCTTGCGAACCGCTCCGCAGTTGTCGCATGGTCGGTACTTCGCCATCAGCATCCCTCCAGCATCCCTCCAGCATGCGTCCGAGTAGCAGCGTCCAGCCCGCGCCGGCCGCTGCTACGGCCGCCACGAGCGCAGCCCGCAGGAGCCAAGCCCTCACCGCCGGTAGTCCTCGGCCGCCTTGAACAGGCGATTCCCGGCCTCGACCATGCTCGGCAGCTCGGACAGGCCCCGGAGGAAGCCCTGGGGGATGTCCTTGAAGCCGTCGCGGGCGCCGATGACGGCGCCGCCAATCATGCCGAGGTCGCTGGCCGAACCGCCGCGGGCGATGAGGTATTCCAGACCACGGTCGACCGCCTTGTCGGTGGTGAGCGCCCAGGCGACGACCGCCATCGCGAGCAGGTTCGGGTCGAGCAGGTCGTCCAGGAAGTCGAAGCGCTCCAGGCTGCGCAGGCCAGCACCGACGCCCTCGGTGACGGTGATGCGGGCCACGCCCCACGCCTCGGTCTGCGTCTCGCCGGGCTCGGTGAGCACCAGGGCCGGCGACGGCCGCTCGATGTGCTCGATGGGGCCGAAGAGACACTGGTCGATCTCCTCGTCGGCCGGCATCCCGAGCACGAGCTGCCGCAGGAGCCGGGCGTAGAGCAGCGCGCCAAGGATGGCCGCGGCCGGCTTGGGCTCGCGGTCCTGGAGCATGGCCTCGACGGCGATGTCGTCCAGCTCGGCCTCGGTGAGCCCGGCCGCCGCGGCGGCGAGGCCGGCCGGCAGGACGCGCAGGAAGGCCGAGTAGGGGTTGGCGATGGAGCCGACCGCCCGCGGGAACTCGCGCCGGCTGGAGATGACGTCGCTGGTGTCGTAGGCGAGGATCGCATCGGCGCCGGGCCGGCTCTCCTCGGGGAAGCGGCGCAGGCCGCGGGGGTACTGGTCCTCCACCCACTGCGGCGACTGGCCCTCGGTGAACCGGCCGAGGGCACTGCCCAGGGCCGCGCCAATCCAGCCGCCCAGGAAGCGGTCGTAGTCCATCATCTCCTCCTCTTCTTCGCCCGTGCCTTCGGGCTTCGCAGGTATCTCACGTCAGGGAAGGCGGGGAGCACCAGGTACAGCTCGCACAGGCGTTCGGCCGCCTTGATGGCCGTGGTCGTGGTGCTACTGAACAACTCGGCCAGCTCACTCGCCAGCGTCGGGGCGCGCACCACTCGCTCCTTCGTGTGCTCGTCCAGCGCTTTGTGTAGGCGTCGGACGAAGCCGGTGCTCGCGAGCAGCTTGTTCGCACCGCGCCGCTCGGCAGGCGTCAGCATCGTCGGCTCGGCCGCGGCCTGGAGTGCCTCCTTGAGCTGTGCGCTGTTCAGCATCGTCTTCCTCCACCCGCTCGCAGCGGGTCGGCACAGGACAGTTCCAGATCCGGTCGGCTGTCGGGCATCAGGTCAGTCCGAGCCACCACCGACGCCTCGGAACTCGCTCACCCGGTTTTCACGCCTGGCGCGCTCGGCGGGGTCGACGTGAGCCTCGATGAAGCTCCGCAGCGAACCGTCCACGAGGGCCGCCATGCTCTCGCACCGCTCGGCCAGGATGGCACAGGACCGAATCGACCCGGAGTGCATCGCAGCGACCTCGGCCTCCAGCGCTTTCAGACGCTCGCGCAGGGCCGCCACGTCGGGGCATGGCCGCGGCTCGGGATAGCAGCCCACGAGCACCAGAAGCAGGGCGACAGCCGCGGCCCTCATTGTTTCTTCTTCCAGGTGAAGCCGCAGCGCTTGCACTTGCGGACGACGTGGAAGTAGCCGGCCCCGATCTTCGCGGGCTTGTCCGCAGTGCTCGGGGCGCGCACCTTGCTTTCCTCGGCGCCCGGAGCACCGCAGCGGATGCACTTAGCGCCGAAGCTGTGCCGGCCGATGACGGGCATCACTTCCTCCAGATCAAGACGCGCTCGTCCACGATGGGGATGAACGGGTTGCCGTACATCATCCCGGTGCGCGTGGCCGAGCTGGTGACGTGGTGCTGCACCTTGATAATCTCTGGCTCGCTCGGCTCACGCCACTCGATGAGGTCGCGGGCGAAGTTCCAGATGCGCCCACCGCGCCGCAGCGAGCCGACCAGGATCGCGAGGTGGCCGCCCTCGGCTACAGCGTGGGTGAGTAGCAGCTCGGCCAGCTTGACGAGCACCTTGCCGAACTGCGCGGGCTTCAACGTCGAGAGGCAGGGCGGTTCCTCGCCATAGGGAATCATGTCTGCGTAGGGCGGGTGACAGAACACCAGGTCGAACCGCTCCGGTTGCCACGGCTGCTTGAACACGTTCTGGTCCTCGCCATTGGACAGGTCGAAGCCGGTGTAGTCGATACCCAGGTCGGCACAGACATCGCGGGTGGTGCCACTGCCCTCCATCGGGTCCATGACGCACGCCGGGGCGAAGTAGCAGCACAGGTCCACGAGCAGGTGACCGGAGCAGTTGCCCCGGAAGGCGTGGTCGCCCCACGGCCCGCGGTCAGGGTAGCTCACCACGCTGGTCAGCACCCGGCGCTTCACGGGCGGGAGCACCCGGGGCTCGGGCTGGATGATGGGGGGCAGCTTCTCGTCGCGCTGCATCCACCAGGCGAACATCTCCTCGCCCGACCGCCACCGGGCGAAGCCCTTGAGGCCCCGCTCCTGGCCACGGGTCCAGGCTCGGACGAAGGCCCGCTCGAAGGCCCGCACGAACTTCGGGTAGCGAGCCGCCTCGGCATCCCGCACCGCCTGCGACTTGAACGGGCAGAACAGACAGCCGAGCCGGTGGAAGCCCTCGTCATAGGGCGACGGATACGGCAGCCCGCGCGCCCTGATGAACTCCCACACCTCGTCGCTCGACCACTCCAGGATCGGGTGGACGTGTACCTCGTCGCCGCGGGTGTCGACGACCTCCTTGCCCGACCGCCCGAAACTCTCCTCGTGGCGCAGCCCGAGCAGCACCGTGCGACCGGGCGCCTTGCGCTCCTTCAGCTTGCGACAACACCAGCGCTTGTGACGCAGGGGGAAGCCCTGCGTCTGCATCCACCGGAAGAACGAACGCGAGGGGCGGTCCCACACGACGTCGGGGTGGTGCTCGCGGATGAAGGCAGTCACCTCCGGGGGGTCGATGGTGGTGACGTTGTAGTGGGCGTCGTACCGCACCATCGCGTCGTCGGCCAGGGCCTTGAGGACGATGCTGTCCTTGCCGCCACTGAATGCGAGGTGGTAGCCCTCGGGGGGCTCGTGCTCCAGCAACACCACCATCGCCTCGTCGTATCTTTCCGCCAGGCCCGCAGACAGGCCCTCACTCCTACGCGGCATCGGATTCCCCCGCAGTTGGCCGTTGACGTTCACGCCGCTGGACACGGCGCCGCAATTTGTTGAACTCCGCGAGCAGACGCTCGCGACTGGTATGGACCTCGACATACTCCCAGGGGAGCGCCTCGTTCGTGCTCTGGCGCCTGAACCAGCGCGCAGCATCGACACCGTGGGACTCCAGCACGTCCACCGCTTTCTCGAAGCTGGCCGTGGCCGGGATGGCATCCATCGCCTTCACCACGCCGGGCGTCACCGGGATGCGCTCGGACACGATCTGGGTCACCCACCTCGGGGCGCCGAGCGGCGTCGGCACGAACACGCTCACGCCGGTCTTACCGCTGCCGAAGTAGGACTTGCGCATGTCCAGGATCGCCCGTCGCGTCTCCTCGTCCCACCGTGGCCGCTCCCACTGCATCGGAGTGAATGGCGACGGCTGATGCGGGATAAACGAGACTTCGAGCTGGCCCTTGCGCAGCTCGCGGCGTACCTTCTCGACCAGGCTGCGCACGTTCTCCACGCCGGAGGGGCGGTCGCCCGGGAGGTTGAACTGATAGGTGAGCCGCACCTTCCACCCGTGCCGCAGCGCGAGCAACACCTTCTCCAGGGCCAGCGACTCCGGGATGGGCTTGTTGACGAAGCCGCGCACCTCCTCGCGCATGCCCTCCAGGCCGAAGAGGATGTTGCCCTTCCAGCCGGTGAGGGCGCCCTCAGAGACGCCGCGAACCGTGTTGCTCATCGAGTTGTTGATGCGGCCGTGCTCGCGAAGCCACTCCAGGAGGTCGGCGTGGTAGGACACGTCGACCGCGCTGGTCGTGGTGAGCCCGAGCTGCGAGCAAGGCGCGTCAGCGATGAAGCGCTGCACCACGGCCGGGCTCTGCTCGCGGTACTGACGCCTCCAAGGGCTGATGCAGAACGCGCACCGATGCCGGCAGCCCACGGTCAGGAGCAGGTTGCGCGGAGCATACGGCTCGGGGAAGATCCCCTCGTCCCGGTAGCGCACCGGGTCGCGGGCTTGGCAATCGAACAGGCCCTCTAGCTCACGCTCACCCTGGAGCAGGAGCGGGAACGCCTCGAAGCCATCACCGACGAGCACATAGTCCATCAGCCACGACACGGGCGTCGGGTTCACCGCGGCGCCGCCGCCGGCAATCCACTCCTGACCCGGGGCCTTGTGGTGAGCGAGCCGCGCCACCTTGAGCGCGTCGCGGGCAGTGTGCAGGGAGAACAGCACGGTTCGGAACTCGCCCAGGTCGGAAGGGTCGGTCACCACAGGCAGCGAATGCCGGTTGACGAAGTACTGCACCGAGAGGGGAGGCTTGCCGCCGGCCCAAGTGTGCAGGTCGAACAGGCACGTCCCGCGCTGAAGTTGTGGCCGGCTGCGCTTCACCTTCTATTCCCTCCCGTCAGTAACCAGATCCCGACAAATGAGCAGAGTGCACAGAGCACAGCCCCCACGGCCTGCACCCATTCCAAGCGACCTCTACTCTGCTACCCCCCTCGCCTCATCTCCGGTCGATTGGCTTGGCACCCATCGCGGCGAAGAACGCTTCGTCGCTCTCGTCGTCCAGGGCCTTGTCCAGGTCAGCGACGGCGATGCTTCCGTGGTACGCCTCGCGCAGCACATCGCGCCACGGGAAGGCCGGACCAGGGTCGAGCTTGCGGCCTGGCGAGACGTGCTCGTGCCCGACGATGCTCTCGCGGGGAAAGAGCGGGCCGTTGATAAGCGACGGCCACAGGAGCGCCTGAAGCACCTGGTTGAGCTTGCCGATCTGGGCCTCGGTGTAGCCCTCCCAGAACTCGTACTCGCGATGCTCGGGGTAGTGGCGCACCTCGCCACCGCTGAAGCGCCGCTGGAACTGGGGCACCCCGTCCTTCACAGGCGGCCAGACGTAGTATCCATCACCGCGCCGCACAATCGGTCCCCAGTTCTCCAGCTCGATACCCCAGGTGAAGTCATTGCAGCCGTAGCGGCCGTGAAGCTCCGACCGACCAGCGTGCCACGCGATCCGGTCCAGGTTGACGAGCCAGTACAGACCACCGTCGCGCTGGATGACCAGGGTAGCACTCGCCTTTGCCTTCGGGTTGCAGAGCCACTTCGCAGCGGTGCCATGAGGACCGCCCGTGTAGTGGATGACGATGCCGATGGGGTCCGAGGCAAGGAACCGGCCGCCCACATTCGGGGTCGGCATCCACACCGCGCCCAGGTCAACCAGCCTCGCCTCTAGCTCGCGAACGATGTCGGTGTGCACGTTGCCCTCCTAGTGCCTCGATTCGCTGTCCAGCGCGAGCATGGCGGCGACAGCGGTGCTCTGCTCCTCGGTCGCGTCAACCGAGTCACTTCCCACCTGCACCAACCGGCCAGCCGCGTCGATGCGATAGTGGAAGGTGTCCAGGTCGAGGTCGAAGGTAGCCTGGAGGTCGCGCCACAGTCGCGCCCGAGTTGCGGTCACCTTGGCCGTAGCAGCCTCGGCCTCGGCCTTGGCCTGCCGCAACTCCCGGAGCGTGTCCTGGTCGCGCGGTGCCAGCCGCTCGGCGATGACCTTGTATCTCATCTCCCCTCCACCAGCTCGCGGAGCCGTGCGAGGTCTTCTCGCCACACCGACTCCTCTCTTCGACCGTCAGGCCGTAGGATATACGCTGGATGGTATGTCGGCAAGATCCGGCAGTAGTGTTCGCGCTTGCGAGTGCGGAACTCGGCATCGACCAACTTGCCTCGCAGCTTGTGCATCGACTGGCCCTTGGCCACCGGTCCGAGCACCGCGCGAGCAGCCGGCAAGCCCAGGGTGAGGATGACGTCGGGCTGCACCAGGCAGACCGTCAGCTCCAGCCGCTCACGACAGTTGGCCACCTCATCGGCCCTCGGGTTGCGGTTCTTCGGCGGGTGGCAGCACAGCACGTTGAACCAGAAGGCGTCGTCAGCATCGAGCCCCACGTCGTCCATCGCCAGGCACACCTTACGACCAGCCCGGCCGATGAACGGGATGCCACGAAAGTCCTCGTCCTTGCCCGGCGCCTCACCGAGCACCATCCAGCGGGCGTCGTGCGGCCCCTCGCCGAACACCACCCGGCGACGGTGCGAGGCCAGCTCGCCGCAGAGCTGGCAGCCCTGCAACATGGCGCGCACCCGGTCGAGCTTGTCCAGCTCCATCGGTTCCATCGTCTGTGCCTCCCTACGCCGCGCAGGCTGCGAGCAGGTCTGCGAACTGCCGGCGCAGCGTGCCGGCGAGGAACGACTTGAAGCGCAGCCGGCGCAGCTCGCGGGTCGCCGCCTTGCGGTCATGCTCGCGGTCATACCAGGTGAACGGCGCCTTCTCGTTCAGCTTCAGCAGGTCCAGCGCCGACTCCACCGTGGGCCGCTGCCCGAGCAGCTTCTTCCTGACGCCCTTCGCCGTCTTGAGCGGGCCGGACAAGTGGCCGGTGCTCGTGCCGTCGTCGGCCTCGATACTCTCCGCGAAGTCCACCGCCGTGACCGCGTTGCCGTAGGCACGGATGAGCTTGTAGGCCCACACCTCGCCGATGCCCTTCACCCCGGCGATGCCGTCGCTCCGGTCGCCCATCAGCGCCCGCATCTGGAGCCACTGCCCCGGCGCCGTGTCGGGGTACTTCTCATCCCACCACGCCCGGTCACGGCGCTCGTAGCGCTCGCCGGGCTGCGCCTTCTTCGAGCCGATGTTGATGACGCTGACGCCGTCGAGCTGTATCAGCGGGAGCATGTCCTTATCGTTCGACAGGATGAACACCGGGCCGCCTCGGTGCAGCCGGCGGGCCAGCGTGGCGATGACGTCGTCAGCCTCCCACCCCTTCGTCGCTACAGCCTGCCACACCCCCATCTTGATGAGCAGGTCGTTCAGGAGCCGCCGCTGGTCGTGGACCTCGCGGTGGAAGTCGCGGTCGAGTTCGTTCTTGGGCTCGCGGCCGGCCTTGTAGTCCTTGCAGCGCTTGTGCCGCACCAGCGACTCCCGGCCGCCGATGGGGTCCCAACAGACCACCGGGAGGGCGCCGTAGCTGGCCGCCACTTCGACCAGGGTACGGAGCATCCGGTAGGCCGCCCCGGTGGCGGTCTCCTCCCCGTCGAGCGCGACCGATAGCCCAGTCCCGCCGTGGAGCATCGCGAATGCCCCGCGGTAGAGCACATTGAGCCCGTCGACCAGGATCGCGGGCCGCCTACCTCCGTCGTCGCGGCTGCTCATATCTCGTCTCCCGGATCGGAAGCGCCCTGCACAGGGCGTCTGGTGTGATCGACTCAAGGAACGGATCGAACCGGCAGATAGACACGAATCTGGCGCTAGGCCCCGGCCGCCTGAACCGAAAGAATGGCTCGCCGTCCATCGGGCTCCCCTCGCTCATCTCTCCGGTGAGCCGCTGCCACGTCCTCCAGTCCTGGAACAGGAGCCACGGATAGTGAACACGGCGCACCACGAGCCACCACCACCGGCCGACGCCTTGGGCGTCCCGCTGCGCCTGGTCCATCCACTCGAAGAGCTTGTGGCCGGGCGCGGTCAGTAGCTCGATGAGGTCGCCGAACTCGCTGTCGCGGGCCTTGCACTCGATCACGAGCGGCCACAGGTGGGCGAAGCGCCGGGTGGGCATCACATCGCCGGGCCACTCGTGCGGGTCGATGCCGCCGCTGCCGGGCGTGCGACGGAAGCTCCGCTCGGTATGGTGGAGGCCCTTCTCGTCGCCCCACCACAGCGACAGGGCGAGCGCGACAGCTCGCTCGAAGACGCCGCCCTTGCCGGTGCCGGTGGTGGCCGCCGACCTGGGTTGCGCCCTGCCCTTGGGCTTCTTCGGCCGCTTGCGGGTCGGGCTCACCGCTGGACCCTCCAGTCGTCATACTTGCCGTCGAGGATGTAATCCACCACGTCGGCACCGTCCGCGATGGCCTGGGCCACGCGCTCCACCACCTCGGCCAGCATGAACGCCGTCGCCGCGGCCGACATGGCGCCCAGGCCGAGCATCATCTTCAGGTACTTGCACATCACTTCGGGCCTCCCTCCAGCCGTGAGCGGCCGTCCTCGCGCACCACGCGGATGACGTGGTCAAAGTGCCTGGCGACGTCGGGGTCGTGCGACACGGCGAGGATCGTAGACCGCCGGCTGCGGAGCAGTTGGAGCAGCTCCAGGAGCCGATCCTTGCCAGTGGGATCGAGCCCGTCGAACACCTCGTCCAGGAAGTAGCAATCGAGAGCCGCGCCCTCGCGCTCGGCTACCAGGTCCGACAACCCGAACGACGCGGAGAGCGCCACCTTGGTCTTCTGCGCCCCACTCACCTTCATGCCCAGGTGGCCCTCGATGCGGGTGTTGATGCTGAACTTGTCCCTCACCTCGTCCTTGCGCGACTTCAGCTTGGCCACGGTGTCGAACTCGATCTGGAGGTCGCCGCTGGACAGGGCGTCCAGGTACTCCTGACTCGCGCTGGTGAGCCGCGGCAGGATGTGATCGATGGCGAAGCTCTGGACGCCGCGGGTGCTGAACCCCTTCGACCAGAAGGTCGCCAGCTCCAGCTCGGCCGTGACCTCGCTGGCCAGGGCCTCGGCCCGGCCGAGCTTGCGGCGCAGCTTGCCACGCCTGGTCTTGAGCCGGGTGATGGCCTCCTTGTGGGGGCTCGGGCGCGCCCGCTCCTCCTTGATGCGCTGCTCCAGCTCGTCGGCCTGCTGACGCAGCGCGTCGAGTTGGCCGGCCTTGGCCGCCAGATCCGCCCGCTGCCGCCCGAGCCGGGTCAACTCGGCCTTGGGGTCGTCCAGAGCCTCGATCTCCTCCCACAGCGAGGATGCGGCAGCCGTACACCCCTTTCCGGCGTCCTGCGCCGCCTCGATTGCCTCGTTGGCCTCCACCAGGGCGTCCATCGCAGCCTCGACCGCGTCCTTGCGCCGCTTCTGCTCCAGGATGAAGCCGGTATTGTCCTCGTCGGCCAGGTCGGAGCCACAGGTGCCACACCGGCCGGCCTTGGCCTGCTCCAGCAACTCGGTCAGGCTGGCCTTGGCCGCGCGGAGGTCGGCCGTAGCCGTGCGACCCTCCAGCTCGGCATCGTTGATGACCTTGTCGGCCGCCCGCACCTGCTCCCGAGCCTCCTCGTACCGGGCGTTGAGGGCGTCCAGCCGTTCCACCCGCGCTTCGGCCGCCTCGACCGCCTCGTCCAGCTCGGCCAGCTCGTCGTCCACCCCGTCGGCCTCGTCCACGCGCTCCAGGAGCCGGTCGAGCTTGGCCTGGTCGGCGGCGACCCGCTCGTCGGCACCAGCGTTCCAGTCCTCGTGCTGCTCGCGGGTCCGTTCCAGGTCGTCGCTCGCCTGGTCGAACTGGTCATTCAGGTGCCGCTTCTCCTGCTCCAGGTCGGCGAGCCGGTTCTCCAGCTCGCGCCGCTTGGTCGCGGTCGCCTTGCGGGCGTCCTCGCACACCCCCATCCTGGTCACCGACCGGAAGATGGCCTTGCGCTCGCCGTCCGTGGTCGCGTCGGAGCCGAACCGCTTGGACTCGCCCTGCCCGAAGAGGATACAGGTGCGGAAGGCCAGCGAGTCGAGCCCCACGATGGAGATGATGCGCTCCTGCGTTGCCGCCATCGTGGACTCGGTGAGGTCCACCACGTCGTCGAGGTCGGTGATGTCGCGCAGCCCCAGTTCACCGCCGCCCTTGCGCTTGCGGACCCTGGTGATGCGATACTGCCGCCCCGCCGTCTCGTCCTCAATGTCGAGGTCCACCTGCGCCGATGCCGCCTCGCGGTGCAGCACCTCCTCCGTCTTCTCCCCGGTGACGGTTTCGCCGTAGAGCGCCCAGGTCACCGCGTCGTAGATGGTGGTCTTGCCGGCCCCGTTGGAGTCCGAGCCGCCGGCCTGGCGGTTCTCCCCGATGATGAGGCACAGCCCCAGGTCAGAGAGCCGCTGCCGTTGCTGCTCGTAATAGGCCAGGAAGCCACTGAACCGAACTTCGAGTAGCCGCAGCATCAGCGCACCTCCTCCAGCATCGCCCGGCCGTAGGCGAGCACGTCGGCCGGGTCCAGGTCGCCCAGGTTCACGGAGCCGCTGTTGACGTAGGCGTCGAGCAGGGCGTCGATCCCGAGGTGCGAGTCCAGGTCAGCCCGCTTCGTGTGGTGGGCCTCCACCTGTAGCTCCCACTTGAAGGAGCGTGGGTCGTGGTCGATGGCCGCCCGCACCGCGGCCTCGTAGGCGCCACGCTCCAGGCTGTCGAGCCCGTGCTTCGGGCCGACCACCTTCAGCTTCACGTAGTCGGCAGCCTCCTCGAACATGCGCGCCACCTTGGCCGGCGGGTCGGTGTGCGCGAAGCTGGCCTCTGCGAAGGTGGGGCGGAACAGGTTGTGGAAGTCGAGCTTGAGCTTTCCACGCCGGCTATGCGTGAGCACCCACGCCCCTCGGGCACCGCCGCAGTCCCCGAAGTCGTGTTGCTGCGGCGAGCCGACGTACACCACCGTCCCGGGCTCCAGCGGACCAAACTCCACCAGCTCCTCGTCGGCTGCGGGCCACACCCGCTCACCGTCGGGGTAGATGACCTGGGGCTGATGGTAGTGGCCCGACAACACCAGGGGGAAGCCCTTGAACAGCTCCAGGGGCAGCGCGTCGGTCGGCGACCACGATCCGACCCGGCCGCCTGCGATGTCGTGGTGCAGGAGCAGCACCGTCGAACCCATGTCGGAACCGACCTGCGTGAACAGCTCGCGCAGCCTGGCGAGAGACTCGTCGGGGCGGTCGTAGCGCTTGCCCACGAAGTAGAGCTTCTCTGACTCCCACCCGAGAGGCGCGTGGGGGTCGTCGGGATCGAGGTCGCGGATGACCACGGTGTTCGGGAGGCGCACGGCACCGAAGAAGTCGACCGTGGTGAACAGCGACCGGCGGGTGCCGGCGTCGTGGTTCCCAGGCAGCATCACCAGGGGCGCAGCGTACATGCCTTGGAGGTCGGCCAGGGCGCGCGAGATGAGCGTCACCGTGGTCGCGTCGGGGCGCGGCCGGTTGAACAGGTCACCGAGGAACAGGATCGCCTCGACCTTCTGCTCTTCGGCCAGCCGCCACACCTGGGTCAGCGTCTCGATGGTGTCGTGCAGCCGGTTACTGACCCCGGCCGCGTCGTAGGTGCTCATCGGCAGGTTGTTATCGGCATGGAGGTCGCTGAATACCAGAAACCGGCGGTCGCGCTTCATCGCTCCTCCTCGGCGGCCTCCATGACCGCCTTGCGGATGCGGCCGGGCCAGTCAGCGTCAGGCTCCTTGCGGGACTTCACCCGCAGCCCGCGCGAGCCCTGCACCTTCAGCTCGTCCAGGGCGGTCCCGTAGGTGAACCAGCCCCCCTTCTTCGACTTCTTTGCCAGGCCCAACTCGACAGAGGCATCGAGCAGCGCCCGCTCCTTGTCGATGCCCCGCTTGCCCAGGATCTCGAAGTAGCCGCGGCGGAACGGTGCCGCCACCTGGTTCTTCACCACCTCGCACTCGACACGGTGGCCCACCTTCTTCCCGCTCTCCCGGGCGATGTCGGGGCGCGCCTGGATGATGACGGTGCTGTAGAACTTGGGCGCGTTGCCGCAGGTGGTGTCTTGCTGTGCGCCGAAGCTGGTCAGCTTCGTGCGGAGCTGCGACACGAACAGGAGGGCGACCGGGCTGTTCTCCAGGGCCGGCAGCACGTCGCGCAGGGTGGCCGACATGATGGCCGCCAGCGCACCGACCCGGGGCGCGGTGCCCTCGTCCACCATCTTCTCCAGGCTGGTGTCGAGGCCGGTCTTCAGCGCAGTGATGCTGTCCACCACCACGAGCACCGGGACGTCCTTGCCCCGGTCGCGGCTCATGTTCTTCGTGCGGTTGAGCACCTGCACCAGCTTGAGCGCCATCGCCTCCATCGTCAACGGCTTGTGGTACACCACCGCATCCAGGTCGACGCCGATGTTCTCCGCGAAGGAACCGAGCAGCTTGCGCTCGGGATCGTAGTAGACCGCGACACCGCCCATCTGCTGCACCGACGCGCAGCACGACAGGGCGAACGTCGTCTTCCCGCCACCCTCGGCGCCCTGAATCATAGACAGGCGACCCATCGGAAGGCCGCCGATGCCAGTGGCGATGTCGAGCGTGACGATGCCGGTGGGGATGACACCGCGCAGGGCCAGGGCCTCCTTCGCAGTGGCGCCGACGAGCAGGCTGGCATCGGCGTCGACCAATTCGCGGGCGAGGGACTTCGAGCTGGACGGCCGCTTGCGAGCCGTCTTTTTCCGTGGTGCCATGCGTGCTCCTTGACGGGCAAGCCCCGGTCGGCACAGCGGCCGACCGGGGCGCCCAGTGGGGGAGGGTGTGGCCTACGACGGCCGGCGCCGGGTGCGGCCCTTGCCGCCCTTGCCCTTGGCGCCCTTCTTCTTGGGCTTGCCCTTGCCCTTCTTCTTGCCGGCCTTCTCGTCCAGCGCGGCCTCCAGGTCGGCGAGGTCCTCGTCGTCCTCCTCCTCGCCGTCGTCCTCGGGCTCCTCCTCGGCCTCGTCGTCCTCGGGCTCCTCGGCGCCCGACTTCTTGGCGCACGGCCCCTTGTGGCCGCACTCCTGGCAGTCCTCGTCGTCGGCCTCGTAGTCCAGGCCGAAGCAGGAGGGGCGCTCGCCCGCGTCGTCGTCCTCGGGCTCGTCCTCGTCCTCCTCGTCCTCGTCCTCGTCCTCCTCGCGGCGGGTGCGGCGGGTGGAGCGGCCACGGCCACGCGGAGGCTCCTCCTCGTCCTCCTCCTCGTCCTCGTCCACGTCGAGCCCGTCGAGCAGCGCGCTCATCCCGTCGGCCGGCTTCACCCAGTCGAGGGCCAGGGTGTAGGGGTCGCACTCGGCACCCGAGGCGAGCATGTCGCGCAGGTCGGCGCGGGCCGCCTTGGACATGCGGAGCGGCTTCTTGCTGCTCTTGGGGTCGATCTTCACGTTGTACTGGGAGCTGATGCCGGTGCCCTCGCGATGGATCATGACCAGCACCGCCTCCAGCGGGTCGGTGAGGTCGGCGTCCTGGTCGAGGAACTGGTCGACGATGGCCTCCCACACCTTCTTCCCGATGGAGAAGGGCTTGAGGTCGAAGCTCTCGCGCGCCGACCAGGCGTCGGTCGAGTCCTTGCGGGTGTACATGATGGCCGCGGCGAGCAGGAAGCGCGGGCTGACCTTGATCTTGCGGGCCGCGTCCTTGTCGGTGTCCCAGAGGCCGGGCTGCCCCGGCTTGCCCTGGAGCACCTGGCACACCGGGCACGGGCCGCTGACGTCGATCTTCAGCTTCTTGCACAGGCGCAGGAACTCCTCGTCCTGGAGGAGTGGGTTCTTGTCGGGGTTGAGACACATGATGGTCCCGCCGAGCCCGTAGTGAACCGCCGTCTCCAGGAACGGCAGGTCCCAGTCGTCGCGGGCCGGGGGTGCCAGGTACACGAGCGAGTCGCCCTCGGGGATGTTCAGGAACTTCCCCGTGGCCCGGTCGCGCTTGTACTGGCGCAGACGGTCCAGATCCACCTTCTTCTTCGTCTTCGGCATGCCGGTTCCTCCTTCTGGTCCTACTTCTTCGGGCGGGCGCGGTGGCGCTTGACCACCTTGCCGGCCCGGGTTGCCTTCTCGTCGGGGTCGAGGCTGGTGCTGATGCCGCCGCTGGCCTCCAGCTCGGCACGCTGCCGGGCGCCCTTGCTGCGCAGCATGTCGGCCTTGCGCAGGAACGCCTCGTAGACGGCCCACAGGTCGCGGACGACCTTCTCCGTCCTGGCGATGGCCTCCTTGTGCTGCATGAACTGGGGCAGCGCCTCCAGCTTGGCCTTGACCTTCCACTCGGCCAGCTTGGGCTCGCTCTCCAGCACGGCCTCGATCTGCTTCGCTCGCCAGGCCCGGTACTGGGCGGTGACCTGGGCTTCGAGCGCCTGGGCCTCGGCGAGCGCGCCGCCGTAGTAGGCGACCTGACCGGGCAGCCGGCTCATCTCCTTGCCGAGGTCGCCGCCGATGCGCAGCTCCCCGCTGACGTCCACCTCTTCGCCACGGATGTTCACGATTACCTGGTCCACTACGGACCCCCTTTCTGTTGCCTCACCACAGTTCCCAATCGCCGCAGCAAGTGGGCCGAGGTCATTCCCCGATGTTCTCCAGCTCGCAGCCGCTCTCATGGTCGAGCGCCCACCCGCCGCCCTCGGTTCGTATCAACTCGATCCGCACCACGGCCCCGACATACAGGTCCGAACGGTAGTGACGGAACGACGACGCGAAGCACACCGCCGGCACGCTGCCGCGGTACGCCTGCACATCGAAGAACGCCATCGTGTTCTTCTTGCGATCCTTCCACAGCTTCATCGCCTCGACGCGGCCAACGAACTTGAGCAGCGAGGGCTCGCCAGCGAGCGACTTGCGCAGGTCATGCCGCGGTTTCACCGCGGCCAGCGGGTTCACGAACACCTGCGCCTCATCGTCGGACAACTCGTCCGTTCTCCATGCCTTGTGGAGCGCCGCCGCGTCGTACACCTTCAGGGCTCGCAGTTGCTTCGTCTTCGCGTTGAAGCTGGCCCGCACCAGCACGGCCTTCCCGGAGGCACGGCTCACCGCCTTCTCGTAGCGGTCCAGCTCGTTGCTCTCCATCCGAGCGCGCAGGTCAGGGCCGGTGCCATCCGTGAGCACCAGCGAGGCGACCCGGCCGTCGTCGGTCGTGATGACCTTCGACTCGCGTGCCACCACCTTGAACCAGCCCAGGGACTCGTTCCACTGGATGCCGCCCAGGGTGGTCAGCTCCACACCTGCCGACTCGATGGCCTCCCAGAGGTCGGCATAGGCGTCGAGGATGCTAGCTCCTGGCCCGAACACTCCCAACTCGATAGAACGCCTGGCGCGCTCGCGCTCGTCCCAATCGGTCGCCGTCTTGCTCACCTCGATGTCCAAGTCCACGGCAGCATCGCCCTTGCGAGCCCGCTTCATCAACTCCTCGGCGTTCTCCACCGCGAAGCGCCGGTTCGGGATGATGGTGTCCAGAGCGCCAGCCTCGGCGAGGGCGGTCACGATGCCGCGGTGCACCTGCCGGGAGTCGGTACGGCTCACCAGGTCGGTGAAGGACGTGTAGGGCTGCCCCTCCAGCAGAGCGAGGCTCGCCTTCGGACCGACACCCTTGATGCCCTCCAACGGTGGCCGGATGGAGCCTGACACCGACAGGGCGTAGGCGCGCCGGCTCTCATTCACGTCGGGCGTCAGCACCTCCACCCCGTCGCGGTGGGCCGCCTCGATGTAGCGGGCTCTGTCGGCGTCATCCTTGGCCGCCTGCAAGACGCCCAGGTAGAACGGGCCGGGGTAGCGCACCTTGAGCAGCATCTCCCAATACCCGAGCGCGGAGTACTCGGCAGCGTGGGAGCGGTTGAAGCCGTAGCCGCCGAACTTCAACACTCGCTTGAACAGCTTCGCAGCGACCTCGGCCCTCATGCCGTTGCGCACAGCGCCGTCGATGAACTTGGCCTCCTCGGGGGCGATGGCCTTCTCACCCTCGCTCTTGCCGATCTTCTTCCGAATCTTGTCCGCATCGCCCGCGCTGTAGCCGGCGAGGTCCACGAACAGCCGCGCGACCTGCTCCTGGTACACCAGGGCGCCCAGGGTGGACGCCGTGATCCGCTCGACGATAGGGTGCTCCTTCTTCCGCTTCTTCTTGCCGGTGGCCCTCGCCGCGTAGATGTTCGCCAGGCCGCTGCGCATCGGGCCGGGCCGGTTCAGCGCGTTGAGCACCATCAGGTCCTCGAAGCGCTCGACCTTGAATTGCATGATGCCGACCATGCTGGTCGAGTCGAACTGGAAGATGCCGGTGAGGTTGGACGGCTCGTTGAATGCGTCCAGGACGTCGCGGTCGTCGTAGTGACTCGCCTCCAGGTCGGCCAGCGTCAGCTCGGCGTCGTGGTGCTCCGCGATAGCCTCCAGGGCGTAGCGCACCACCGTCAGGTTCGTGAGTCCGAGGTCGTCCAACTTCACCAGGCCGCACTCCTGGGCGTCACGGTAGTCGAGCGCGATGACCGGCACCCGTCCACCGCCGTCCTTGTCAGCACGGCTCTCCAGGGGCACCACCTCGTCCAGGGGCATCGGCGCCACCACGACACCGCCCGCGTGGAGCCCGACCTGCCGGATGGTGCCCTCCAGGCGCTCGGCCACGCTGAACACGACAGGCCGCTTCTTCGCGAACGCCTTGCACTGGGGCGAGGTGGCCAGCGAGTCAGCGATGCACTTGTCCTCGCGCTCGTGGCCGGGCAGCCGTTGGAGGATGGCACTGGCCGTCGCGTTCAGCTCGCGCGGTGGCACCTCGTGCACCCGCGCCACGTCGCGGAAGCAGCCGCGTCCCTTCATCGAGCTGTAGGTGGTGAGCTGTGCGGTCTGCTCGCGGCCGTACTTCTCGACCATGTACGCGATGACCTCCTGCCGGCGTTCCTTCTCGAAGTCGATGTCGATGTCTGGGAGATCGATTCTGCCAGGCGCGATGAAACGCTCGAAGAGCAGGTCGTGCTCGATGGGATCGATGCTGGTGATACCGAGCAGGTAGACGACCAGGCTGCCGCCTGCACTGCCGCGGCCTGGGCCGACCAGGATGCCCTCGCCTCTGGCCCAGTCCACTTGGTCGCGAACGACCAAGGCATAGCGGGAGAACTTCATGTCGCGGAACACCCGCAGCTCGCGCTTCAGCCGCTCGCGATACTGCGTCACCACTCGCTCGGTCTTGCGTCCGTCGCGGCCGGCGACCCAGGCCGCTCGGGTGTGGATGTCGCGCCAGTGCCAGCCCTCGACGCACAGCTTCTTCAGCTCGTTGAAGTCCTCCTCGGGAGTGGTGTCCCGTCCGGTGGGGCTCGGCAGGAGGGCAGCGAAGCGGTCGAACTCCAGACGCGCCTCGCACCGGCCGGCCAGCTCGGCAGCGTTGCGGATGAGGCTGTCGATGGTGCTGTGCTTCAGCGACGGGTGGTTCCGCCGGAACAGCTTGCGCACCTCGGCCGCGGTCATGTACCAGAAGTCGCGGGCCGGGATGGTCCAGCGGTGGGGATTGCTCATGCGGTCGTTGGTCTGCACCGCGAGCAGCGTGTCTTGAAGCCTCCAGTCCTTCGGCTTCGTATAGTGGGTGTCGACCGTGGCGATGGGCGTGAGCCCCACCGAGCGCGCCAGCTTCAGAAGCCCGCGGTTCACCCGCTTCTGATCCGCGAGGCCATTCGGCATCAGCTCAACATAGGCGCGGTCACCGAACACGTCGCGGAGCCAGTGGGCGTGTTCGACGGCCAGCGCGGGCTCGTCCTTGAGCAGCGGCTCTGCGAGGATGCCGCCGAGGCAGGCGGTGCCCACGGCCACGCCTTCCGAGTACTGCTCCAGCAACTTCAAGTCGACCCGTGGCTTGTAGTAGAACCCGTCGACCCAGGCCGCGCTCGACAGCCTGATGAGGTTGCGCAGGCCGACGTTGTTCAGCGCCCAGGCGGTCAGGTGCCAGCGCGGCCGGATGCCGCGGTAGGTTTCCAGGGCCACCTGGAACGAGCGCCGCTCCTTTGCCGGCTGCTCCTTCACCAGGGCCTTGTCCTCCTCGGAGAGGGCCTTGACCCGGTGGTCAGCCGACACGTACAGCTCGACACCAAACACCGGCTTCAGCTCGTGCTCGTCGGCCGCCTTCTGGAGCTGGACGATGCCCCTCATGCTACCGTGCTCGGTCGCTGCGAGCGCGCCTGGCGAGTCGTCGTCACGCCGTTCCAGGTCGGCCTTGAGTCGCTTCGCGTAGTCGGCATATGAGCCCACACCGTCCAGGAGGCTGAACATGCTGTGGACGTGGAGGTTGGCCCAGGGGTCGCGCGCCATCACGAATCCATCCCGAGCTGAACGAGCACCGCCCGCTTCAGCTCATCGTCAAAGCCCTCGTCGAGCATCCACATCAGGTATCCCCGCGTCTCTCTACTAGCAGCGAGCGCTGACACCTTGCTGCCCTTGTGCTTACCGAAGAGCAGGATCGCATCCTCGCGGCCAGCGACGTCGGTGACCAAGGTGTACTTCGCACGCCCCACCTTGGCCCGGCGTTCCGCTATCTTCTTCAGGTCGAGCTTTTTCTTTGTGGTGCCATCGCGCTCACCACCTGCGAGGCCGGGGTGTTCTTCCTCGATAGCGACGTGCCGCTTGCGCGGACCCTTCGTGTCGGGGTCGACCGCGATGCCGGTGCCGTCGCAACGCGAGCAGGTGACTTCCCTCGGTGGCCTCCCGCTCGGGCCACCGTCCACCAGCACCTTCCCGGTCCCGTCGCAGTTCCGGCACGCCTTCTGCCCCGGCAGGCCCGTCGCTCTCGGCTTGGAGCCTGCCGGGGTGCGCTTCGGGCGCTTGCCCTTGCTGTAGCGCTTGCGGAGGTCGGTGAGCTTCACGGGGTCGCTAGATGATGTTCGGCTCGGCGTCGAGCGCCTTGAGGAACCGAGCCATCGCCGTCTTGCTGGTGAGCGACAGGTCGTGGTCGAAGCCCTGGGCCACGCTCTCCTCGGCGCCCAGGCCGGCCAGGACGTCGGGGCTCGCGCGCAGACCGCTGACCCGGATGAGGGGCTCGGTGGTGAACACCCGCATGAACGGGCGCACCTGGGAGCCGACGACCCGGCTGACCTCGTAGTGGTCGGAGTAGACGGTGAGCGGCCAGCCCTTGCTCTTGGCGATGGCGGTGATGGGGTCCTTCACCTTGCGCGCCTTGGGCTTGGGCTTGGTCGGTGCCGGCTTCTGCTCGGCCGCGGGCTTCGCCTTGGGCTTGGCCGCGGGTGCCGGCTTCGGCTCGGGCTTGGACTCGGCCTTCGGCTTGGGCTTGGCCTTCGGCTTGGGCTTGGCCTTGGCCGGCTCGGACTCGTCGCCGGCCGCCTCCTTGCGCTTGCGGTCGGCGCGGACGTTGTACACCCGGGTCCGGCACTTCTTCGCCACGGGGCACGCCTTGCACTGGTCGCTCTTGGGATCGAGCACCTCCTCGTCGGCGTAGCACTCGGGCGCGCCCTCGGGCACCTGGGCACCGCCGTTGCCCTTGGGCTTGCCCTTGCCCTTGGGCTTGGCCTCGGGCTTGGCCGCCTTCTTCGAGGCGCTCTTCTTCTTGGACTTCGACTTGGACTTCGACTTGGGCTTGGCCTTCGGCTTGGGGGGCTCCTCCTCGGCCTCGGGCTCCTCGGGCTCCTCCTCGGCCTCGGGCTCCTCGGGCTCCTCCTCGGGCTCGGCCTCGGGCTCCTCCTCGGCCTCGGGCTCCTCCTCGGCCTCGGGCTCCTCCTCGGCCTCGGGCTCCTCCTCGGCCTCGGCCTGGGCCTCCAGCCACTCGTCCACCTTGCCCACCTTCGCCCCGGTGAGCCCGGCATCCTTGAGCAGCGCATCGGCATCCTCGTCGGTGCCGGCCGCGTACTGCTGGAGCCGGATGCACGTATCCCGCGTCGGGCACCCCTTGCGCATCTCGGCGTCGGCCGCCTCCGGGTCGCCGTCGCAGGTGGGGTCCTCGTCATGGAACCCGAGGCAGTTCGGCGCCTCGATCTCCGCGACTTTGTCCTTCGGGTCCTTCTTCGCCATCGCAGAACCTCCTCGTCTTGTGGTGCTCCGTGCACCTTGTCGTCCTCATACAGTTCTGGGTCGCGCTACCGAGCGGGCGAGTAACTACCGCTCACCCCGATCCTTCAGCTCGCGTTCGAGCAGTCGGCGGCCGATGTGCCAATGCCGGCGCTCGACATAGCGACTCACGCCGAGGTTCTTTTGCAAGTGCTCGGTCAGGCCGTCGTACTTCTGATTCCCGCTGCTCATGGCCTCGCTCACGCGGGCTCGGAAGATTCTCGCCGCCAGGCCGCGGGAGGCCTCCGGGGTCTGCTCCACCAGGGCAGCCTCGGCCGCCATGATAGCCGACGCGAAGCGTTCGCGGCGCTCACGCTGGAGCAACTCCTCCTCGGGGGTCGCCGGGCTGTCGCCCTCGGGCTCGGGCAGGTCATCCAGCACGCCCAGGTCGGACACCACCCGGCTCCGCTCGCGCTGCCACCCCTCCACCTGGTCATACGACCAGTTCCAGGGCCGCGACTTGGCGCAGCCCTCGCGCGTGGTTCTGGTGCTCACCTCGCAGCTCACGACGAGCTTGACCCAGTACTTCAGCGGCCCCTTCCTGGGCTCGTAGGTGTCCAGGGCCTCCATGACCATGAGCGCGATCTCCTGCCGCGCGTCGTCGAGCCCGATACCCTGGGCCGCGGCCAGCTTGCGAGCGCGGTCAGCCATCATGTTCACGAAGCGCATCACATTCGCTTCGGTCGGCGCCAGCTCGGGGCGCACCCGTCGAACCTGCTTCATCCCTCGTCCCTCACTCGCACGAAGATGGCCGCAGCGTTGCTCACCGTAGCCTTGTCAACGAACATCTGACCGCCGCGCCGGGTGCCGACCACCCGCATCGCAAGGCCCTGGTACTTCCTCACCACGAAGCCCCGGTGGTAGCGGGCCGCCCGCTTGCCGGTGATGGTGTTGAGCATGATGAGCACCTCGTCGCCGCGGTGGACGCCGCCGTAGGCCGTCGGCCGCCACAGCCCAGGCACGCCCTCGATCCGCCGCGACGGCACCTTGGGCCGAACGTGGGGGATGGCGACTGCGTGTCCGCAGTTCGAGCACTTCGTATATCGCATCGGGCTCCTCCTGTCAGACCTTTCGGCCGGCAAACATGGTCAGCCGACCGTCCTTGAACTCGTACTGCTGCACCTGCTCGTCGGGCTCGACACCGACGTAGACGTGGAGGGCGACCTCCCCGCCCGAGCTAACCGCGCTGGCATAGTCGACACCCCAGTCGTCGAGCATGGCCTTGAACTGCTCCAGGTCGTTCATTCTCCCCTCCTACCGCAGCGGGCGCCATGAAATCGCACCGCTCGGGTCCAGCCGCACCGCGCAGCGCACCGTCCCGACCCGGCTGTAGCCCTTGCCGAGCTTCTCGTCCATCACCTTCCCGGCGTTCTCGATGGCATGGCCGGCCGTCACGAAGTCAACCCACTTGCCCTGACCGGTGGTGCCGATACGGCCCCACCGACGAACAAAGCCGTAGATGCCCCGGGCGCCGTCGTTGATGACCGCGCCCATCCAGAACTTCCGCGAGCCGCGGCGGCGATACTCCAGGTGGTCGAACTCGACCTCATACTCGTCGTCACGCAGGTCGGCTCGGCCTCTCCCGGGCCTGGCGGCCTCCTTCATCATGTCCTCGTGGAGCTTGGCCCGCCGGGCTTCCTCGGCCGCGCGCTTGGCCCGCTGCCGCTTCGCCTCGGCCTCGGCCGCGGCCTTGCGCTCGCGGTCCTTCTTCTCCTGCTCCTCGCGCTTCCGCTTGGCCTCGGCCGCCTCGCGTGCCCTGCGCTCGGCCTCCTCCTGCGCACGCTGCTCGGCAGCGCCCTTGCTGAAGCGGTCCCTCATCTCTGCGAGTGACGGTGCCATCGTCATCCCTCCCTGGAAGTGGGCAGCCCCGGGGCGAGTGCCGCCCCGGGGCGCCCGACGTGGGCGAGGCTAGCTTGCGTGAGAGCGGCGCCCACGTCACACCACCTTCCCGGTCCCGACCTTGGCGAGGCGCTTACCCTTGTGGAGCAGCGCCTCCAGGATCTTCACCAGCTTCGTCGCGAGGTCGCTGATGTCGTGCAGCACCACGCTGACGGGGTAGTAGTAGGCCGGCGCATCGGTCAGGATGCCCAGGCCGATGACCTCCAGCCCCATGTCGAAGCAGCGGTTCACGACCTTGCGGATGTTGCCGCCGTCCACCGCGCTGTCGGTGCCCGGCGAGCAGGGCTGGCCATCCGACATCACGATGAGGATCTTGCGGCGCTCGCGGCGCGTGGCCAGCCGGTCAGCGGCCCAGGCCACGGCCTCCGAATCGCAATTCTGGTTGTGCGCGTCCATCACGCCGATGCGCGACTTCTGCACCTTGCCGAAGGGCTCGTTGAACGCCTTGTAGACGTAGTAGACTTGAGGATAGCAGCGATTGAAGCGGGTGTGCCAGTCACGCTCCTCGCCTGTCACCTTCGGGCGCCCCAGGTCGTTCGTCCACCAGCCGAGCACCTCGAACGGGATGCCCAGGCTGTTGAGCGTCTCGGCCAGTGCCGTCGTCGCGATCCTGGCCTTGCCGATCTTGCCCGAGCCGCTCATCGACCCGCTCTGGTCCACCAGGATGCTGACCGCGGTCTCGACCTCGATGCCGGGGAGCGTCTTGCGGAAAACCCGCGTGTCGTGCCGGCTGCTGACGAGCTTGTGCAGGCTGGCCTCGTGCAGCCGCGGGCCGTCCTCCTGCTCCACGCGCAGCCGCTTCGCCCGCTTGGAGCAGAGCGCCCGGTAGAGCTTGGCCCGCAGCGCACCGATCTCCCGGCGAGCCCGGTTGCGTGCCTCGTTGTACGTCCTGAACCCGACCTCGGGGCTGCCCTGGGTCTGGGCGTCGAGCACCCTGTCCGCGGCCTTCGCCTTGGGGTCGGGGATGTGGATGCCATCCATCTTCGGCTTGACGCGCTTCGCCTCGCGCTCCAGCTCCTCGCGCTCGAACTCCTTCACGGGGTCGGGGTCGTCACCGAGCTTCGAGTCGAGCGTCTTCTCCAGCTCCTCGCGGGTGCCCTCGGGCAGCCCGGCCTCGCACTGCTCGGCCTTGCCGTCACTCTCGTCGGGGCTGTCGGGGCTGTCGCCGGCCTTGCCCGGCTCGGGGTCGTCGTCCGCGCCACTGCTATCCGCGGAGCCGCCATCACCCGACTCGGGCGATGTGGGAGCGCCATCCTCGCTGTCCGAGCCGTTCGAGGAGTCGTCCTCACTGCCATCGCCCTCGTCTTCGTTCTCATCGCCTGGCGACGATCCTGCGTCCTTGTCGCCATCGCCCGAGCTGCCGCTGCTCCCGCCGCCCTCGTCGTCGCCTTCCTCGTCACCCTTGCCGCCGCTGCCCTCGCCCTCCTCGTTCTCGCCGTCGCCCTCACCACCCTCGCCGTCGCCCTCGCCGGGCTCGGGCTCCTCCGTGGCAGCCTCCAGCTTCTCCAGGATGCGGCGAGCGAGGTCCAGGAACGCAGCCGGCTCGGCGAAGTCGTCCACCAGCTCCCGTCCGTCCTCGACCTCCTCCTCCAGCACCTCGTCGACCACCTGGTTCGCCATCGAGCCCCAGGCAGAGCCGTCCTTGCGGCGCAGCCGGGCATTGACGACGCAGAGCACGTCGAACAGAAGCCGCTTCGGATCGGAGGCCGCCACCGGGTCCAGCTCGCGGCGCCGGCCAGCGCAGAACTCGAAGCTCCGCTGGAAGTTCTCCGCGGTGCCCGGGTAGAGCCGCTCCATCTTCTCCTCGTCCCGGGCGTCGATAACCGCGTTCATGGCGCCGTGGACCTTGTCCGAGGGCTTGCCGTACACCTCCCAGAGCCGGTGCAGGGGCACCCGGCCCAGTTCCTCGTCCAGCTTGCAGCACCGGCCGTGACCGCTCTCGTGGTCCAGCATCCCGTCGAGGATCTCGCTGGCCCGCTTCGGCAGGTGCTCGGCCAGGATGGGCACCTTGATGAACGTCTTGCAGTCGGTGCAGCACTCGCCGGCCGTGGGGATGACCTGCATACCCGTGTCCCGGGTGAGGGTGCGGGCGAGCGTCTCGAAGTGGCCGGCCGTGCTGGCGACCATGCGCCGGGTGGACTTGACCGCCATGCTACACCGCCTTCGGGGTCGGCAGGCCGACACGCTGGAGGATGCCGCGGACGTCGTTGCGCACGTCGTCGACCGGCACGTTGTCCAGGACCGCCACCTGCACCGCCTTCTTCGCGTCGATGCCGCGCTCCTCATAGAGGCGCATCTTGGTCCCGAGCACCACGGCCCGCCGCAGCGACAGGACCCAGGGCAGGCTCGCGGTGACGTGGGCCTGGAGCACCTCGTGAACCGCCTTGGCGATGAGCTTGCAGGTGGCCGGCGCCAGCCCGCCACTCTTGGCCTCGACGATCTTCGCGACGATCTTCTGCGAGGGGTAGCCGACGTTGACGCGCTCGCAGCGGTCCAGGAAGGCGAGGTTCGGCGCGCTGTCGGTGCCACCGTACAGCCCGTCGAGGTCGGAACCGAGGTTGTTCCCCGTGAGGAAGAACCTCGTCATCGGGTGGAACCACACCACCTCGGCGAGGTCGCCCTCGGCCCCGGTTTCGAGGGTGCACTTGCGGCGCCCCAGGGCGTCCTTCTCCAGACACTCGTGAAGCGCGATGCGCACGTCGGGCGACAGGGCGTCGGCCTCATCCACGATGATGAACGCGCCGGAACGGCCGGCCACCGGGATGAGGCCCTGCTCGAAGACCGTCACCTGCTTCCCGCTCTCGGAGTCGACCCTCACCTGGGTCTTGCCGAAGAGCTTGCCGTAGCTGGTTTCGCCGTCGCACTGGATGCGGACGCAGGGCATGTTCATCAGGGCGCCGACCGTGTAGCAGAGCGACGTCTTGCCGCTGCCGGTCGGCCCAGTGAGCATGAGCACCTCGTCCAGCTCGACGGCCTGGGCCACGCGCCCGAGCAGGTCGTTGTCGGGCTCGTAGTTCTCGTCGTGCGGCGGGACGTGCTGCCGGGCCTGCTCGGGGATGCACTCGGGGTCGCGGATCGGGATCTCCCACCCTTCGATGACCAGTGCATCGAGCGGCTTCTCCGCGAAGTCGGCGTCGGACGGCCCGGCGACCGCGGTGTCGGGCTGCGGTGCCGGCCGCTCGCGCTTCTTCTTGCGCTTGCGACTCGCGTCGATCTCCTCGCTTGCGTAGGTGGAGATCGTCGGCGGGGGAGGCTCACCGTCGACGGTGTTCTTCCCCAGGTACTCCTCCACGCTCATGTCGTGGCGCTTCTTCAGGTGCGGCGCGAGGGCGTGGAAGAACTCCCCACACTCCATGCACCGAATCCGCTTGCGCCCTTTACGGTCGAACTCTCGGGTTGCCATGCTAGCCTCCTGACTCCTCTCACGCTGGAACCAATAGTAGGACAGGTCAGAATCCAATGCAAGCGAAAAATGCGCAGAAAATGCGTCAGAGATAGCGGTAGGTTACAGCTTCTTTGATTGTCGCAGCTTGTGGCGGTCAGTCGTGTCGCAGCTTGGACAGCCTGCCCCGCAGCGTTGAACACACTGGGCTCGCATCACGGGCCGCAGCGATAGCGTCGTCCACCTCTTGAGCCGTGGCCGTGTCGGGATCGCGGCCTGGCGGCAAGCTCGCCAGCCTGACCGACTTCACCTCGCCGCGCAGCCGGTCGACAGCATCCCACGCCGAGCCCTCGGCCCTCGGGTCGTCGGCATCCAGCATCAGCACCACCTCGCGAGGGGCTCGGCTCAAGAGGATCGTGATCTGCCGCTCGCTGACCGACTTGCCCAGAACGGCGACTGCCGGGATGCCGTACTCGTGCAGCCGCATGACGTCGAAGACACCCTCGACCACCACCACCCGCGGCAGGCCCGCAGCGAGCCACGGCTCGCCGAACAGGAGCCGGCCCATGTCCACCTTCGGAGAGAGATACTTCGGGCCGTACACGTCGCTGTCGTAGGCCCTGGCCTGGAATGCGTGCTCGGTGCCTGTCACCACTGGGATGATGATGCGCCTGCCGTAGGTGCCGAGGCCGCAGTAGCCCAGGTTGAACTCGCGGATGGTGCGCTTCTTCAGCCGGCGCCGCTTCAGCGCCTTCGGAATGCGATAGCGTCCGTCCAGGTAGCAAGGCTTGAACCGCTCGGGCAGAGGCACGGTGACCGGGTCACTTCCGCGCAGCCCGTCCCAGTCGATGTCGTAGACAGCCTCGCGCAGCCGGCCAAGCTCGTTGACCCGCGGAGCCCGCCGCGGCGGCAGCCCGCGAATGGTGCGCGCAGCCTCGTGAAGAGGAATGCCCAGGAACGCCGCGGCGAGGCGCAGGTAGCTCCCGACCTCGCTGCACTTCATGCACTTCCACAGCCCGTTGCGGGCGTTCACGTAGAGGTGCCAGCCTCCATCGCCACAGAACGGACAGTCACGGGTGAGTAGCTGCGGCCCGCTGCGGCCTGGACGCTCCTTGCACTCGCTGAAGGTGTTGAGGTGCTCCTCGAAGTCAATCCTCACCCGGAGACTCCTTCCAGCACGTGTACTCCTCGACACCGCTGCCGGTGCCCTGGAATCCGCAGGTGGTGTCGGCACAGGTAGCGCACGAGCCATATCGCATCGGCCGCCCGCAGACGTGGCAGAGATAGGGCTCACCGCTCACCGCAAGCTCCGCAAACGCGAACGCCTCATCATTGGTCGGCCACGGCTGGCCGCAAGCGTCGCAGGCGTAGCTCACGGTCACCTTCATCAGCGCTTCCCGCCCTTGTGGCGCCTGGCGACCATTTCAGCCCGGCGCTTGCGTTGCGAGCCGTACTTCTGCCGCATCTTCTTCACCCAGGACTGGGTCATGCCGCAGAAGTGGGCGCTGACCATGCCCCCGTCCTCCTTCACCGCGGCCACCTTGAAGACCATGCCGTTCGAGACGAGCACGGTGCCCACGGCGAGCCGCGGGTACTCGTCCATCGGCACGGGGAAGTCAGGCTTCGTGCCCGGCGCGATGGGGGTGAACCTGGGGATGACCCAGGTGTCGGGCGTCCCGCCCTTCTTCCCGGTGCCGCCGCAGTCGTCACAGCTCACCCGATGCCCCATGCCAGGAACATCGCCGCAGCCTCCACAGGTGTCGCACAGGTCATCAGCCATCGCTCCCGCTCCTTTCCGCGTAGTCCAGCTCGCTCTCGAAGCCCAGGTCGGCCCGCGCTTGGCAAGGCCCACAGCGCTCATACTCCGAGTCGAAGAACTTGCGCTCCGCATAGCAGGACCAGTCACCAGGGCCGTCGCTGGCCAGCTCGCAAGGCTGGTCGGCGAGCGACACTCCGTCGCCAGGCGCCAGCGGGCTCAATGCGGCCTCCCTGCCCGACACCCGTGCCGGATCTCTTCCAACCGAACTTCCTTGTCGGCACTCGTCTTGCGGTTAGTCGTGTCGCAGGCACGAGCGTTGAACATGAACCACCCGAGCAACCCGGCCACGATCAACATCGTCACGACATGCTTCCAGGTCCAGCTATTCATCGTCTTCCTCCTCCTCGCCAGCGATGGCAGCACGCTCGGCTTCCCGAAGCTCGCGGTACGTCATCAGTTGGTAGTTCGTGGACAGCGGGATCTTAATCCAGCTCGGGCCTTCGCGGTACTTGGCGAGGTAGGCTGTCATCAGCCCAACCTTCTCCTCGGCCCGCGACTGGTTGATGCTGACCACGTCGTCGCAGATACGGCTCTTGTCGTAGGCTTCACTCGCAGCCTCCGGGGTGGCGATGCGGTAGCGCCACTCCCGACCAGCGTGGCAGGTGGTCCAGCTCGCGAAGCCTGGGGTGTCGCCGCTGCCCATCGCGAGGCCCTTGGCCCACCAGTACACGTCGCTCGCCTCGATGCGCTTGCTCTCGGTGCGGCGCCTGGTCTCGGGCCGGACATGGTCGAGGCTGTCGAACATCACGAAGTCGACCGGCAGGCCGTCAGCGCGGCGCTCCTCAATCACCTCCTCCAGGAGCGACGTGGTGCACTTGGCCACGGGCACCGACACCACATCAATCATCCCCTCGAAGGAACGCTTGCGCCGCACCATCATCTTCCGCAGCGACTTCCACTCGCGCTCATCGAAGTCCAGGCTGCGGAACCGGGTGTAGGGCGTCTTGAGGATGCGGGCGTCCAGGCGCCGGCACACCTGCCGGGCCGGCATCTCCAGCGCGAAGAAGATACCGCCGAAGCCCTGGAGCGCAGCCGCCACGGTGAAGTTGAGCAGGAAGATCGTCTTCCCCTTGCCGGTGGTGCCGAGCAGCATCCCAAGCTCGCCGACGTGCTGCCCGAGGATGACCTTGTCGAGCTTCCTGATGCCGGTGCGGATCGACAGCCGCTTCCCCGCCTTGATCTCCGCGAGGGTGGTGGACTGCCGCTCATCGAAGGTTCCCCACCAGTCGAGGCGGTCGTAGTCGGGACCGCCCACCCGTTGCCGGTACTGCCGAGCGACGGCGGCCTCGGCCGCCTCCAGGTCACCGGCCTCCAGCTTCTCGACCAGGGCCGCGCCGGTTGCGTGAAGGCGCTGGAAGCGAACGAAGTCGGTCAGCAGGTCCAGGGCAGCACCGGCATCAGCGGAGTCGGCAGCGAGCACCTCACGGATGGAACGGACGTGCGCCTCGCGAGCGTCGGCATCCTTGATCGTAGCCTTGAGCCGGCCGACCAGGGTGCGCCCCGACATCAGCTCGCGCCGCCGCTCATAGTGGCGCTTCATCTCGCCGAACACCCACCCGAGAGGCTTCGAGCTGAAGTCGTGAGCCGCGGCCACGCCGACAGCCTCGCGCAGGAACGTCAGGTCGGAGAGGCACCGGGCGAGCACGGCGCGCTCCATATCAGCATCGAACTTCTTCACGCTAGCCACGCTCGACCCCCGCCCTCTGCATCGCTGCACAGTCACCGAAGCCGGTGCAGGCACCACAGCCAGAACGCGCCGCCAGCTCGCGCGTCATCGTCTTGGCCCAGTACGGAGGTGGACGGCCATGCCGGCTCTCGGTTTGGCAGATGCCGCAGTGTGGGCACACCCACCGGATCGCCGGCCCGAAGGCGCAGTTGCCGCAGTCGCGTCGGCTACTCATTCAACAGCTCCTCCCAGGTCACGGCGCCTCGGAAGTCGCCAGGCTCAAACTCGACCCACCGGAACCGACGCCCAGACAGGATCGAGGTGAGCGAACTGCCGAGGTCCTCGCGCACCTGGTCACGGTCCTGGATGTTGCTCACCACCACGGTCGGCTTGAGTGCGCTGGCCCGACCCCGGATGAGCTTGTCGAACTCGGCCGGCGCGAAGGTGCTGCCGGCCGCACGGTGCTCCTTGCCTAGCTCGTCCAGCACGAACAGGTCGGCCTCGGTCTGCAACCTCATCCACTCCACCAGCTCCTCGTCGCGGAAGCCGGCACGGACGCCTTCGAGCCACTCGTCGGCAGTGACGTAGAACACCGACAGCCCCTTGCGCACGGCCTGCGACAGGAGCCACGTCGCGCACAGCGTCTTCCCGACCCCGTTCTCGCCGTAGAAGAAGAAGCCCAGGCCGTGACGCCGGGCCGCCTCCATCCGGTTCACGTACTCCGAGAGCAGCTCGGCCACGACTTCGTTCGGCCCCTCCGCGAACGCCTTGAATGTGGCCTCGGCCTCCTCCCTGAACTCCCGGGGCACGTTGCCCTCGATGAGCCGCACCTGCCGCACGGCCTCCAGGTAGCAGGTGCAGGGCACGACACGCGGCTCCATCGTGTCGGGGTCGATGTCGTCCTCGTCAGGCACGGTGGCACCCTGGCCGCCGCAGAGGTCGCAGGCGTCGACCACCCGCTCCCTCATCTGCTCGGCCTCCTCCGCGGCCCTGGTCAGGTTCAGCACCGCCTCACCTCCGCTTCCGATATACGTGGTCCAGTGCCCACCTCACAAACGGTTCCAGCTTGCGCGACATCACGGGCAGCCGCCCGTCGAGCCCGTGTTTGCAGAGCCGTTCGATACGGTGGAGGGTCTTCTCGTCCAGCTCGCGGGCGCCTGGCAGCTTCGCCCCCACAAGCCGTCGTTTCAGGTCGCCGACGTCTAGATCGTAGTCGTAGCTGAAGCCCGCGTGCTTCGACCTGGCCCGCTTGCGCGTGGCCACCTCCTCGACGTACCTATCGCGGGTCTTGACCGACGCGAGCACCGACGCCGGGATGAGCTTCCAGTTGGCGAAGCGCTTCGCCGTCTCACTGCTGACCTTGATATACTCGGCCGGCTCGATGCCCTCGACCGCGCACCAGACAGCGACCTCCTCGAACGCCTTCGAGTAGTCCTGGGCCGGCCGCTTTCCGTAGGCCGCCCGCCACGCCTTTCGATAGGCGAGGTTGAACCGAGCCGAGAGCGCCCGCACCAGGGTCCGACGCCGGGTGAGGTCAGAGCCGGTGGGCCGGGCGAGTGTGAGCAGCCTTTGCATCTCGTCGGGGTCGGCAATCGCTGACCGGGAGCCGGCGGTCGCAGCGCGACCGGCCCCGTCCTTGCGGAGCGTAGCGGAGCAAGGACGGGGCACAGCACCAGCCTTACCCCCTTTGTAGCTAGTAGCTATTACGCGCGGGGGTACGCTTGCATCTGTGCAGGGTGCGGAGCCGGCCTTGGTCCGCTTCTTTTTGCCAGTCTTTCTGTGACGTTGCTTTCCCTTTGTGGGGTTCTTGGGCTCGCTGCGCCTGCCGCCTTTGTGGGGTCTCGACTTGGGCGGCCGGTCCTTTGTGGGGTCGGTGCCAGTAATATCAAGGGGTTGCGTGACCTTTGTGGGGTCCGGCTCCGGGAAAACCCCACAAAGGCCATCCAAGTCCGGGTTCTTCCTGGCATATTTTCGCAGGGGTCGGACTGCTCGCTGCGTGTCGATGACGATGCGGAAGTCGTGCCGGGTGCCGCGGCGGAAGCGCAGGTCAACCCCCAGGTTCATCAGCCTGTCGCGGTCGGCCCGCACCTTGTCGAGAGTGAGCCCCAGGTCGCGCACCAGGTCGGCACGGTTCACCGGCCGACCAGCGAAGGCTGACTCGATAGCGTGTCGGAGCACCTGGGCCGGCCGTGACCCGGCGTAGTGGCCCGAGCCCGCGACGAGAGCCGCGAGAGGTGCGGCGGTCACCTCAAGCAGCTTGTCGAGTAGATGTTGGCAGGTGCGGTCGGAGAATTGGGGTGGGAGGACGACCCCCGTGCTGGCCTGGCGACCAGCACGGGGGTCAGGGGGATGCGTGTCGGTGTCGGGCTGCACAGGACGGGAGCGGGTTGGGACGCTGCGACCAGGCCGCCGCCGTGCCGACCTGGGTTCCCCGCTCCCGGCTCCTACCCGAACCGGATCACGCCGTCGCGCCTTCATTTCACCACGTCCCTCTCGAACCTGCAATCCCCGCCGCCCTGTGCAGTTGGGAGGGAGCGGAGCGCAGGGGTGGCACCATAGGACACATCAGCACCTCGGTCAAGCCCTACGCGGTCGCCTCCGCTTGCGGTGGTCCACCACCCCGAAGTCGAAACAGCCCTCGGCGCGGTACGCGGCCAGCCTGGACGCGCTGTGCGCTGCGAGGATGCGGTTGTGCATGTCGGCGAAGTCGTAGAGGTACACGCGCCGGGCCTTGCCACGGCCGGGCGTCAGGTTGCGGAGCCGCTGGATGGCCGCCTTCCGATCCTTGCCACCCTCGCAGACGATGACGTCTTCGATGGCCGGGATGTCGACCGCCTCCTTGAACACGTTGCCGAGCAGGAGCGGCTTCCGGCCACTGGTGAAGTCGCCGATGAGGTCGTCGCGTCGGCCAGGGCTGGTCTTGCCTTCGACCCGTGCGATCTGGTCGCTCTCGACACCGGCCTTCGACAGCTCCTCCTCCAGGTTGTTCATGTGCCGGATCTCGTGCGCGATGACCAGCACGCGCCGGCCGCGCCGCAGCCGCTTCGCAGCGGTGAGGGCCGCGAGCTTGTTCCGCTGCCGGTGGTCGATGATGCCCTCGCGCTTCAGCAGGTGCCAGTCGGAGCCGGCCACCTCGGGCCCGTTGACCCGGATGAAGCGGATGGTTGCCGGCACCAGCACACCGCGGCCGATGAGGGTGCGCGTGCTGACCGTCTTGAGCAGCGGGCCGGTCAGGGCGTGGAGCCACACCGCGCCCTTCTTGTTATCGTCCTTCTTGTGCGACAGGTAGATGGTCGCCGACAGGCCGAACTTGTAGTAGGCATCGCACATCAGCACCAGCCGCTTCCAGGTCTCGGCCGAGCGCAGGTGGTGGCACTCGTCCACGAACAGCATGTCGACCGACTTCATCAACTCGCGGATCTCGGCCGTCTTCCGGCGCCGGAAGAGCGTCTGCACCATCGCCACGGTGACGGGGCGTCCGAGCTGTCGCTGGCCGCCGCCCACCTGCCCCACCCGGTCGCGCTTGAAGATGGACCGGAACAGCTTCACCGTCTGGGTGAGCTGCCGTTCCTGGTTGACGATGAACAGGGTCCGAGCCCCGGTGCGGTGGATGAGCCCGGCCGCGGTGACGGTCTTGCCCGAGCGCACCGCCATCGACAGCATCCCGCGGCCTGGCAACGTCACGCTCTCCGACAGGGCGTCCTCGATGACGTCCTTCTGGTAGTCGCGCAGCTCCATGTCGGAGTACCAGCCCACCGTAAAGCGCCGGGTGAAGCCGCGGCGCTCGTCGTGCACCACGACCTCGTGACCCAGGTTGCGGAGGTACTGCGTCACCACCGGGACGAGCCCGGTGTAGAGCCGCAGCCCGTAGGTCGCGGAATAGCGCAGGGTGTGCACCTTGCCGTCCCAGCTCCGGTTACGGAAGCCGCTGCTGAACTGGAAGCCCTCGACGCGGTATGAGGTGCGCTGGTCGAGCAGCTTGATCGTCGGTTTGTCCGCGCCCTCGATGACGGTCTTGTTATCGCCCACTCGCAACACGATCACGGCGAACCCTCCTCCCCGGGCGTAGCCCGTGAGCAACAGTTCTGGATCGGGCGAGGGGTCGGGTCTACGGCTTCTCGACCTGGTCGTCGATAGCGTCGGCCGCGAAGATGCCGCCGATGGTGAGCCCGACACCGAGCAGGAAGCCGGCCCACCTGTTCAGGGCCGGGTCTTCCCACCACTTCAGCTCGGCCGCCGCTGCGGTCCTGGCCAGCCCGTCGAGGCATTCGCCGTGGAGCTTCGGTATCAGGTCGGCCCAGGCCGCGGCCTTCACCTTCAGCTCGTCGCGCTGGAGGACGACTTCGTGGTGCCACGTCATCCACTCGGCCGTGACCAGGATGCCGTCGAATGGCGCCGGGCTCCCCTGGCCCAGGGCCTCGTTCGGAGGGGTCGCGTCGGGCACGGGCTCGGGGTCGGCCGGCAGTTGGAACTCGGGCAGGCTGGCCAGCTCCACGCGGACACCTGAACCGATGCGCAGTGCATCGGCAGACCGTGGGGTGCGATCCGCCCCTGCGCAGCCGGCTGGAAGCACCGACAGGGCTGCCCAGGCCGCCGCCAGGAGCACGAACGGGGCCAAACGGGGGTCCTTGGGCCTCCGGAGCATCGTTCGGCCTCCTACGGGCGCCTAGCCTGCCGGTTGGACAGCTCGGCCAGCCTGCGCAGCTTCTCGGCCTTGTCGGGCTCGGCCTTGATCTCGTCCAGCTCCTCCCGCCGGGACTCCAGCTCGGCCTCGGCCTGCCGGATGCGGTCGCGGGTGGCCTTGATGTGAACCTCCAGCCGGCCGGCCGCCTCCTGGGCCTCGTCGGTGGCCCGCTCGCCTGGGGCGCCACCGCTGCCGCCCTTGGGGCGCGGGGTCAAGACCAGCTTCAGCACGAGGGCCACCCCGGCGAGCACCAGGGCCAGGACGAGCCACACCTTCCAGCCGCCGGTTTTCGCACGGAGGATGAGGTTGGTGAGTCGGGCCTTGAGCATGTCCCCTCCTGCGGCCTGGCGCTGGAGCTACTTGTCCAGGGCCGCCCTCACGAAGCAGTCCTTGGCCTCCAGGAGCTTGCGCAGTCCGGCCGACTTCTCGGCGCAGTCGGGCAGGTCCGCGTCCAGCTTGTGCGCCAGCTCGCCAAGGGGCTTGCTGAACGCCTGGAGGTCAGGAGGCAGGTGCTCGAACTCGAAGTACTTCAGGATCGGTGCAGGCACAGCGTCACCCCTTCCGAATCAGGCTGTTCACCTTGCCGGCGATAGCAGCCCTCGCCTTGTCACCCAGGATGAACTTGAGGATGAGGTGGAACCACATCGACACACCACCGGTCCACAGGCCCATTCGCACCTTCGCGCCGGCCGTGGTGACGTCCTCGAACATGCCCGGGATGAAGGCGATGCCCACGCAGATGACCAGCGGCGCCACGAAGAGCAGCCGGTTGACGAGTGGCTTGTCCTTCAGCTCGTTCCCGAGTACCACCTTGAGGGCGACCATCAGGAAGTAGATGCCGCCGGCCAGCGACAGCACGTCCCACCCGAGCAGTCGTCCGAGAGCCGTAGTGATTGCCTGTTCCATCTCGTCCTCCTCGGGCAGCCCCTACTCGGGAACCGCCGCCTTGAAGCACGCCTCGCAGAGCACCACCCCGTCCTCTGTCGTGACGTGTCCTTCCGTGAACCTCGTGCCGCAGCCATCGCACAGGATCTTCCCGGCCTCCAGCATCTCGCGCACGCGGTCGAAAATCATGGCCTCGACCGCCTGGACGCCGCCGCTGTTTTTGGCCGCCTCCTCCTCGGCGCGCTTGAGCTGCGCCTTGAGCTGCATCACCTGCTGATTCACACCACCGAAGGCGATGGCCTTGGGCTGCCACCCCTTGAGCAGGTGGGAGAGTACCGCGTCGTCGACCGTGGCCGGGTCTGTCTTCAGCAGCCGGTCAACGATGCCGTCAACCTCCTTGTCGCCGCTGGAGGATACCGTACCCAGCATCCCGGGCGTGAGCTGCCGCACCTGGGCTCCCGGCTTGGCCGCGGCCTTGGCCGGCTTGCCGCCAGGTCGTTTCCGCTGCCGGGCCTTCTTGCTGCCGGCCGCGGTCGCCGTCTTCTTCTTGGTCTTGTTCCCCATGTCGTTCCTCCAGTCAGTGCCGCGTCGAGCGGCCTGTAGTGGATGGTCCTGCTATGCGAGGACCACAGTGGCTCCGTTGACCCGAGCCTTCAGCTCGTTGCTGGTCGAGTTGTACCAGATGTCGCCGTTCGACGGGCTGCTCGGGTCGCTGGAGATCGGCGTCACCCGGAGCACGTTCTGGATCGTCACCCGGTCGTCGGCGCTCGGGTTGCCGACGATGGTGTCGATGTAGGCTGTGGACCATCGGTCACCGCTCTTGCCGATGGTGTCGCCCGCAGCGAAGGGGGCGATAGTCTGCGTGTTGAACTCGGTGGCCTGGAAGGAGTAGGCGTCCGTCCCGCCGGGCTTGATGCGGAAGTCGTCGGTGCCGACCGAGGTCGCCATTTCGAGGTCGCAGTAGTAGGTCCCGGCCGTGCCGTCCCAGAAGGTCGCGGTCTTGAACGAGCCTTCCCAGCGCGAGTTACTCTTGCCGAGGTACGCGTTGCCGCTCCCGGCATCGGTGAGCGGGTAGAGGCTGTCGCGGACGTACATTCCGGCCATCGCGCCGGTCGAGGTTGCACGCTCGATGTAGAACGCCTCCTCGATCTCCGCACCAGCATCGTTGACCAGCACCATGCGCACCCGGTCGGCTCCCGCCTGGAGCCATGCCCGGCCCTCGTTGGTCGAAGCCCCCGTATCCCACAGCTCCAGATAGGGGTCGGTCGCGTGTTTGATCTGGGGGTTGACCTCGAACAGCACGGAGCCGCCGCTCTTGAACTCGACGTCCTGGAAGTAGGCGTCCCAGGTGAAAGTCGCGTCGCCGATGGTCTGCCCGCCGCCCGTGCTCGGGATGAGGTTGGTCACGACGCTTCCGCCGACCCCGAGATCCTTCGCGTCGATGTCCCACCGCAGCGGCCCCGTCGTGGTGCCGAGGCTCAACCCGTCGGTCCACGGATGGATCGACTTCATGCTGTAATTGGCGGTCGGCGTCAGTGCCATGTAGAGGTCGGTGTAGGTCAGCCAGCTCCAGCTCGTGCCCTCGTGCGGCCGGCCGAAGTAGATGGAGCCCGAGCTGTCGTTGCCGGTGTAGAGCAGGAGGTCGCCATCGTCGGCGGCCTGGAAGGAGCCGAAGCCGCTCCAGCGCTCGCTCGGCCCGGTGATACCGGCCGGGTCGCTGATGCACTCGTCGTTCCCGGCGAAGCTCATCCCCGCCGCCGCGCCACTGGCCCTGGCCTCGAAGATGAACTGGTCTCGGTTGATGTCGTAGTAGGCGAAGCCCCACCCGAAGAACTGGTTCGTCCCACCATCCGGCGGCCGGTCCATCACGAAGTCGCCCTGGCACATCACCGTGTCGAACGGGGAGACGAGCAGGTGTAGCGCTTCGTCGGTGGCGCTATCCTGCTTCACCATCGTCTGCCGACGCATGAGGTAGAAGGTCATGGTGCCGGCTTCGTCGCCGGTCCAGCTCACGCTGCTACCGTCCAGGTTCGCGACCGTCAGGGTATCAGCATCGAGGACGTCGACGACGTACCAGCTATTCCGGGTAGTGGTGCCGAGCACGTTCGCGAACAAGGCGAGCCCGCTACCACCCATCGCGACCAGCACCGGGTCAGTCGTCATGTCGGGCACGCCCGTCACGTCGATGGTGCCGCCGTTCTTCGTGGTGCAGGTGAGCCCGGCCGGGTAGTTTCCGCCACCGATATACATGGCGACGTCAAGCTCGCCACTCACCATCTCGTCGTCGAGTCCGATGGACCGGTACTGCGTTGCGACCTTGGAGCCCTCACCAGTGTATCCCACGAACAGTATGTCGAGGAACGGGTTGCTCTTGGGCGACAGGTCGTAGTCGTTGCAGTAGGTGTAATCCTGGCCGTGCCCGTCCTTCATCCAGCGCAGGCCGCCGACGTGGTCGAAGTACTGGAACTGCTGACCGTAGTCGCTGCCGTCGACACCCTGGAAGGAGAGCTTGGTTCCCGCAGCGCCGCCCTCGGCCGCGCTGCGGTTGCTGTAGCTGTCGGCGTGGACGTTGTCATGGAGGCCGTCGTAGGAGCCACCCGTCAGGGTGTGCTCGCGCTGGAACGCGGCGGTGATGGTGGACGGGCTGAACCCGAGCACCGTCTGACCGCTGTAGTCGAACACGGTGGGCGAGCCGCCGGGGTTGCCCGTGATCTTCGCGACCCAATTGCCGTCGCCCGTGGGGTTGGACTTGCTGATGGTGCACACCGGCACGAAGACCCGGTACTGCGCCGCGGCGCGGATCGCGGTGTCGCCCAGGTAGTCGGGCGCGTCGACATAGTTGTTCGTCCCGCTCCACTGCACCGTGAGCGTCTGGAAGGCCACGGCCGGGTCCAGGCTCATCGGGTCCGGCCACAGCATGACCGTGACCTGCCGGCCGCTCTGGTCGAAGGTGGTGCCCTCGCCGGCCGTGAGCACGTCGTCGATGACGAGTCGCACGCCAGGCGCCAGATCGGAGACGCTGTCCGGCTCGGTGAAGTACCCCACCTGCTCCTCGAAGTGGGAGTAGCGGTAGGTCCCGAACTCGGGGCTGCCCTCCAGCCCGGCCGACGCGAACTCTGGGGCGAGCGCGAGCCACGTCTGGACCCAGTAGTCGGTCGCCGCATTCTCGAAGGGGATGGTGTCGCCGCCCGCGTAGTCGTAGCGCCGCACGGGGTCCACGCCGTTCGACTGGAGCCCGTTGTAGCTACTGATCTCGAAGGTGTCGATGGCCGAGCTTGAGACCGTCACCGGGGGAGGTGCGCCGAAAAACCCGCTGGTCGGGTAGAGCGCGGCGAGGTTGTCCTCAATGAGCTGGTTCTGGTACTCGATCCAGTTGTCGCGGATCTCGTCACCCGGGACGACCTTCTTCGTGTACATGTTGACGAGCTTCTGGCCAGTCGCCATGACGCCCTCCTGCTACGGCTCGACCGTGACTTGCGCCTCGGCGTAGTTCCCGAACACGTCGGTCGCGCGCACCGTGTCTACCACAGTGCTCCCAGGGAATCCAGCGGTGTACTCGGCCTCGTCCGTGTCGAGCTTCGCGATGCTCGCACCCGAGTTGTTCACGGGGATGCTCCAGTAGTAGTCCTCGGCACCGCCGAAGCCTGTGAACGGCACGGTCGCACCGCCATTCACAGTCACCGCGGTCGGGGTGAGCTTCATCGGTGATGCGACTAGCTCCAGGTCTGCCGGCTGCGGCAGGATCTCGACCACTCCGACCTCGGTGTACTCCTGGTCGCCGCCCTCGTTGCTGAACCCGATGTCGCCTTCCAGGTTGCGGCCAGAATAGGCGTCGGTCACCTCCGCGAGCACGGCACCGTCGACCGTGATGCGGATGTAGGTGCCGGCACCCGCCTCGAAGCAGTGGATGGCGAAATGGTACTCGTGCTCGTCTGCGAACAGGTGTGTCCCGCCAGCGAGCGACGTCGGGACACCTGCGTCGAGCCTGGCGAGAAACCAGCTCGCAGGTCCGGTGCCGAGCCCGTAGCTGGACTCGAACCCGAACAGGTAGCCCGAGGGAGCCGTGGCCAGATCGGTCAGGCGGAAGATGGTCATCGACTCGTCGGAGCTTGCCCCACTGTCCCGCCTGGTCATGGTGGTGGTGAGCAGGAAGTTGTCGAAAGGCGCGTTGACCGACTCTGCGACGATGAATGCGTTGCCGGGGCCGAGCTTGACGATGCCGTCGCCGGCTGCGGTCACCGGCCCGTTCTGCGACCACTGCGTCAGCTCGGCATCGCGGAAGCGGTCAAGGAACTGGGCGTAGACGATGACCACCTTCTCGCCGGCAGCCCGGGTGATGCCGATGAGGTTGCGGAGCAGGGTGTGGTCGAGGTCGCCCTCGTCAACGATGTGGAGGTCGACGCTGTCCATGTTGTACGGCGACGGGTCACTGCCGACCACCCACAGCGCCTTCGTGTCGTAGCTGATGCCGAATGTGAGGTCGTCAGCGACGGGGAGGAAGTCGTGCAGGTTGCGTACTAGGAACGGCTTCCCGGAGAGGAACCGGGCTGCGATGCGTACAGCTTGCTCGGTGGAGCTGAACCGCCACAGCGAAACCGCTGCGAACGCGAGTCGGCGCAGGTCGGTCGGAGACAGGGCGTTCCAGACGTAGGAGAGGTCGCCGCCGAACCCGAGCAGTGGCATGATGTGCTGAAGCACCGCGTCGGGGATGTTCAGCGGATTTGCCAGGCCGCGCAAGTCCTCGATCCGATCCGCGATGGAATCCCAGACGTCGGTCATGCCCTGGAGGTAGCGCTCCAGGAGGCGCATGCCCTCATCCTGGTCGATGTCGCGCAGCATCTTCGGGAGAAACTTGTAGATGTCCCTCTCGAAGGCCGTGTCGCCGGTCGTAACCATCAGGGCTCCACCACCGTAATCGTCAGGTCGGCGTTGGTCGTGTAGGGCAGCTCGTCGGGGTTGAGTAGCACGTCAGCAGCCGGGGTCGTGAGCACGATGTCCTCGATCTGCTCGGACGCGACCGCGTCGATGGCAGCGATGAGCTTATTCCGCGACACCTTCTCCCCGAAGTCCCAGCGCCACGTCACCCCGTCGCTATGCACAGCGGTCGGGTAAAGGTAGGTCATCAGGGCCGCCTTGATCTGGCCGGCCGTGACCCCGCGGGCGGTAACCACGGCCTCGACCGTGATCGTGCGCGGGGTGAAGTTCTGTGCGCCGAGGAGGTAGTTGAGGAAGATGCGCGACTCGTAGCCCTTGGCCTCGTCGCCGTTGAACCAGTCCTCGATATCTTCGAGCACGGCCGACGTGAGGAAGTCGCTGCCGCTGCCGACGACGTAGAGCGCGACCGTCTTGGGGCCGAGCCCGTTGATGATGGGATACGCCCGCACGATGGGGCTCGTCCCACCCGCCCCGACGTACTGCTTCGCCACGGGCTCGAAGTCCGGTTCGGTGCAGGCCCGGCCGATGGTGCGCATCTCGGCCGGCCCCTCGATCTTGAGGCGCTCCAGACTGTCCTCGTCGGCGCCCTCCTTCTCCGACCAGCCCACCCCGGCGCTCCAGTTGTACAGCTCCGTGACGTAGGGAATGCCGCTGCGGTTGACCGTGATCGACCGGGCCGCGACGTTGCCGTCCTGGTCTGCTCCGATGCGGTAGTAGGCGTTGATGACGGCACCCGCGGCCGGGATGGCGCCGTTGTCGCCGTCGCCGAACCCGACCAGCACCAGGTCCTCGCTCCCGACCTCGACCGTGAAGTGCCGGTCGAGCGAGCTGGAGTTGATGAAGTTCTCCACCTCGCTCCAAGCCACACCGTCGACCGTGATCTCCAGGGTGCCGCCGATGTAGCCGGTGCGAGCGAGGGTGTACACCTGCCACACCTCGCCGGTTCCGGTCGCGAGCGGCTCCTGCGTGACGCGCTGGCCCTGGGTGACGGTGAAGGCGAGCACAGCCGGGAGTGACGACGTGTCGATCTCCGCGAGGATGGGCTCGGTGGGCGTCCCGATGCCGGTGCAGCGCCACCGGGTCCAGTAGCCCTCGACCCCGTTCACTTCCGTCTTCTGCCACTCGATACCGTAATCGAAGAGCGGAATCATGCGGACCTGGTTCGTGCCGCCAGACTGGAAGCTGGAGGTGTCGTCCGAGATCCCCTGCGGGAGCCACTCCATCGAAAGCCGGTAGTCGAGGGGGTCCGTGCTCGGGCTCTCCTGGTTGAGCAGCGTGGTCGTCTCGATGTAGTTATCGACGCCGTCCCACTGCACCACGAGGTCTTCGGAGACGCCGGTCTTCGCGACTGCGATCCGCACCTCCAGCCCGGCGACCGAGGTGCTGCCGAGCACGTCGTTCAAGCCGAAGCGGAGGGTGCTTCCGAGGTCGGTGACGGAGCCCGGCGGCCGTGCCAGGCTGTCGCCGATGTAGACCTCCCAGACACCCTCGTAGTCGACGCCGGGCGTGTTGACCTCCAGCGCCATCCCGAACCACAGGACGGAGTCGTGCCCGAAGTACAGCTTGTCGCCAGCCTCCAGGCTCGCGAACGGTGTCCAGGGCGTTCCCGACTCGGCGTCACTCGCGTAGTTCGCGGAGAAGACGGCAGCCTCCTCGGCGTAGATGTAGGTCAGGCGTCCCGTGTTGCTGGTCGGGCCGAGGGCCGAGTCGGCGACGTACTCGAACACCACCCCGGGCTCGTTGTCGGCCGGCTCGGTGCTCACCTGTGCGTAGGGCTGCACCACGTCCGTCGCGACGTCGAAGTGCTTCGAGAGCTGGAGCACCATCCCGGCCGTCGACGGGGTGGCCGTGTCGGGCTCGACGCCGATGAGCTTGAGGTGCTGTCGCACCGACTCCAGGAGTTTCGCCGTGCCGTAGATGGCCTCGTTGGCAGCGGCATCGAGGTGGACGCTGTTGAGGTGCCCGACCAGGGCGAACGCCTTGATGAGCTGGACCGCGACCTCGTAATCGTTCTCATTCGTGATCTCGGGGACGTTGATCCGCATCCACGTCCGCAGCTCGGACAGGATCTCCGGGTAGAAAAATACCGCGAACTTGAAGCTCGGGACGGTGGCCACGCTACACCCCCGTCGCCCTGGGCCGCAGCGTGCGAGTGACCACGGCCGGGTCCTGGGTCTTGAGGTCGAGGTACTCGATGGTGATGGTCAGCTCGCCCGTGCCTGGCGTCGAGCTGAAGGAGACCGAGCCCGACGCGCCGTTCTGGAGCCGGGCGATGCCCCGGCCCTCCAGATAGGCGAACACCTTGCTGATGGAGTCCACCGCCTGGGCTCGCATCGCCGGGCTGTCCACCGCGAAGACCGTGGCCTCCTCCATGAACAGCACCTCGAAGGGATGCTCGCTGTAGTTCGGCGACACGGCCCGCAGCACGATCTCGCGGATGTAGTCGTCGCCCTTGACCAGGGCGAGGCCGCCGCGGGGGTTGGGCCGGATCGGGACACTGATGCCCTGGGGCTCGGCCATGAGCTACTCCCCGGGAGGCGGTTCGGCCGCCTCTTGCTGCACGAACACGTCCAGGCTCGCTGGCAACGACGCAGGGGCCTCGGGTGGCGGGGGAGGGGCTGCCACAGCCTCCGGGGCTCGTTCGGGCTCTGTGCGGCGCGTGGGGCTCCGCAGTCGCCGCCTATCGCGGAGGTCAGAGCGCAGTTCCGCGAGGGCCTCGCGCAGGCTGTGCACCTGCCGCCGAAGATCCTCGATGCTGTCGCCCTGGCCTTCCACCCGGTCGCGGAACAGCCCATAGAAGCCGTCGAGCTTCTGGCCCTGCTCGGAGCCCTGCTTCTCGGCCGCGTCCAGGGCCGGCACCACCACCGTCGTCCAGGCGGCGACCAGCGCTCCGATGAGTGCCGCGAGCCCGGTGAGGATGCCGGCCCACTGGCCGAGCTTGCCCTTGGCCTTCTCGGTCACGGACTACTCCTTGGCCGGGGTGTCCGTGGTGCCGAAGATGACCGGCGACCAGATGGCCGGGGTCAGCTCGATGTGGAAGCCGGCCTTGGCCACGAAGTCCTCCTTGACCTCCTGGGCCTTGTCGAGGTCGAACTTGACCTCGCTGCCGTCGTCCGAGAAGGGCACCTTGAACAGCTTCGAGGCGTAGTCGTTCTCGATGATGGCGAAGGTGCCGAAGATGCGCTTCAGCCACAGGCACCAGGTCTGGACGCGCTGGTAGTCGCCCTCGCGGTACTTGCGGCTCATGCGCAGGCGCCCGAGCTTGGACTCGGCCTTGTTCGCCTCCTCGATGGGGACGATGATGCCGATGCTGAAGCCGGCCCGCACGCGCCCGACGAAGGCATCGACACTCTCCTTGTCGAAGTCGGGCGCGGCCTTCGCGATCTTCTCGAACTGGGTCTCGGTGCTCATCTCACTTCCCTCCTGGGTTGGTCGGAGTCAGGTGCCCTATCATAGCCTCACTTCTTCGTCTTTGCCAAGTCGGAAAGGTGGGCTCCAGTGATGAGCGTGTTGATCGCTCCCTGGAGCGCGGCATACTGCGGCGGCCCCATCACCGCGCCTGGCGTCGGATGAACATGCGCGAGGATCGCGCCGAGTGCCGTGTTGAGCAGGTTGCTGAATGTGTTGCCCAGAACCAGGGGCTCCGACGAGCCGCTGCCGATGAGGATACCAGCGGTCGCGCTCACCTGCACCAGCTCACCGCCGGCCTGCTCGATGCGGATGTCGTTCCCGTCCCGGATCAGAAGCCGGTCGCCGCTCGGCGTCCTGGCCTCGATGTCGGTGTCGGTGAGCTTGAAGATCGGGCCGTCCTTGTGTGTGATTTCGATGGTGTTGTTGTCGTCGCGTAGAGCGATACGGTGACCGGTATTGGTGAGCAGGTAGACAACCCCCTCACCCTCGGCTGCGCCGCCTTCGATGACGAGCCGGTTGTGCCGCGCGTCGGTGATGAGGATGCTCGGGCCTTCGGCGCCGTCGACGTTGCCCATCCACACCATCGTCGTCGGGGAAAAAGCCAGGTTGCCGCCCTGTCCTCGCATCCCTGTGAACAGGAACACCATCGAATTCTCTTCGTCGTCAGCACCACCACTAAACGACCGGCCATCGAAAATCATCCAGCCGTTCCCGTCAGGTGAGATGAACCCGTGGATGTGGGGGTACAGCTCCTCCTCCACCTCGTCCGAGAACTGACCCTGGAAGAAGCCCGGTACAGCATCTCTGTCGGGATACAAGCCGCAGCGCCACCGCATCCCTCCCTCGGTCTCCATGTCGGCACCGTCGTTGACCTCGATTTCTACGAGGTCACCAGGCCGCGGGACGAAGAAGAACCCGTAGGGCTGGCCGCCGGTCTTGGCCGGGTTGCCAGCCGCGAAGAACATCGGCTCGATCCAATCCGGCAGCTCGGGGGGCTCGGTCTCACCAGCCTCCCTGTCGGCGTCGAGCAGCTCCGAGCAGCTAACCTTGATGCGGCCACGGCGCTCCGGGTCCATCACGTCGGTCACGGTTGCTTGGAACCATTCGGTCTTTGCCATCAATCACACCCTGAACGCGCTCATGCCGAGGGTGTCCTCCGGGGCGCGCCGCCCAGAGAAGCGCATGGTGTAGCCGCCGGTCCTGCTCATGGTGTGCTCGACATCCATGAATTCGTACTGGCCAGCGATTCGATTCGGCAAGCCGCGGAAGGTGTGGTGCGTGTACTTCCTCACGTCGGGCAGGCCAGGGGCTCGGCCCTGGAGATGGATGAAGCTGGTCGCGATGCGAGCCAGGTAGGATTTCGCAAACTCCAGCGCTTCCTTCTCGTTCTGGAATGGCTTGTCGCGGATGACGTGCACCTGCCGGCCAAAGGTGGTGAACAGCACGCGCGAGCCGGTTGTGATCTTCTCGGTGTCGAGCACGGTCGCATCCGGCCCGTGGAACGTGGTCGGCTTGCCAGTCTCGTTGAGCTGCGCGATGTACTTCGCGTAATTGTAGGTCCTACGGTCGAAGCGCAGCACCTCCACCTCGCTCGCACCTGCACCGGCTGCGAAGCTCCAGGAATAGTCGAGCAGCCGGTTGTCGCGCTGCGAGATGTTCGGACCCCAGACGAACTCGTACTCCTTCGGCCGCATGAACCGCGGTCGCTTCGGTTGCTGGCCTGGCGGCAGAAAGCAGAGATTCCACTGGCCCGAGCTGACCTCGGTGTTGTTGACGATCCATCCCTCGGGAATCCACTCGACCCACACCCGGAAGCCGTCGAGGAAGGCCATGCGCCGCACGAACTCCCAGTCGCTCTTCCCCTTGGCCTTGAACGCCTTGCGCTTCTGCTCGGTGGCCGCGGCCTGGGCTTTGAAGCCGTAGTCCCACGCGAGGGCCTCCACGATCTCCTTGTCGTGGCGCCGGTCCCGGTAGCCGCCGAAGCGCCGGCCGCCCTTCTTCTGGCCCTGCTCCATCATCCACCGGGCCGCGCTGTGCGCCGTGATCCGAATCGTGGCATCGCCACCCTCGGGCGCCGCCCCCTGCGGAGGCTCCCAGATGATACCGCGCCCCATGTAGAAGTTCTGGTGACCGTAGCCCATCCAGAGGTCGAGGATGTTGCCCTCGGCGAACACCTTCGCGTCTACCAGGCGCAGGGTCGGGTCCTTGATCGTGAGCCCGATGCTGTCCGCGGTGTCGTGAGAGCTGCGATACGTCACCTGCTCGATGAGGCGAGCGTAGTCCGACTCGACGCGGGTGCCGTTCACCTTCAGTGCGAAGGTCGGCACACCCTGGACGTCCCAGTAGTCAGGCACGCCTCACCTCACGCCGCCGAGGCGTAGCGCACGCCCAGGCGAGGCTTGAACTTGCGGCTGCGCCCCTCCTCGCCGGGCGGGACGTAGAGCCGGATGCGGAACTGGCAGGCCAGCGACTTCGGCAAGTCACCGTCCGTCGTCTGGTTCGGGTCCACCCCGTAGCGCGACAGGGTCATGGTCGTGACGGTGCTGGTGAAGCTGGTCCAGGAGCCCCAGTCGGCCGGGAGCGGGCCGTTCTTCTGCTGCACCTGCAAGCCGTAGCCGGCATCGCCCCAGGCGGCAAGCTCCACAAGATCGGCTGTGCCGAGGGTCGTGCTCTCGCTGCCGGTGTAGAGCAGCACACCTGTCCGGTCGACCCCGACGTTACGCACCCGGAGGTCGATGGTGGAGCCCGGGGTGCCGGCGAGCAGCGTGCCCAGGTCTTCGAGCCCGGTGCGGACCCAGGTGCTACCGTCGAGCCGCTCGAACAGGACTGTCGCGAAGTCAGCCATCGTTACGCCCCCACGCTGAACACGACCGACAGCTCGGCCTGACCAGCATCGGCCGGGAAGTCGCCCGAGCCTGGCGCCTCGGTCGCGTCACTGCGGAGATCCCAGTGGTCCTCCAGCGCCGTCTCGGCCGAGTCGGTCCCAGAGAAGAGCGGGAAGGTGCCCTCGATGGTGCGGTCGGTCATCTTGTCGAGGTCAGGCACCTCTACTGTCTGCCCTTCGAGCAGCGGAATCATGTCGGGGTTGTCCTGCCGCAGGAGCACGCCCAGGATCGCGTTCTCTGGGCCGTAGCGGCGCGCCGCGACGTGCTCGAAGGTCTGCCCCTCCTTGACGGTGTGGTAGACCGTGGTGGACGGCCGAGCCGAGGGGTCGGTGGGCACGTACTGGATGGAGTCGACCCACCGTCGCAGCACCAGGCTCACCCGGGCGACTCGCGGGGTTCCGTCGTCGCGGAGCCGGCCCTGCCACCGGAGCGCGCCCACCGCGTCCAGCTTGCACGGGATCTGGAACGCCTCGCCGTAGTCGAACAGGAGCCGGGGCACGCGGGCCGGCGACAGCTTGGAGTCGATCTCGGCCCACCGCTTGATCTGGTTTACCTTGCTGACAATCTCGTCGTAGAAGTGCTCGGCGAAGAAGAACAGGTCCAGGCTGACCGTCTTCTGCCGGCCGCTGCTCCACTGCTGAATCGGGTCGGCCATGCCAGGCGCCGCAACCGTGACCCAGTTGCCGCCGAATGACTCCACGATGTCGCCGTCGACGTTGTAGCCCGACTCGATGACCTCCCAGGTCTCCGTATTCCACAGGCGCCACGGGAGGGGCTTGAATGCGTATCCGTGACCCATACTCTACCTCGTCTCGCCCGTCGCGGAGGGGGGTGGTGCGAATCCGGTGTATTCCATCGTCCGCTGCACCTCGGGGTCGGGCGTCTCGCCCGTGCCCTTGAGCCAGTTCATCTCGGCGACCTTCATGGCGCGGGCGAGTTGCTGGCCCTCGACCTCCAGCCGGATGTCGAGTTCGGCCCTGGTCGGGACATCAGCGCCGGCCTGCCGGCCCGCGAGGGTGACGCCGAGCAGCCGGGTGAGGTCTGCGAGCTGCTTCTCCAGCCCGGCCAGCCGTGCCAGTTCACCACGCTGCTCCGGGGTGAACGACTTCATCCGCCGCAGCTTCGCGAGCCGCTTGCGCTCCTGCTCGGCCATCGCCAGCTTCGGCAGGTCACCCGACTCGTCCAGGCGGAACGAGGTGCCAAGCTCGCGCAGGATGCGCGTCACCTTGCTCGTCTCACCCTCGGCTGCGAGGGTTTCCGCCTGGGCCATGAGCCCGGCCCTGGCCTTCTCCAGGAACCGGCCGCCGAGTTGCCGCGCCGTGGCCAGCGTCCCGAAGTCCATCTCGCCGCCGAACTCCGCGCGCTTGGTCCGTGCCTCGATGGTGCGCTTCACCTGCTCGGACTTCTTGCGGGCCTCGGCCTGCCTCTTCTCCTTCTCGGCCATTTCCCGGAGCGGGTTGTATCGGGCGAGCTTCTCGTAGTCGCCGATGAGGTTGATCGACTCGGCACTCGCGCGCAGCACCTCGAAGATGGACCCGAAGATCCCCAGGGCTGCCGCGCCGGCCGTGGCCCCGGCACCCCCGAGCAGGAACCGGCCGAGGCCGCGAGCCCCGGTGAACGCCCACCCGCCGGCAGCCTTGCCGCCTGCCGCAGCCGCCGCGCCCTTGCCGAGCTTTCCGGCCGCACCGCCCACGCCGCCCATCATCGCAAGTTCGTGGAAGTTGGTGACGTAGACCGGCTGCCCCTGGGCCGCGGCCGACAGCCCGACACCAGCCGCCGCAGCCGCCGCCTTGCCGCCCGGGATACGCCCCGCGCCAAAGCGGGCCAGAGCGCCGAAGACGCCCTTGCCAGCCCCCACGCCGGCTCGGCCAGCACCGAGCAGCATCTTGGACGAGCCAGCGAGGATCTTCGCGCCGCCGGCCGCCATGCCGAAGCCCATCGACAGCACCTTCAGCGCCGCCGCCAGGCCCAGAATCGCCGGGGCGAGCCCGACCACCTGGGTCATCAGCTTCGCCGTCTCCCTGGGGCTGCCGCCCATGCCAAAGAAGCTCATCACGCCGCTGAAGGTCTGCTTCAACGACTGGAAGCCCTCCTTCACCCCGGCGATGCCCTCCATCACGCCCTCGGCGAACTCTCGGGCGCTCTCGGGCACGGTAGACCACTGGGCCTTGAACTCCTCGGTTGACCTGGTCGTGTCCGCGTTCAGCAGCCGCAGCGCGGTCGCCACGTCCTGCACCTGGGTCGAGAAGCCCTTGACCCCGCCGGTCATGGAGCGCATGAACGGCTCCATCGCCTCGATAGCGAAGCCCTCCAGAGCCGACCCGAGGATCGTGATCTGGCCTGACAGCGAGTCGAGCTTGGCCTCCGCGAGGTCGGCCGCGGCGCCGTCCTGGTTGAGGCGCTCGGAGAGGTCGGTGATGGCCGTGGCCGACTTGCCGAACTGCTTCTCGACCTTCTTCTGGGCAGCGACGAGGGCGATGGCGGCCCGAGCACCGCGGCGCCCGAACACCTCCTGGAGATCGGCCGTGCGCTGGAGCACGTCATCCTGACCGGCGAGGGCCTTGGTCAGGTCCTTGACGATGTCGCCCATCGGGCGAAGCTCCTTCGTGCGGGCGTCCTTCAGCCTGACGCCCCACTCCTTGATGAGCTTCGCGCCCTTGGAGGTGGGCTTGGCCAGCTTCACCAGCATGTTTGTGAGGCTGGTGCCGCCCACGCTGGCCTTGAGGGTGGAGTTGGCGAGCAGGCCCATCATCGCCGCGGTGTCCTGGGCGCTGATGCCAAGGGTGGCCGCCTGGAGGCCGCCGTAGCGGAACGCCTCGCCTAGCTCCAGGATGTTCGTGTTCGTGGCAGCACTGGTCGCCGCGAGGATGTCGGCGACCTTGGTCGCCTGCGAGCTATCGAGGTTGAACTGCCGCAGCACACCAGCGACGACGTTCGTGGCGTCGGCGAGGCCGATGTTCTCGGCCGCCGCAGCTTGGAGCACACCGGGCAGGCCGCTCACCACGTCATCCACCGCGAAGCCGGCCCGGGTCATCACCTCGATTCCCTCGGCCGCCTGGGTCGCGGTGAACCGGGTGCTCGCGCCGAGCTTCTTCGCGAGGTTGTTGAGCTTGCCCACGTCGCGAGCAGCTTCCGCGGCGGTTTGCTTCTGGAGCTTCGCGTTGAGGGTGACCAGGCCCTTGACCGTGGCCATCTGGGACTCGAAGTTGGATGCCTTCTTCAGGGCGACGCCCACGCCGGCCGACATCGCGGTCGCAGCGATGGTCATGCCGCCCATCACCTGCTTCACGCCGGTCGCGGCCTGTTGCGCACCGCGAGCCGCCTGCGACATGCCGCGGAACGCTCCGCTGGCCTGTCGCATGCCGGTGACGGCCTTGCCTCCGTCGAAAGAGAGCCGTGCGAACAGCCCCATCTTCGTCGGCATGCTAGGCTCCTACTTCTGCCCCCGCTTGGCCTTGTCGAGCGCCTTCTCGTCGCGGTCGCGTTGCTTGAGGTAGGCGTCCACGTACAATCCTACCTCGGTGACGGGTAGCGTGTCGATGTATTGCGCCGGGATGCCGCCCTTGGTCCGGTGTGCAAGTTGGTAGGTCAGCTCCACCAGCTCCTCCCGGGACAGCCCCAGGCCCGGCCGCACTAGCCGAAAAAAGACTCGTAGCTCCAGTCGAGCGGCTGGTCCAGCTCGCGCTTGCAGCCTGGCGACGGGCAGGTGGTCCGCACCGACAGCTCTGGGCCGCCGTTCGTGCGCGCCACCTCGTCGTTGAGGAAGTTGATGATGCGCTTCGGCATGCTGTCCACCTCGAACGGGGTCAGCCGCAGCCGTTCGCCATCGAGCGGCCCATCTTCCTTGTCGTCCGCACCCAGGATCGCGCCCTGCATGATGGCCGCCTGGTAGTGGACCGGGGTGTGCATCTTCCCCTCGATCATGCCCCAGGGCGACGGCCGCAGGAGCAGCCGGGTGACCGCCTTGTCGCGTAGCTTCCACGGCACAGGCAGCGTGACGAACTGCTCCAGGCTTTCGGGGGTGTCGAAAGCCCTGACCCGGATCGTGGTGAGGTCTCCCTCGAACACGAACGGGGTGCCGCAGAAAGGGCAGCGGTACGGGAAGGACAACCCCTTCCCGAGGCTCGCTACCCGAGCCATGACGTAGGCGAACATCACGTCGCCGAAGAACATGCCCTTGACGTGGGCCTCGACCTCCTCGGGCTTGGCCTCCGACAGGTCCATGTCGCCCAGGGTGACGAGCAGGTGCTTCAGGGTCGAGGTGACCTTGGCCGCCTCGGTCGAGTCCGCGTTCGCCTCAAAGTCCCGTGCGATGGCCTTGTCCTGTGCCATCGTGTAGGGGCGGAACGCGAATGCCTTGGCGAGTACAGCTCCAGTCGGAATTCCGAGGGGCAGGTTGTACCCCAGGTCGGCGAGGGTGGCGGTACGCACAGCGGCAGCCGTGGGCTCGGCTGCCGTCTCGGTGCCCTGGGTCTCTGCGGGGTCGGTCATTGGCTCCTCCAAGTCGGCCCGTCGCCGGGCGGTTGTGAGGCGTGTTGCCGGGTTCGACGCGCCAGGCGCGCGTCAGCTCGAAGCGGTCTAGGTCCCGATGGCGACGTTGTCGGCCTGGAAGGTGTACTCGATGACGGCCATCTCGCCGTCATTCCCGCCGTCCAGGTCGGGCAGCCCTCGCCGGGAGATCCAGACGCCCTCCAGGAGGAAGCTCCGGGGGAGCCCCTGCGAGAGGTTCCACACGAGCAGGGTCGCCGCCCGCTTGTAGTCGGGCGTCACCTTGTCGTGGGCCGCGGCGAACCACTGCTCCAGGGCGAGGTACTCCGCGGTGTGGTGCATCGGGATCGTGGCCGTGAACTCCACCGCGTTCGTGCGGCCACCCGTCGCCCGGGTCTTGTCGGGCAGGTCCACCACCTCACCTTCCTCCTCGATGCCCGAGAGGGTGATGAAGTGGATGGGGACCGGAATGCCCACCACGAGCAGATCGAATCGGGAAACCGGGTTGTGGTCCGGCTCCAGCGTCGCCTTGCCGAGCATAGCGACCTCCTCCTCCGTTCAGGTCAGCGCATCGCCCCGGTGAACGGTAGCCGGGTCAGCCTAGTCCCAGCACGTCCACATGACCTGCTCGCCGCTGACGTTCAGGTCGGTGTCGGCGCCCAGGTCGAAGCCGTCGTGCGAGGGCGTCACGCCGTCCGTGGTGACGTAGGACAGGTCGGTCGCGCCCGCGCCGCTGTCCACGATCTTCGCCATCGCGTCGTCCGGCATCTGCTCGCCCCAGTCGGCGCGGGAGTTGCCGTCGATGTTGATGAGCTGGACACGCCGCGGCCGGAAGCCCACGCCCTCGACGCTCATGTCGGAGCCGGTCCCGGTCACGATGCCCGTCTTGCACCTGCTGCCACCGCTTGCCATGTCGATCCTCCTCTCGGCGCCCCGTACCCCGGGGCTGGTCAATCCAAAGGCTGCCGGGCCGCTAGGCCACGACCTCCTCGAAGATGCCCTTCTTGCCCATCGTGATGACGAAGCGCTCGACCGTGTCGGCCAGCCAGAGCGTCGTCTCGGCGTTCAGGTTGCCAGCCGCTCGCTCGGCCGCGTCGTTGATGTCGCCGTCGACCTTGATGGCCGCGGCCTGCTCGAAGGTGTCGCCCTGGAGGGCGCCCTTGCGGTACTCCGGCAGGAAGAAGGAGTAGAGCGCCGTGAGCGCGAGCTGCCAGGTCGACTGGTCGTTGATCGCCCAGATGATCCAGTCGAAGCTCTCCATGAGGGACAGCTCGTAGTGGCTCATCTGCTCGCGCTGGTGCTTCCACTTCCAGGCCGGGTCCTGGGCGATGGTGCGGTCGCCCCAGAGCACGTAGTTCCCGCCCTTCTTCAGGATCGCGTTCAGACCCCGCGGGTTGGTGTACTCCAGGTTGATGACCAGGCCGTCCGTCGCGAGCTTCACCACCCGGGGCAGCGTGACCTCGATACCGGACGCGGCCTTGTGATACCCCTTGTAGTCGCGGGCGACCGCGGCCTCGCGGCCGTGAGCCATGCCGACCATCGACACCAGCTTGAGGGCGCCGTCCGTGCTGTCGGGGTCCAGGACGTAGCAGTAGGTCGGGAAGCTCGTGACGCCGAAGTCGTTCTTGCCGACCGTGGAGTTCACGTAGGCGTCCGCGTTGATCTCGTCCACCGTGCTCGGGGGCACCTCGACCCGCCACTCGTAGCCGCGGCTCTCGGCGTACTCCAGGCCGGCCTTCTCGACCAGCTCGGAGAGCAGGGTGTACTCCTCACCCCACCACCCGATTCCCGGGGAGGCGAGCTTCACGAGACCCTTGTCCTGGCCGCGCAGCCCGTTCCAGGGGCAGCTCGCCACATCGAGGGCGACGAGCCACGGGTTCAGATTGGTCTTGAGGCCACCGAAGCCGTCCCACCCCTCGGTGAGTTGCTGCGGCGCCTCGACCTTGAAGGTGTCGCCCGGGGTGGCCACGCTGGTCAGGTCGGAGCCGATGCTCACGCGGATGGTGTTGCCCTTGTTCTCGATGATGCGGTAGCTGTCGTTCGGGGCGCCATCCACGTCGGGCCACAGGTAGCCACCGACCAGCGCGTCGTTCTTCGCGAGCCGGTAGACCTTGATGGTGATGGTGTCGGCCACGGCCCAATCGGTCGCGCCGCCAGAGACCAACACGGTCACGCCTCGGTCACCGAGTGCGAAGGCCGTGCCGCTGGTGAGCACGTCGGCCGCGCTGGTGCCGTAGATGTTGGACGCCACCGAGAACTTACCGACACCGTCGCCGCCGAGGGTGGTGCAGGTCAGGAGGATCTCGTCCTCCAGGTAGTCGTCCGTGAAGGCCGTCACCGTGGCCGTGCCGTCGCCCGTGTTCGTGCCGCCATAGGCGACGACCTGGGTGATGGCCGTCAGGAGGTCGGGGTCGCTGTCCAGCGGGTCGACGAGGGCCGCCGACTCGCCGCGCCAGGCGTTGGTCGGGCGGGAGAGGGCGGTGACGCCGCCCGTCCACTGGTTCGTGACCGTGACCCAGTGGTTCCCCGAGTCGTTGTTGACCACGTTCTCGACGTAGCGGCCCGAGGCCGGGTCCATCGAGAGGTTCTCGTAGGTGCGCACCTCGACACCGTCGACGTACACCGTCATCGAGAACTCGGTGAGCGGGTTCTCCACGCCGTCGCCGAACACGACGCTGACGTGCCGCGGGTTGTCGGTGACCGGGTGGGTGTTCTGGCGCTCGATGATGACGATGCTCGGGTCGGCCGGCCAGTCGGTCGCCATGTCGTTGTGAGCCTCGACGCTCACCACGCCGGCATCGGTGTTGCCCGTTACCTTGTAGGGACCAGCTCGGCCGGCACCGTAGGGCTCCTCGACGTGGATGGTGGCGCCGAGCATGATGTCGACGGCGAGCGCCCCGGCGCCCAGGCCGAGGTCGATGGTGGTGGCGGTCACGTCAGCCGCGGCCACGCTCTGCTCGTAGTGGAAGGCACCGCCGGCCCACATCCCGGCGCTCTTGCCCTCGACCTTGAGGGAGGGCAGCGCGCCGTTGAAGAAGGTGCCGCTGCCCGGGTTGCTGTCGTCGTGGCGCGTCCAGAAGGTCGCGTGCGCGTTCTCCTCCTCGCCGTCCGTGACGCGCACCGGCCACAGCTCGCCCGCGCCGTCGCCCAGGCTGAAGAAGTCCTGGGCCGCGTCGGGGCAGAGCGACTGCGAGATCCGGCCGCCGAACTTGTTGACGAAGTCGCCCCGCTTGAGGCAGCCATCCAGCTCGCTCACAGGCCCCTTCTCGTAGATGCCGATGTGGCCCGTGATGCCGAGCGCGCCGGGCACGATCTGCTTCTGGGCCTCCTTCTCCACGACTGCCGTACCGGGGCCGAGCACTGGACCGAAACGCCGCTGCGCCATGTCTGCACCTGTCCTTCCGTTCTCGTCTCGCCGGCCTGTGCCGACCCCGTGTTGCTAGGGGCGCGGTGCCAGTGCCGGTACAAAAGTCTGGACCGCCCACCTATCTTCCGCTCTGGGGAAGTAGTGAAGGCGGTCGAGCCGAAGCGTGATCTGGTCCTGAAGTAGCCCGCTCCCATCTGGTCGCCCGGTGAAGGAGGGGTCGTTCAGGATGCGAACAGGGGTGGCCTCGTCGACGCCCGCGAGGTTGAGCAGCGGGTTGTCGTCGAAGTAGTCCTTGACCGCGTCTGCGAGGCGCATGCGGTCGGTGTCCCGGTCTGCTGAAACCAGGATGTCGAGATCGAACGTGGTCGCGTCCACCTTGCTGATGACCTTGGCCGCGCCCGTGGCCTGGTCGATGACCGAGTCACGCCGGGCCGGGGTGCCGCGGAGCACGTCGACAGCGCGGAGGTTCTCCAGGACGAGCACGGGCACGAGGTCCTCGACCTCGGTGTAGTCGGGATGCTTCGCCACGCTCACGGACGGGGCGTAGCGGAACGCGACCCACAGCCGCGTCCCGGTAGCCTGGACGCTGGTGAGCGTGATCTCCTCGGCCGAGTCGTCGTAGCTCTGGAGCAGGTTGGTTCGGTGGTCGGGGTCGCTGTCGTGGTCCCAGACGCCGACGATTTCGAGCGCCTTGTAGGGCCGCACCGTGTAGGCGCCGCCCTCGCCGATGGCGAGCGTGTCGGTGTCGCTCTTGAGCTTGAAGGCCGTGTCCTTCCACGGCCGGATCTGGCTCTTGATGGTGGGAACCAGGGAGCGCAACAGCAAGTCCTCCGTGAAGTTGATCCAGACTCGATACAGGAGTTTAGTCGTGGTGAGGCGCGGAGTCAAGTTCGGATCGGTCGTGGCCAGCCTAGCGACGACCTGGAGCTTCTTCGAGTCGACCACGCCCCGGAAGCTGGAGGCGTTGTCGTTCAGCTCTTGTGCGGAAGACCAGGCCGTAGCAGGGGTGACCCAGGCGCCCCCGTCCCAGTAGTAGTCGTCGGTCCCGTCCGAGAGCCGGAAGGTGACACTGGTGCCGGCCGGCTCGATGGCCTCGCAGGCGAAGCTCTCCCACTCGCGCAGGGCGAGGGGCTCGGTGACCCGGTGCCGCACGAAGTGCTCACCCGTGGTGGGGTACTCCCCCTCGCTGTCGGCGCGGAGCTGGACCCCGCGACCAGCGTTGCGGCTTTCCAGGTAGATGTCGGTGTCGCTGAACACGAGGTCGGCGCGCCACTCCTCCCCGTAGTTGAACGCCTTGATGAGCACCTGCTCGCGCATCACTTCCCTCCCGCGAATGCCGCGTCGACCGCCTTGGACCACTCCTTCTTCATGCGGGCCTGCACCATGCCATCGTCCACCACCGTCTTGATGAACGGCCGGGGCGGGATACGGATCTTCGTCGTCTTCGGGTGCAGCGGCTTGAAGCCCTTGTCGCCGTACTTGAACGCGAGGAAGAGGAAGTACTTGCGCATCTTATCGGTGACGTTGATGACGATGCCATCATGGACGATCTTGCCGATGTTCTTCCGGCCCTTCCACACCGCCCATCGGTTGACACCGACGACCGCGGCCAGCGGCCCCTCCATCTCGTAGGCGAGCGACTTCAGCAGGGCCGCCCCGGTTCCACCACCAGAGGCGCCCTTGGCCTTCTCCGGGGAACCGCTCTTTCCGACCAGGGGGTATCCGCCGCCCTTGAGGATGAGGGTGCGCGGTGCGTTCTCGCCGTACTTCTTCTGGTCGATGCGCCGCCGGATCTCGTCGCGGACCTCGATAGCGTTCCGCTCTGTCGCCAGGCCCACAAGCCGGCTGAAGTTGTCAGCAAAGGTGTCCAGGGTTGCGCCGTACTTCTTCCAGTCGCCCGACAGGACAAGCCCCGACTTCTTGATGGCAGCCGCGCCGATCTTCGTCCCGCCAGCCGTGGGTGAACTGCTCCCGCCCTTGCTGCCGCTTCCGCCGCCTCCGACGAACCGGCCCTTGGAGTCGCGCTTCGTGGCCATCAGACCTCCTGGGGCTCGGCCGGGCTGCGGTCGGAGAAGAACGCGAGCATGAGACCGTTCCCGCCGATGTCGGGGTAGTGGCCGGCGTCCTCGAACTCCTCCACGTAGAGCCGGCAGGCGCGGTGCCCGATGGTCGTGATCTGGTCGCCCTTCGCGATGGTGACACCCCTGGTCACCAGGGTCGAGCGCTTGAAGAGCAGGTAGCCCTTCCAGCTCTCCCGGCGTCCCGACCACATCCAGTCGGGATCGTCGATGGCCCTCCACTTCACCTGGGCCTGGAGCCTGACCTGGGTGTACTCCGGCCGGCCGATGGGCTCCTGCGCGTCCTCGTCGTACAGCGTGGCAGCCTTGTCGAGCTGCTCAAGCACGACCGGGATCGGGTGAATGAGGTTCGGGTTCGGCATCAGTAGCACCTACGGTTCGACTCGCCGCCGTTCATCATACCACGCTCGACGGGCCTGCTCGACCAGGCAATCGCGGGAGTCGCGATGCGGTACTGCATAATCATCGCGTAGGCCACCGGGTCGTTGATGAGCTGGAGCGCCGTCGCGTCCGCGCCCATCCCCTCGCCGGCCTTGGCATCCGTGAACTTGATCCGGTGCCGGTCGGTCTGCTCTTCGAGGATGCCCCACGAGCCGGCCGCCGCGCCGCCGCCACCCCAGGACTCCGAGCCGCCCTCGCCCGTGGCCAGCTTGCCCAGGTTGCGGATGACCAGGCGCTTCATCGCCTGCTGAATGGGGAGGGGCACCTGGCCGTTCTCGACCCACCCGAACGTCCCGCTGATGCGCTGGTTCAGGGTGCCGACAGCGAAGTTGCCCAGGTCGGTTCCGGCGTAGATGCTCTGCCCCTGACTCACCAGCTCGATCCGCGGCGTCCGCTTGTCGTTGGGCAGGTCGCGGTTGTAGACCTCGTATTGGTCCTCCGTGAGCACCGTGCCCGAGCGTGGCGAAGTGCCAGCGAGCAGGTTCACCTCGACCGCCGTGATCTCGATGACGGGCCACGGGAGGAACAGGGTGTCGTGACCGCTCCCGTCGAGGCGTAGCTCGAAGGTGCGGGCCGTGAAGAAGCACCTGGTCACCTTGTCGACCAGGCCGCTGAAGAGCTGGATGAGCGCGAGGATCTCATCGTCGCTCGGGCCGCCGTCTGCTGGCAGGGGCACGCCCTCGTCCCGCACCTGCTGAACGGTGATGTACTCGTCCTGCGTCGTGCCGCTCGACTCGGCGAGGACGGTGAATGCCTCCTGCCCCGCCATGTAGGGCGCCGCCGCCGTGATCTTCCAGCGCCACTTGATGAGGTGGTCGCCCAGGGGCTCGCCCAGGGCCGGCGTCCAGCCGGCGCCGAGCGTGTTGTCATACGGGTAGTAGGAGCCGACCGAGAACTTGCCAGGCGCGTTCGTCACGTTCTCCCAGGCAGTGTCGTCACCAGGGGTCGGCCACACCACCGAGCCCGGCAGGCCGCCGCTGATGTCCCAAATCTGGCATCCGACGTCAAAGGCGTCGGTCTTGGTTCCGTTCACCAGGATGAACCAGTTCAGGATCGAGGTGGTGCACTCCTGGCCGCGTGCGATGCTCGGCATGTCTCTTCCCTCCTACGGCAGGACACCGTCTGGATCAAACGGTGTTCCGACCACGTTGTCAAGCCCAGGCACGGGGTTCGTCTCGTGGTAGTAGGCTTGGAGGATGTCGTTGGCCAGGGGCGCCACGTTGAACCGGATGCGGCTCGTGGACACCTCGACCCACCCCTTCAGGTCATCGTCGGCACGGTACTCGACGCCGTTCCAGAAGACCTTGATGGTGTCCGGCGCGAATGCACTCGGAGTCACAAACTCGCGCTCGACCCCGTCAGGGACGCCGATAAGGTCGACGATCTTCCCCTGGTAGTAGCTGTCAGCCATCGCCCTTCCTGCGGCGCCATCGTAGCTTGAAATGACGGGGGTGGGTCAAGGCAAACTTGTAGAGCCGCCCGGGAGCGGCACGGTTCGGGTCCCAGTGCTCCGTCCTGGGCACCTTGCACCCCATCAGCCACCGCGCAGCGAACTCGGAACAGAACTGCGACAGCGCCGAGCGGTGTGGCACCCGCAGCTTGACCCGAAACCATCGCCAGGCCGCAACGACGAGCCCGAGAAGTGCGACACCGAAGTAGTCGTACCGCTTGCCCACCAGAGCGCCGACAGCCTCGTATCCGGGCCTTGGGTCGAACAGGCACTCGATCTCGGCGTACACGCTCTTACGCGCGACCTGGGCCTGAACCTTGCGAACCCCGGTGGTGGTAGCTTCGGCCGCCCACCGGCCACCCCACCCCTCGCTCTCGTATTCGATGAAGACGTGGCTCACCGGGGAACGGGTGAGCCACCGGATCGCCCTGCTGATGGGGTGCGAGCTGGCCGTGAAGACGAGCAGCACCGCGCCGTCACCCGGCGGTACTCGCGGTTCCACATCTCGCGCCATGCCCAGAACTCCTCGCGGGTCATACCCGCAGCTTCCCGGAGAGCCCTTTCCCAAGGAGCTTCGCGGCGACCAGGCCCAGGATGACTGCGGCTCCGATCCTCTCCAGGCACCAGGACACCATCAGCTCCCCTTCGGCTTGCCGCTGACCAGCGCCCACCGGATACCGAGGTCGGCGTTGCCGCTGCGGTTGTGCAGCGTGGTCTTGAGGGTCCACTGGCGAAGCAGATCCTCGGGTTTGATGTTGTCCTCCCCGATCTTTGCCATGCCGTCGCCCCAGATCGGGAAGTCGGTGATGTGGTGTGCGATCTGAATCGTCGCGAGGTACAGGTTCCAAGCCCCTGTCGGTGGGCTGTCCTGGTTCGGGGTCGGGTTGCCAGCGGTGTCGAGGTCGTAGTAGCCGTTCCCCGCTGGTGCCGGGACCGGAACGGCATCGTTATAGAGGTCGATGGTATGCGAGCCGTTGCCGGCTGCCGGGACGACGAGGATCGCTGGCTCACCGACGAGGTTGCAGTTCCCGACGCCTGGTGTGGCCGTTACCTGCGAGGCAGGCGCGAAGACCTCGAAGTCCACCCCGTCCTCGATGCCGCCGTTCTTCCACTGGACGAATCCGCCGGCTAGTGAGCGGGTGCCAGCGAAGGACACCTCCAGCGCCACGTCACCAGCACCGGACTTCTGCAACTTGAATTGAGTGTCATCCACGCGGCCTGCGATGTCCAGGATACGGTCGGAGCCGTAGCCGCTGTTCAGCATGATGAGCTTGTCGTCGCTCGTCTTCGGCCCGTCGATGGTCGTGCGCGTCGGCATCGTTGCCCCCTACCCGAGGATATTGCCCTTCACGTAGCACTGGAAGTAGACGCCCGCGCTGTCGATGTCATCTTGCACCGTCACGCGCACCTTGTCGGTTCCGCCAGCCTTGAGCTTGATGCCGCCGCCGACCAGCCAGTTCGACGACATCATATCCTTCGACGACACGACCCACTCGAAGCCACCAGGCGACGCGAAGTTGACGAAGTCCTCGTTCTGCTTGAGCAGCGCAACGGTGCCGGTGGTGCCGCCGGAGATAACCTCCACGAGCAACCCGTTCGCCAGCGGGCCGGACTTTGCGCCGAAGTAATCGCTGCCGAAGGTGACGGAGTTGGAGACGAGGACGAACTTGATCTCCTGGAGCGAGATGTCGCGCGTCGGGTCGGCGTCGTAGCTGAAGACCACCGGGGTCGGGTCGCCGTCCGCCAGAAGCGACGGCGACCCACCGCTCTTCACGAAGTCGTTCTTGATGTTGCTCGGGTCAGGCGACACCGATGGGAACGCGACAGCATCCCCGTCCGGTGTGTAGAGCGAAGCCTTGAGACGCCCCTGGCCGGCCACCGTGTCGATGACGTCCAGGTGAACCAAGTTCGTCGCGCCCTTGGCGACTTTGCTGTCGCCCTGGATACGATACACGGCTCCGTCAAGCATGACGCCGACCGCATGCCCCGCCGAGTCATAGAGCACCTGGGGCCACGCCCCGGCTCCAACGGCCTTGGTTCCCTGCGCGACCTTGCCGATCTCATTGGTCCCGGCCGGGAGCTGGTCGACAACCTTCTTGATGCCGTCCGTGTCCTTGATCGCGGCGAGGGTTTCCTCGGTCGATGGGTTGATCACATCACCCGCGACGTCGCGTATCTTGGCAGCTACGCCGAGCAGCTTGTCGGTCGCGCCGTCAGCAACGACCTTGAGGTAGTTCCCCGCCGAGTCGATCAGGAGTGCAGCCGGTGAGAGCAAACCCATCACGCCACCCAAATCGCCCGGGTGCGGCCAGACTCGAACGCCCCGGTATAAGTGATCGTGTCAGTGACACGAGCGATGACCGTGACCCCGTCCGTGTCGTACATCTCCCACTTCTCCTCGGTGGGGTTCGCGGCTGTCCAGGCCACGGTCAGCTCCACGATCTTCTTCACTTTGCTGTTCGACTCCCACCACGTCGCAGTCGTCGGGAACGGGCCGACCGGAAGAGCCTCATAGAACGCGCCAGATGCGAACCCACCGGCCGGGCCGCCAGTGGTTACGAAGTGAATGAGCTGGCGAAGGACGCGGTGCTGCTCGGCTGTGATACCACTGCCGCCTGTGCGGGGGTTGAACACACCGGCAGCATCGCGGAACCGCATCTCGCCGCCGACGTACTTGAGCGCACCTTGCTCGGTGGGGTCACCGTCAGTCTGCGGGTCGAGGACAATCTCGTCCTCGTGCCGCGTCCCTGGAAACCTGTCGGGAGTCCCACCCATCGCGCCTCTACTTCTTCGGCCGCTTGCGCGGCTTGGCCGGCTTCTTCTTGGTCGGCTTCTTCTTGGCCGCCTTCCTGGCCTTGTTCCGGTCGGCGACGGCCTTCTTCGCGCGGCGGTCGGTCAGGCTGGCAGGGAGCGCCGGCCGGCCGCGCTCCTCCCGCTCCTCCTCGTCCTCCTCCTCCATGCGCTTGTGGCGCTCGTACTTCGCCAGCTCGGTCGCGAACCGACGCTCGATGGCCTTGGCAGACGCCTCGATGCCCTGGAGCTTGCCGCGGAGGGTGGAGATGTCGGCCTGGTTCTCGACACCGACATCAGAGACGATGGCCGCGCAGCGGTTGATCGCCGTGATCTCGGCCTTCGCGATGTCGGGGTCCAGCCCGTCGTCGTCGACACGCTTCTGCACCGGCCCGCGCTCCTCTGTGAGGCGCTTCGCGAGCACCTTGCACGCCTGGACGATGCCGACCTTCTGGTCGATGGCCTTGGTCACGCCGTCGCGCTCGGAGGCCAGCTCGGACGTCATGCACTGCATCTCGTCGAGCCTGGTGCGGACGATGGGGTCGCCGATCTCGTTCAGGGTGGGGTTGTTCACGTCGTAGCCGCTCATGGTTCCTCCTCCGCGCTTGTGCCGCGTCCAGCGGCCAAGGGGCTTCGGGTTAATGGCCGGCCGGGGTGAGCGCCCCGGCCGGCCTGGGTTGCGCTACTACTGCGCGAGCACCGCGCTGATGATGACGTCGCCCGTCTTCACGCCCTTGCTGAAGTCGAACTTGACGTCACCGCTGCCCGGGGTGTCGCCCGCGTACACGTCGTTCTTCGTGGTCCCGTTGCCGCCGTAGAGCAGCCGGCCGTTGAGGAACACGAGCTGCTCGACCGTGGCCGGGGTGTTCATGTCGATGGGCGCCGCGGTGATGTCCTGGATGGCGCCAGGCACGTTGACTCCCTGGGCGTAGTTCGAGGCGAGCACCGTCACCTTCAGCGACAGGTCGACGCCGCCCTGCTCCCCGGCGTACTTGATGGCCGCCGAGATGGAGCTGAAGGTCTGGCCGAAGAGCCCGCTGATGGCGCCGGCCGTCGCGTCGTCCAGCTCCAGGTCGGTGTCGCGGCTGGAGGTGAACCGCACCTCACCGCTCGCCGCGCTGACCTCGGCGTCACCCGTGTTGGCCCGCAGCTCGGCCGAAGCCGAGTCGATCACGCCGTTCGCGGTCTTGCCGATGTTGATGGCCTGGCCGGTGGAGTCCACGGTCATACCGTTGGCGAAGTCGGAATCCACCGCGTCGTTGTTGAAGGTGGCGACGTCGGAGCCGATCTGCACCTCGTGCGCTGGCCCGGTGTCGGTGCGGGTGACCTTGAAGAGGTCGTTGCCCGTGCCCAGGCGCACCTTGAAGGCCACCGTGTCTGCGAGGCGGAAGTCGATGTCCGCGCCGTCCGCGGTGATGAAGGCGGCCCCGTTGTACGCCTCGTCGAGGCTGACGGTCACGCCGGCCTGCGGGTCGGCCGAGGCGATGCTGGAGCGGAAGTACTCCTCTGGCACGTCGTTGAGGTTCCGGCGCCACGAGAAGGAGTAGATGATGCTCTGGCTCTCGATGTCGGTGACCGGGCACGCCTCGAAGTCGTCGTAGGTCGCGTTCGGCCGCACGAAGGAGAGCTGCCCCTGGTCGTTGCCGCTGTCAGCGAAGGCGTTGCCGTCCGTGGCTGCGCTGCCGACCTGGAGCAGGGCATACACCCGGCGTGAGCTGGACAGGATCGGGTCGCCCGTTGCGCCGTCGAACACCTGGCACAGGTTCTTCGGCTCCAGCGGGTTCGGGCCGGCCTGCTCGGTCAGGCTGTGCGAGCCCACGGCCCCGGCGAGCTGCGCCGTGGCCGCGCCCTCGGTCGTCGCGTTGATGGCGATGACCTTGTCGGGCGCCGTGTTGCCGGTCGCGGTGAGCAGGACGTAGTTCTGGGTCGCCGGGACGCTCACGTCGTTGAGGTTGAGCCGGTCCCAGAGGCCCATCTTGTCTTCGAGCTTGGCTCGCGCCGCCAGGTCGTTGAGCGGCTCGGCTGCGCTCTCGATGTCGTCGTACCAGTTGCCAGCGTCCGCGCCGTGGATGATGCGCTTCGTCTGGGACAGCATTCCCTTGAGGAAGTCGAGGTGGTCGACGGCGCTCGTCTCGATGCCTGCGATGGCCGCAGCGTTGAGCGAGTCGTCGAAGTCGTAGCTCTTGCGGATCTGGTCGAGCTGGATGAGTGAAACGGCCATCGGGGAACCCTCCTTGCTTGTGCGCCTGTCGCGGCGTCAGTCTACCACTCACCCCCTCCGTGTGTCACGAACTTGCTGGTCACACCCGCTGCTCGACGATGACCTGGATGTCGAACACGTTCGGGGTGCCGCTCGCGTCGGGCGTGACCGTGACCCAGAGTGAGCGCCTCTTCGACGGGGCGTCGGCGTTCTCGTAGGGAACGTCGATGATGCCCGAGTCGTAGGGATCGCTCGCCACCGCGAGTCCGGCGACCGAGTGAATCTTGTCGAAGTCGTGGTGTGTGCTGCCGGCCGGATCGCTGACGTAGAAGTCCAGGTCGTAGTTCGCGGCCGAGCCACTCACCTTCTTCGCCTGGATACGCCGCAGCGAGCCACGAAACTCCAGCGGGTTGATCTGCACCGTGGCGCCGGCCACGAGGACGCCCGTGAGCTGCACCCGCTTCACGTTCAGCTTCTTGGCCTGGATGGGGTGACCCTCGCACGACCCGGCGTCCGGTTCGAGCTGCCGCGGATCGTCCAGGTGGGGGGTGCCGCCCTCGTAGTGAGTGCCGCTCATCGTTCATCTCCCTTCTTCACCGGGCCGTGGATGGCCGGGCTGTAGCGCATTCGGCCGACCTTGGCCGCGGCGTATTTGACGACCCTGGGGCGGTTGCCGTGGTGGGCCGTGACCGACAGCCGGATGGAGTCAGCGTAGCAGGTGAGGCGCTCGGCCGCAACCTTTCGGCCGTCGCCGTTGCCTCGGTAGAGCACCTCGGCCTCGTACACCTTGCGATGGAAGCCTTGGGGCACCGGCAGGGCGAGCAGCGTGCCGTCGTGTTGGATGCCTGCGCCTGTGATCTCTGACTGGAACTTGGGGTCGGCCTGGTGAGCACACCAGGCTTGCATCTCGGCAGGATCTAGGAGGTCGAATGTGAGAGTCCGACCATCGCGGAGGTTGACCTTGAGCACGTCGCCCCCTGCATGATGCGACTACTCGCCCTCGCCCTCGGCAGCCTTCTTCTTCTTCCGGCCGCGCCGCTTCTTGGGCTTGTCGTGCTGCGCCTTGCCGGGAACGTGAGAGGTGATGTCGCTGTCCTCGGCAGCGGCCTCCTCCGCGGCGGCCGTCTCGCGCTCCTCGCGCTCCTGGTCAGCCTGGGCCTGGGCAGCCTCGGTGTCAGCCTTGGCCTTGGCCTTCACCTTGGCCTTGGCCTTCACGCGGGCCTTGGCCGCCGCCGCACGGTCGACGGGGGCCTCGGGCGTATCCTGCGGAGCGGTCGGCATCTCGCGGAACTCCAGCCGGGCCGCGACGTCGCTGTCCTCCAGCTCGGCCTTCTCCTGGTCGCTCACGCGGACCCATCGGCCTCCGACCAGGACGAGCTTGCGAACCGAGGTCACGACGGGGAGCGAACCGCGCCGGGACAGTCGTACCTTCCAGGGCATCGCGTCCTCCTACTGGTCCTCGGCCGTCACGACCGAGTAGCGGGGGTTCAGCTTCAGCGCGGCCACCTGCTTCGGGTCGCGGACGGTCTGCGAGTGGCCGTTCAAGAACTTCGGCCCACCCAGGAAGGGTGTGTCGCTCGCGCCACGGAGCAGGGTGACCACCGCACCACCGTCGGGCACCGCGAGCCCGGCGCCAGGCGCCACGGGGGGCCTCGCCCGCCGCGGGGGCTTCTTCTCGGACTTGGGGAGGTCGTCGGTGGTCACCGGGCCGCCCTTGACCGGCTCGGGCTCGGGCTCGGGCTCGCGGGCAGGGATGGGCGACAGAGCGACCTCGTCGGCACAGCCGTCCATCGACGGACAGGCGATGCACTCGGGGTCACCTGGGTCCAGGCGGTCCTTGTCGCCATAGCACTCGGGCATCTTCTCGGGATCGGGATCGGGAGGCGGCGCAGGCTTGGCCTTGGGCTTCGCCTTGGCCGCGGCCTTCTTCTTGGCCGGCTTCTTCTTGCTTGCCTTGGCAGCGGGCTTCTTCTTGGCCCCTGACTTGGGCTTGCGGGCGGTCGCCATGAGGTCCCTCCTCTTTGGGCGTTGACAGGGCACGGCCGGGGCGGCTCGGAAGCCGCCCCGGCCGGGATTCGCACTAGGAACCGAGCAGCACCATCAGCCGCTAGACGCCGAGGCCGACGTTGTAGCCGAAGGCGATGGCGTCGGCCTCCTCGAACTCGCAGGCGACCTTCGCAGTCAGCGAGTACTGGAGGGTCGACTTGAAGATGTCGCGGTCGCTCTCCAGGCGGATCGAGTCGCGGCCCATGCCGATGATGAAGTTCGACTCGTGGGTCAGGATGATCTGGGCCTGCGCCTGGTAGGTGACCTTGACCGTGGCACCGCTCGGGATGGTCGAGGCGGCATCACGCGCGATGGTGCCGTTGACCGCGTCCAGGATGTAGTCGTTGCCGGCGCCCTCGGTGTACGGGGTGGTCGGCGTCTTGTCGAGGGTGCTCGGGAGCACGGTCACGTTCGTCACGTTCTTGTACAGGAGCGGGACGGCCGTGGTGCCGGTCAGGGTCAGGTGCTCCACCGTCTTCGGCTGGAAGGGGAGGAGCGGGATGCCGATGAGCGGGATGCCGAAGGGGGTCAGCGGCGCGCTGGACATCAGGGCGTCGTCGCCCTTGCCGGTGGCGCGGGCGGCCGTCTTCTCGCGGAAGTTCTGCTCCAGGTCCGTGCTCGTGAAGAAGCGCAGCTTGGAGCGGTCCCGCTTGAACTTCTCGGGCAGGGCGTTGATGAGCCGGCTGAAGAGCCGGTTGGAGATGTTCGCGCCCGCGAAGTCGACGCCGTGGCCCTGCCGGGCCAGGGTGAGCCAGCCGTCCTGGAGGGCCAGGTAGGCGTCCTTGATGTACTGGGTGGTCGAGCCGCCCGCGACGTACTCGGACTCCAGGATGGCCGCGCCGAGCTTGTCGCCCTGGATGAACAGCTCCTCGGTGTCGTTCGCGTACTGGGTCGCGAACATCTTCACGAGGTGCTCGGCGAAGGCCTCGCCCTCCAGGTTCTCATCGAGCATCTCGTAGGAGACCTCGAAGGGGCACATCGTCTCCTCGGGGTGGAGGGTCACCCGCGAGGTGCTGATGCCCCGGCGAACGCCCGGGTCCACCGCCTCCACCTTGGGGACCGCGACGCGGGTGCCGACACCGACCTTGTCGATGTACAGCTCCTCGGCGCGGAACTTCACGGTGCGCGCGTGGCCCTTGAGCTTGGTGATGTCCCAGACGTAGTCGATGAACCGATCCGCCTGGACGGGGTTGAGCTTGCCTGCCGACGTGATGGCATCGGTGGTGATGACCGCCTTGCGCAGGACTTCCTCGTTCGGTACGGACATTGTCTCGTCCCTCCTCTTCCTGACCCTGTTACCCCACTGGGTCCGTTGTGGTGCACCGCGTCCTTCGCGGCGGTTGACTACTTCTTGGCGCCGCCGAAGCCCGGCGGGACGAGCGCCAGGCTCGACCCCTCGCCGGTCCAGACGCCCGACTTCTCGACCTTGGTGTCGTCACCCTCGTCGTCGCCGAGCGACTTGGTGATGCCCACGCCGGCCTCGATGTCGTCGAGCCGCTTGGCCAGCTTGCCCACGCCGTCGACCAGCGTGTCGGCCGCCTTGGTCAGCTTGACCAGGGCCTCGGTCTCGGCGTCGGAGGCGTCGGCCGACTTCTTGGTCTTGCCGGTCTCCTCCTCGTCGTCGCCGCCCTTGGCCTCCTTGAGCATGCCGGTGAGCGCCTCGGTGGCCTTGCCCAGGGAGTCGGCCGCGGCCTGGAGGACCTTGACGTTCTTGGCGCTGATCTTCCGGCCGGCCTTGGCGACCTCGCCGTCCTCGTCGTCCTCGCCCTCGGCCTTCTTCTTCTCCTCGGCCTTCTTCTTCTCGGCCTTCTCCTTCTCGGCGGCCGAGGGGTAGTCGTCGCCCATCTTGGCCAGGGCGTCGACCGCGTCGGCGACGAGCTTCTTGGCCGCCTCGGGCAGGTCCTCCATCTTGGAGAGCTTGTCGAGGCACGCCTTGACCATCGCCGCGGGCTCGGCCTTCTTGGTCTTGCCGGTCTCCTCCTCGTCCTCCTCGCCCTCGGCCTTGGTCTCCTTCTTGCCCTTGTCGACCAGGCTGTCGAGCACGCCCTCCAGCTTGCCGACGAGGTCCACCATCGCGGCGGTCGCCTTCTCGACGGGCGTGGCGTCGTCGCCCTCGGAGTTGTCCTCCCCACCATCGGAGTCGCCGCCGGCCCCGGCCTCGGTGTCCGTGTCGGTGTCGGTGCTGGTGTCGGTGTCGGCGCCGCTGGCGACCTCCTCCGCGACCTGCTCCTCCTCGGTCTCCGCGTCCTTGCGCACCTTGGTCTTGTCGGCCATGCTACGGCCCTCCTTCCGTTTGACTACCTCGAAGCTCTGCTCGTTCGCAGCTTGGTCCACCAGGTCGACGTTCGTGACCCGGATGTCGCGAAGTTCTGTGTGGGCTTCCTTGTCGGACACGTCAGCTCTCCTTCGGCTTCGGCTTCAGCGGGACCTTCTTCGCGTAGCCCTCGATGCTGAACCCAGTGATGCGTCCGGCCTTGACCTCTTTCCAGACCTCATCGTTATTGACCCGCACGGCCATGAGCCACGTCCCCTTCGGGATGGTCTTGTTACCGAGCTTGAATTCGACCGGGGCAAGGTAACTCTCCAGCAGTACTAGGCCACCTGGGATCTCTTGATGTTGATACCCGATCTTCGCTCCGCTGACAAGAAATTTGTGAGCGGCCTCCCGGATCTCCTTGGCCGTGGCCTTCTCGCCGTGGGCGTCGGTGGCCTCCGGGACCATCACGATTCCCATGACGTATCGCTCTTCCTTGGCAACCTTCGCGATGGGAACCTGGAGGGCGACGCGCACCACGTCGTCCGCGTCCTTCTTCACCTCGTCCTTGAGCGGCTTGTAGCCGGCAGCCCGCAGCGCAGGCACGGTGTCGGGGTTCCACACCACGTCGACCCCGTCCTCCTTGGCCTTGGCCTCCTCCTTCTTCCGGTCGTGGGTCTGGATGTACGGCTCCTGCGTCTTCGCGGGCCGGTTGGCCATCCAGAACTCGCCGGGCGCCTTCTCATAGTCGGGCTTCCCCTCCACGATCTGGATGCCCCACCGGCCGCCCCACTTGCCCGACTTGGGGAAGAGGAAGTACTCGTGGAAGTCGGTCTTCTGCACGCCGAAGATGACCTCGCCCGAGTCGACGTAGTGGAACTCACCAGTGGTGCCGGCAGTCGAGCCGGCCTCGCCTGGCGCCGTCGTCACGACGGGCTTCTCCTTGCTGACGATGGTGAGCCACGACACCGGCTGGACGAGCTTGCGCTGCGCGACGATGTTGTCGCCCTCGCGGTTGTCCATCACCTTGCAGCGGAGCAGGTTGTGCGCCTTGCCGTCGAGCGTCTGGAGCGCGACCTTGGGGGTGTCCAGCGTCCAGCCAACGAGCCACTTACCGGCCGGACTCTCCATCCGCAGGTCGGTGTGGACGTTGCCGAGGTTGACGATGCTGCCCTCGACACCGGCCAGCTTGTCCAGCCCGGGAACGTCGGAGGTCAGATTGCGCCGCACGGCCGCGCCGACGTTGCCGTCGCTCGCATCCTCGGCAGCCTGGGCAGCGGTCTTCACCGCGTCGATGTCGGACTTGAGGCGCACCGGCTTGAAGTCGGACCACACCCCATTGAGCAGCCCCTCGGCCTTCTTCGTGTCGCCGGCCTTGGCCGCGGCCTGGGCCTGACGCAGCATCGACCGGATCTGCTTCCGCTCGTCCTCGCTCCAGAAGCCGCGGTAGTGGTGCTGAAGGACGAAGCGGTACTTCCGCTTCCCCTTCTGCTCCACCTGGTAGGGGTCGCCCTGCACCGCCTCCGTCAGCTCGCGCGCCTCCTCCCGGGTCAGCTCGGTTTCGGCAGGGTCGAGGTCGGTGCCCTGCTTCACCACCTTGGTCAGGTTCGGGCGTCCAGCGCCAGGCTGCGTCGGGAAGGGTTGGTAGTCGGGCTCATCGACCTCCACTGCGACCAGCTTCTCCCGCTTGCGGGCGACCAGGTCGTAGAGTGGCAGGTGCTTCCAGTTCGGGCCCTGGGCATCGCCGACGACGTGGACCTTGCCCTGCATCTCGGGCGGGAACAGGCGCTCCAGCTTCACCGCCACCTTGGGGTCCACCTCGTCAGCGCGAACGAGCAGGTCGACGTCCTTGGCCGGGTCACCGTCCTGGCCTGTCAGCGTCGAACCGACCAGCGACACAAAGCCGGGCACCACCACGAAGGAACCGGCCTGCTCCAGGTGGCCCATGACCTCGCCGCGGTCGAGCTGCTCGCCGTCGTCCTTGGCCACGGGCGTCGGGTCGGGCTCGTACCAGAAGTCGTCACCGAGGAAGAAGTAACTGGTCGAGCCCGCCTCGGCCTTGGCCGCGCGCAGCTCTTCGAGCTGCTTCGTCAGCTTCACCGGGTCGAGCTTGCGCACCGCCTCCACATAGCGCTTCATGTGGTAGATGGTGACGCCCTTGGCCCGCTGCGTGACCGACCACTTGTCGAGCTTGAGCCGCTTCACCGGCCCGTTCCAGTCGGCGTCCATCTGCTCGCGCGGGATCGGGTGGTCGGTGCGCCGCGGGTTGCCGGGGTAGGTGTAGTTCTTCAGGATCGGGATCTTGATACCGTCGCCCAGATCCTCCGCCTGGAGCACCAGCACCTTCCCGAACGCCGCAGCCTTGTCCCAGCTCGCCGAGTCGACGCTGTGGATGACGTCGAGCCACGGGAGGAACTTCTTGATGCTGCCGACGCCGAGCATGTGCACGACGGTCTTCACCTCGCGGCCCTGCACGAACGCCTCGTGCAGCCGCTTCGCGTCATACACCGGGCTCTTCTTGTCCTGGTCGGGCTTGGCCTTGCCGAAGCCGGCGATGCAGACCTTGGGCTTGGCCTTCCAGATTTTCCCGGCCCGATCCTTCTCGGTGTGGAAGCGCAGGTGGTCCACGAACAGCGGGTCGAGCCCGAGCTTGATGGCCTCGTCGTAGAAGTCGAGCGTCTTGCGCCTGCTCTTGAGGTCGTCGAACTGCACCACCTCATCGAGCCAGCTCTGGTTCGACTTCACGAAGTCGGCCCAGTCTTTGAACTTGACGCTGCCAGGCGTGAAGAAGTTGGTGAAGCCGCCGCTGTCCAGCATCACCCGGCCCTTGTGGGCCTTCACGTCCGCGAGGAACTCGCCTTTCTTGTCGGCCGCCTCTCGGAGGTACACGTAGCTGACCAGAATGTCGCCACCCTGGAGCAGGTGCCCGAACTTGCGGTAGTCGGCTCGGTCGACCGCGAAGTAGTAGTGGAAGTCCTTCACGCCGTAGCCCATGACGCCTCCTACCGCACGCCCAGGAGCGACAGCACCTCGGCTCGTGCCGCCATATCATCACGGAACGCCCCGAGGAGGCAAGAAGTCTTCATCGTCGCGTGGGCCTGCTTCACCCCGCGAGCCATCATGCAGAGGTGCTGCCCCTCGACCACCACGGCGACACCCTTGGGGTCGATAGCTGACTGAATCGCCTCGGCGATCTGCTCGGTCATCTGCTCTTGGATCTGAAGCCGCCGGGCGTACACCTGGACGATGCGCACCATCTTCGACAGCCCGAGCACGCGACCTTTCTCCTGGGGCAGGTAGGCGACGTGAGCGTGGCCGTGGAACGGGAGCAGGTGGTGCTCGCAGGTGGAGAAGTAGTCGATGCCCTCGCAGACGACGATCTGGTCGTAGGTGGTGTCAAAGGTTCGCACCAGGTCGGCCGGATCTTCGCTGTAGCCGCCGAACAGCTCCGTCCACGACCGCACCACCCTCGCCGGGGTATCTTTGAGCCCCTGTCGCTCTGGGTCGTCCCCAATCAGCTCCAGCATCCGCCGCACCAGCGCCTCGGCCTCCTGCCGCTGTTCCCCCGTCATTTGATCCTCCATGCCTTGTGTTGCTGCGTCGAGAGCTTCCACCTCGGGTTCTCAAGGCACAGCCGAACGCAGTGATCGAGCGCGGCCTGGTCGATCTGGTCGCCATCGTGGGCCGGGCTCAAGTAGTAGTAGTCAGCTTCGATGTCGCACTCGGGCAGCGGGTCGCCGGCCTGCATCACCACCTTGACCTCGGTCGCGTTGCGGGCGGCGAGCGGCCCCGAGCCTCGCTTGGGCGACACCGTCACCCAGTCGATGCCGTCAGGAAGGGAGAGGGTGCCGTTGGACTCCACCGCCAGGCGATAGCCGGCTCCGTGGAGTGCCTCGACCAGCTCGGTGTCGAGCTGAAGCGCGGGCTCGCCACCGGTCAGCACCACCCACCCGCAGTCGCCCAGGTCGGCCACCTTGACCACCTGCACCACACCGCCCAGGGGCAGGAGCAGGTTCGCCTGATGGTCGGTATCGCAGTCGAAGCCGGCCGTCGCCTTCGTGCAGTGCAGGTTACACCCCGCGAAGCGCAGGAAGACAGACGGCGCGCCGGCCCGGCCGCCCTCGCCCTGGAGCGAGTAGAAGCAGTCGGCCACTTGGTAGAGCTTGCCCCGGGTCACGGCAGGCCAGCTTCGCAGAAGTCGCGCACCCACAGGAACGAGGCATCGTTGCCCGGCGTCTCGCTCACGGTGGCCATCACCCGGCAGGCGTTCGGCACCAGCGGACGCACCTGGTCGACCACCCACTTCGCGAGGTTCTCGGCCGTGGGAGGGGTCGTGTCAAATGGGGGTACGTCGTTGAGGTAGGCGTGGTCCAGCTCCTTGACGGGGCGGCCCAGCTCGCCGAAGTCGCAGACCATGCCCTCGCCGTCCAGCTCGGCCGCGGCCACCTCAATCACGACCTTCCAGCGATGGCCGTGGAGGCGCTTGCACTTCCCGGGGTGGTCCGGCAGGTGGTGAGCGGAATCGAACTCGACAACCTTACGCACTGTCCACATCGAGCACCTCGCCTTCCTCACCGGCAGCCCAGAATGTCAGCTCGCGGTCCAGGAGCACCTCGGCGGCCTTGGCCGTGGGCAGCTTCTCGTCGTCCAGCTCGCTCACCCGGTTGTGGTCGAGCTTGCGCCGCTCCATCTCCTCCTTGATGAACAGGTGGGCGTGAACCAGGTCCTCCAGGCTCATCTTCTCCTCGCCCACGATGGCCACCTTCTGCGGGATGGTGCCGTCGCCCGTCGCCTCGTACTTCAGGGGCACCTTGAAACCGCGGAAGTACTCGACCGGATAGTCGTTGCTGTCCTTGCGCGGCTTGCCGAGCCGGATGATGCCGTAGGCATAGCTCGGCGACAGGAGGAAGAACGGCCGCCCGAAGTTGCCCAGGCGCTCGCGCAGCCGCACCACCTTCGCAGCGCCCTTCCAGATGGCGAGGGCGCCGTCGTCGGAGAGCCGCAGCCCATCCACTGCGTCGACACCCTTGTCGTCCTTGTAGCCGCGGCCGGCAGGTGCGTCCGGCCCGAAGTTCGCGCCGTAGAGCTGGTGAGTGCGCAGGTGCAGGGAAAGCAGCTCCTTGTCCGACACCTCGCGCAGCACCGCGGGTTTCACATCCTTGATCTTCACGACTGGGCCTCCTTGTCCAGGGTGGCCTTGCGAGCAGCCCACCGCTTCCGCAGCCGGTCGGCGCCTTCGAGGGTGTGCTCGGCAAGGAGTCGCTTCTGGAACTGCGCCTCGGTCAGCCGACCAGCGAGGTACAGCTCTTCCAGCTCGGGCATCGGGTCCGGCCGTGATGGGTGTCGCTCGCTCATCTTTCCTCCTGGGCCTGGGCCTGCGCAGTGGCCCAGTTGAACTGACTGCCGATCTCGGGGTGGCGCTCCATCACCTGCCGGGTGGCCTCGACCACGTTGCCGGCCTTGACGCTGTCGGGTGGGCCGAAGCCGTAGGTGACCCCGTTGCGCTCATCCCACGCCTCGTAGAACTCGCGAGGCGATGTGCCGTGCTGGATGGCCGTGGTCAGACGCCGGCTCCAGTCGGCAGCTTCGTTCTCGAAGCCTGGCGCCGGAAGAATGACCACCTCGTCGCCAGCGAAACCGAAACCGCCGATGGTGTACACGTCGGCGCCGTTCATGCGCTGGAGGTAGACGACGGTGTACTTCCTAGCCACGCATCACCTCGTCGACCTGGGCCTCGGCCTTGGCTTGCCCCACTTCCCCGAGCTGCCGCTTCCCCCGCTTCAGGATGGCCTGGTCGTCGTCGAAGAGGATGCCCGAGATGAGCACCCCAGTCAATCGCTCGCCCTCGTTGTCGCTCGGGCCGATGAGCAGGAGGTCGCCGTCGTCCACCCTGGCCTCGAACCAATCGACCCGGTGAGCGCTGGAACCCCACGACCACCCGAGGCGCTTCAGCCCGGGATCGAGCTTGGCCCACGCCGAGGGTGTCGGGCCGGTGATAGGCTGCTCGGTGCCGTCGTCGCCCACGTAGAACGGCTCGACCATGATGCCACCGAAGCGGCCCATCAGCTCCTCGAAGTGCTCGGCTGCCGTATCCGGCTTCACCTTGCGACCGCGGCTCGTGTAGCTCCCCACCCCTCACCTCGCCTGTACGAACTGGTTGACCGGCTTGCCAGCGATGCGCGTGACACCACGCGCCTTCAGCTCTGCGAGCAGAGTCTTTTTCTGCGCGGCCGAAACGGTGATGTGGTCCCACTGCTCCAGGGGCACCTCGTTTTTGAAGAGCGTCTCGTTGTCGTGGCGCGCGATATGTCCCTCGATGCCCTTCAGATCCTTGGCCCGGTTGCGCTCCTTGAATGCCGAGTCCATGCGACCGTACTTGTCACCGTTGTAAGACACCAGGTTCGTGTCGCGTGCGAGGTCGTTCCTCATCACGATTCGGTTCCGGCCACTGACCCTCGCCTTGCGCCGCGCCCTGGTGAACACGAACTGCGCACCGCCGGTCGACTGGTCAGCGACAGGCGACATCCCGGAGATCGGGATGCCGCGCCGGATCTTCTCCTCGGTCGCGATGAGGCCGCCGGTCTCGCCGTCGATGACCTTGAGCAAGAGCGATGCTGCGTCCTCGCTGCCGGTTACCTCGGAGACGAATTGGAGGTTGGCCTTCTTAAGGTCGGCATCCGAGATGTCGAACCGCTGGAAGCGGACGATGCCGTTGCCGTCGCTGCTATAGTAGTGAGGGTTCGGGTTGTACCCCGGCATCTTGCGGGGGTCGCGGCCGAGCTTCTTCTTGAACGCCTTGACCATCGCCTCGATCTGCTCGGCCTTGTCGCCGGTCGTCGGGACGCCTGCGAACACCTGGTCGTTGCCCCACCCCATCGCGAACTGATTCTTGCGTAGGTAGAGCAGCTCGAAGTCCTGCTTCGTCATCAGCCGGGTGTTGACGCCCAAGTCGTCCAGCGCGGCCACGGCCTGCTCGACCTGCTCCTTGCTGGCCGGCTTCCCGGCCTTCCCCCTCACCTTGATCCTGAAGCGGCCCTGCCGCGAGTACGCCTGCCCCTGTTTGTACCCGTCGTGTGGGATGTAGGTGATTTCGGTGCCGTCGTCGAGGGTGGCCACGATCATCCGGTCGATCTCGCGGCTCCCGCCGTATGCACTCGGCGACATGGTGCCGTGGTGGTTGACGATGCTTCCGTCGACAATCTCCCGGGACTCCTCGCCCATCTGGGTCACCTTCGAGGACTTGACCCGCGGGCTCATCCCGTTGCTCTCGCCTGGCGCCGCTTTCGGCTTGGGCTTGGTCGCCTTCGGCTTCGGCTTGTAGGGATCGATCTTCTTCCCCACGGCCGTCGACTTGAGCTTCTCCTCGGTGAAGAAGCCGCCATTCTCGTCGCCGTAGATTTTGAGCTTCTTCTTGTAATACCTCGCCGCGGCCTTCTCCGCGCTGGTAGCCGTCTTGCTCTTGGAGATGTCTTCGAGCAGCTCCATGAACGCCTCGAAGCTCTTGTTCTTGGCACCGCTCAAGACACCGTCGCCACCCGGCCCGAGGTGGTAGTTGACATGCTTGATGTAGGTGAGGGCCTCGTCCCAGTACCCATCGGTCCCGGAGCCCGGGGTGGACGGGGGTGGCGCCTTGGCCTTGGCTTCCGAACCGAGGAGCCGCTTCTGCGCTGTCCGGTCGCCGACACCAGCGCGCAGCTTGCCTTCGACCACCACCGTCCCGTCGTCGTAGGTGTAAACGAGCAGGTTGCCATTCTCGACGCGCTCGGTGGACACCAGGATCGACCGGCCGCGGTTCTTCGAGTCGCGCATCGCTTTGACGAACTTCGCGTCGACCGGCGTCATGGCCTTGCCCTGGGCCGCGGCCGGGGCCGACACCCTGGGCGCAGGCTTGGCAGCCTCGCCCAGAATCTTCCGGTAGAACTCACCGAGGTCGCCGGCCAGCTCGTTCTTCCGCCGCAGCAACTCGGCCTCGAACGCCTTGCGGCTGCCGTATGCGAGCCGCTGGTTCTTCAGGGCGCCGTCGATGTACGGCTTCCAGATGGCAAGCCACTCGTCGTCGCTCACGCTGCCCACCTGCTTCAGCAGCGCTTGGATCTCGGGGCTGTCCATGCCGAGCATCTGGACACCCTTGCGTAGCTTGCCGTCGCGGGCCGCGGCGAAGAAGCGGTTGTAGAAGACCTCAATGCCGTACTTCGCGTTCGGGTTGTAGTCCAGGGCGAGCTTGTCCGTCTTGAAGTATCGGAACGCCTGCCCTCGGTCGATGCCGACCAGCTTGCCATTCTTCAGGACCAGGAAGTTGTCGAGGTGGCCGTCGTTATTCCCGATGAGCCAGTCGAGGACGTGCTGCCGCTGGAGGTCGGCGACCTGCTTCTGCGACAAGCCGTTGACGCCCACGTTGCCGAGGCCGTCGTGCTTCACGTCCTTGAAGAGCCGCTGGATGGTGCCAGCCTTGCCCCTGTGCGACACCACATAGACGTCGGCCGTGTCAACCCCAATAGCCCTGGCCGCATCGGCGGCGAGCTTCTCCACCTCGGCGCGGAACTTGAGCCCCTCCGGTGCCGGCTTGAACATCCACTCATCGCCGTTCGGGTCGGTGAAGAACTGCTTCGAGTGCATCCCCTTCGCAGACTTCTGCACGGGGGTCATGTCGGTCATCGCCCACGGGAAAGCGCCTGGCGCTTTCGCGGGTGGGGTCGGAGCAGCCGGGGGAGGCTTCGGCGGGTCCTTCTTCGGAGGCTTGACGGGCTTGGTCTTGGGCTCGCTCCCGGTGGGGAAGCTGGTGTACTCACCCGAGCTGATGACGTCGGTGCGGCAGCGGAAGTGATAGGGCGGGAGAGCCTGCCCCTTCTCGGCCAGCGCGTCGATCCCCTTCGCGCTCATCTTCGGCGAGGTAGCCCCCGGGGTGTAGGCGATGCCAGCCGTCTTCGCGATGTCGGCCGGCCGCATCCAGCCGGCCTGCTTCTTCACGACCTCGGGGTGGACGATGCCCTGGGTCCACACCCCGGCAGTCTTCATGCCCTGCTCGACGGTGAACGTCTGGCCGTGCATCATCCGGCACACATCGCTCGTCCGGTTGTCCAGCACCGCGACGATCCGGTAGGTCGTGATCCCGACACGCTGGTACGACTCCATCCGGCTGAAGACCCTAGCCTGCGTCCCGACGTGGTTCGACACCCCTGCGAAGTAGTCGTCGGTCGTGCCCTTGAAGCCGGGCGGAACGCCGGGGTACTTCTTCCCCTTGCCTGCGAGGTACTCGGTCGTGATGTCGCGGTACGCCTTGGCCGCCTGTGTGCCGGCCAGCCCGCCGTCGAGGATGACCTCTTTCGTCGCCAGGCGCAGCGACTCCGAGATGGAGGTGTTGTAGTGGTTCCCGATCCAGTACGCGTGATGCTTCGAGAGCTGCGCCGCAGCCTTCTTGTCCACCAGGTCGGTCGACCACTTGAGCTGGAGCCGCCCCATCGTCTCCTTGCTGCTCATCGACCAAACGAGCAGCGAGGATCGGATGAGGTGGGGGAGCATCTCCTCACCGAACTCCTTGCCCATCTGCTTCTTCAGCTTCAGGAGGTTCTCGTACAGCGTCGACTGGACGATCTTCCCCTCCTGGGCCTTGGCCAGCTCGGAGGCTCCCTTCTTCACCAGCGCGGCGCCCTTGTCATCCCAGTGGCCGACGAGCAGCTTGCCCAGGTCCTCCTCGACCGCGAGGTAGGCGTCGGCCACCTTGATGACCCTGGCCAGCACCAGGGCCTCGCGTGCCTGCGCCTTGGCGACGAAGAGCTGTTCGTCGGTCATGCGGTGGAGCAGGTCGCCCACCGCGTCAGTCTGGACAGGAAGCGCCATCCCCCGCCTACTCGCCGCTCACCGTGGGCCGCTCGCGCTTGACCTCCTTGGCCTTGGCCGTGCGCCCCTCCTGCTCCTCCGAGATCCTATCGACCAGCGTGCCCAGGCCGGCGAGCACAGCCTCGCCCTCCCAGGGTGTCTCGACCTCGCTAGCCTTCGCAGTGTCCTCCAGCCCCAGTTCTGCCCGCGTAGTGGCCCCCATCCGACGCAGGGAGTTGGTTCCCGCCTGGGAGGCAGTGGACATCGGGTCGCCGCCCGTTTTCTGCGCCTGGGCGACCTGGAGCGTGTAGGGCACCTCCGGGTCGATGCCCTTGACCTTGCCCAGGTCGTGACCGACGACGCGGCTCATGATCTCGCGAGCGATGGCCGGGCTCACGCCGCCCGACTTCTCGGCCATCGCGAGGATGCGGATGAGGTCCTTGTTATCGGTCGTCTCCGGGGTGTTCGACTTGAACTGCCAGTACACCACGCCGAGGGCCGGCAGGATGCGGCGATTCATGCGGTCATCGAAGGTGTTGCGCTCGGGGAGGAACACCTGCTCGTCGGTCAGCTTGCGCATCGTCTCCATCGCGCCGACCGCGCCGCCCTGGGGCGCCTCGCCGAAGAACACGTCGGGCAGCCGGAAGGCGCCACGGACGTCGGCCTTGGCCTGCTCTTTGTACTTCAGGAACATCGCGTCGGTGCGTTGCTGGTCCGTGAGCGGCTGGATGTCGAGTGCGACCCGGCCCGGGTCGCCCAGGCCGTCCGTCGCCGGCTCGGCCTCCAGGATGAGGAAGCGGGAATAGTTGCGCTGGCCGGAAGCCTGCTTCTCCACGAACTGCTGAATGCGGTCCACGCTGCCGTCCGAGAGCATACCGTTCGACACGGTGACCGCCATGCTCGGGACGTTGTTCGACTCGAAGGTGAAGAAGTTGATCTCGTCGGTGGCGCGGCTGCCGTAGATGCCGAGCAGGCTGCCGATGTACCGCGGGATACCGTAGGGGGTGCGGGCCGCGGCTTGCACAAAGAAGAGGATCGAGTTCGCCCTCTTGTAGGCCGAGATGGCGCCAGGCCCGCTGACGTACTCACCGGTCTCGGCGTTCATCGTGCGCGGATCGCCGTACTCCTTGAACCACCGCATCTTCGAGCCGCGGACCTGGACGAACTTGCGGAACCGCTTCCACACCGGACGCTCGATGTAGCGGTAGGTCCCGTCCTCGTGGCGCATCAGCATCTTGTGCGAGGCCCGCACCCGCATCTTGTCCAGGCCGGTACAGCGGACGGTGTGGGCCGGAACGTAGTTGAAGCCCAGAACCTCGGTGTTGAACTCAACCACCTCCCAGGCCGCGTATCCGACACCCTCCTCGTCCTGCCGCTTCCGCATGCGCAGGCCGGTGAAGCTGTCCTCGCCCTCGATGACGCAGTTGTTGAACCAGTTGTCGAGCAGGAGCTTCTCCTCCTCCATGCGGGCCAGCACAGCCTTCGGCGTCTCGTCGTTGACCTGGATGCGAGGGGTGAACTGGTGACCGAAGCTCTCGCAGTTGACCGCCATCGTGGCGATGCACGGCCCGAGGTAGCTGTTCTGCTCCCACAGCACCGTGAGCAGCCGCGGGTCGAGCGGCGGCGCGAGCACCATCTTCGAGTGAACCAAGTCGCGGAAGGGGTCGTCGGGCATCACCTGGGAGATCGGCCCGTCGACCTTCTTCTCGTCGGCCTCCACGACCAGAGCCTTCACCACCGCACGCGGCCCGGCTCCCTTGGTCAGGCTGACGACCGAGCTGGACGAGGCGTCACTGGGGGAAGACTTCGACGACCCAATGACAGGCCGGCGCCGGATGCGAGTTACCTTGTCGCCCATGCTCTCCTCCTAGATCACGCCGGGCTCACGGCGCCGCTTCTTCTTTACCCTCATCCGGGTTCCGATGCGCACCAGCAAGTCGAGGGCGTCGAATAGGTCATCGTGCTCTCCGTCAGGGAACTCCAGAAGCTGTTGGACTAGCTCCCGGTGTTCGTGCCTCATGTGGATTCTGCCCGCCTCAAAGTACGAAGTCAATTTCAGCGCCCTGGTGACCTTGTCCTTGTCGGTCTGGACGCCGATAATGCGCCCCTTCAGGTCTGGGCGCCTGTCGAGGATCTCCTGGCCGAGCGCGGCCTGGTAGGCGTTGCTCTCGATGCCGAGCCGCACCGGGTCGCGCTCGTCGAACTCGTCGATGCAGAATGGCGCCTGCTTCGGGAACTCGATGCGGAGGTTGTGGTAGCTGTCCACCCACACATCCCCGTCGCTGTCCACGACGCCGGTCATGTGCGCGAAGTAGTCGTTCTCCGTCTTCTCGGTCACGGCCGGGTCGACCACCTGGTAGAGCTGACCCTCGGGCAGCTCGGTGAAGTAGAAGTCCTCACCCTCGAAGTACTCGGGCTTGAACACCTTGCCCTGGAACCGGGCGGCGATGCACTGCATCTGCATCAGCCAGATGAGCGCCGGGGTCTTGGCCCGCTTCTTCAGCAGGTACTCGACGGTGAACCTGCGAGGCGCGCTGGACTCGTAGCGGATCTCGCCGTCCTCGTCTTCATGCTCGTGGAGGGCCGGCACGATCTGCACCGCACCCTTGAGGTCGTTGGACGAGAGCCAGCCGTACAGGTCGTGAGGATGGTAGCGGGTGCCGATGACTTTGCGCTGGCCGCCAGGCTTGAGGCAGTTGTCGAGGGTGGTGTAGTAGAAGTCGTGAATCCGCTTGCGCTGTGCCCTGGTCCTGGTGTTCTCCAGGTCGCACAGGTCATCCACGATGATGATGTCAAAGTGCCGGCCGGTGAGGCTGCCCTCGGCACCGAGCGCCGTGAGCGTGGCCTCCTTCGTGTTCTTCGTTTTGCCGAGCACGTTGGACTCGGTGGCCTCCCACTTCGTCGGGTCTTTCTGCTCGCCGAAGATCCTGACCAGCTTGTCGTTGACCAGGTGGCCCTTGACCTGTCGCATGATGGTCTGGGCGTAGGTGCCGGTCCGGCTCGCGATGAGTACGCACAGCTCGGGGTCCTGAAGGATGCGGCCGACGACGTAGGGGCCGACAGCGCTGGTCGTCTTGCCGCAGCCTCGAAACGCCAGGTGCAGCGACTCGTCCTGCTCCAGCATGTACGCGAGCAGTTCGAGGTGGACCTCTTCCAGCTCGATTTCGAGCACCTCGGTTGCGAGGATGTCGAACCGGCTCTCGACCAGCACGGCCCTGCGAATCATCTCATCGGTGAGGCCCTGGAACTCGGATGCGGCGCGGATTACGTCGTCACGGTTCTCCGGTGTGATCTCGATTGCCGGCAAGGCCGCCGTCACTGCTCCCCCTCACTGGGCCGGCTGGAACTTACTTCGGGCCGGCGATGTAGATGTTGATACCGAGCCAGCCCAGGAACGCGGTCACGGTGGCGACGAGGGCCATCCACCCTCGCGCATCGGTTGGCCAGAAAGGCTTGTGGCCGTTCACCTTCCTGGCCGCTGCGACACTCGCCTCCGTAATCGCGTTCTTGGCCTCCTCCCGGATCGTGTCCTTCACCGCCGAGTTCAGTTCCGCTGCCCGACGCAAGCAGAGGTCCTCCGACACCATGCTACCCTCCAGCCGTATCACATCACGGCCGAGCTGCCGAATTGCGCTTGCCTGCTTCGTGAAACCGACTGCCACGATATGCCGAAGGTCGTGGATGCCGGATGGTTCGGTCAGGATATCGAGGCCGAGGTCGGTGTCGGTGAATTCGCGGTCGCCCATCAGCAGTGCTCCCAGTCAGCAAAGACCCGGGCGGGTCGGCCCACAAGCGACTCGGAGGTGAGGGGGGGGAGCCCACGCTCCGAATATGCCTGCGGCCACGGCCGACCCGCCCAGGAACCGAATCACATTCCGCTTCGTGTCCCACTCGGCCGCCCCTTTCGATGGGCGCAGTATATCGCGCCTCGTGTGTCACCGCAAGGTTGACTCCGCTCGCCCTTTTACCTCACCGGATCGGGAACCGTCAACCAGGCGGCCGGCTCGCGGTCGCGAAGGAGGGTTGAATGAGCGTGACCGATGATTGGGACCACCCCTGGGACGCTGTCGCTGAAGCCGTAGATGAACGACTGAACACGGACCACGCCGAGGGGCGCATCGGCCGGCTGATGGCGAAGTACGTCACCGACTCGATTCTGCCGCTGGTGCACGACACGGTCATCAAGGAGGGCGGCGAGCTGCCCTCGGTGTGTCGGGCCGAGGTGCTCGCGAGCCTTGTCAGCGTCGGCCCGTTCGACTTCCGGGACGCGGACACCTTCCTCCGGGAGGTTGCCGACGAGCTGCGCGAGTGGAGCCCGGCCGTAGCCGAGGCTCTCGACCGCATCGCGCATACAGTGGGGTGAACCATGCCAAAGAGAGAAAAGAAGAAGCCACACCGGGCAAAGGAGAAGCCTGCGATGAGGGCCGAGCCGAGTAGCGGCCCCAGGGTCACCAGGGTGCAGGTGACGACGCAGCGGGTGTACAACCTCGGGAACTACAAGACGCTCCGTTACGAGGTGCTCGCAGATGCCGAGGTGCCGCGCGATTGTCTGCCGTCTGACGTGGTGGATGAGCTGACCGAGTTCTGCGACGGCAAGCTGGCCGAGTACGCCGCAGCCCGCGACCTTGACCACCTGGCGCCATCCAACCGAGCGCCGAGCCCGTTCGAGGAAGGGGAAGACGACGAAGACTGGGACGAGGACGACCTCGACGACGACTGACCCCACTGGGTCCCGGGTGGTGGTGGCGCCCCTCCTTGCTGCCGCCACCCGGGGCTCATCCTCAACTTGCACGTTGCCGCGCCCGATCTGGAACTGTCCACGGAAAGGAGGCGCAGCCCATGCGTAGAGCACGACCCGACTTCAGAGGTGCAGGCACCACCCCGAGGCTCAATAGGCGCGACCTGTCGAGCCTGGGGCGGTATATCGCGGCGAAACTAGACAAGGCCGGGGAGGCGCGGCGCAGCTTCGCGAGCCGCCACGGCATGTCGCCACAGCTCCTCGCGAAGCTGATGCGGAGCACCGACCCGAAGCTGTCCACCCTGCGTCGGGTGGCAGCGATGTTCGACACCACCGCACCCCGGCTCCTGTCCGACATGGACCGAGCCGACACCCGCCGTCGTGAGGCTGTGAAGCGCGTCAGGCGACAGCGACCACCCACAGCTTGACCGCGAAGCCCCGCCTCTGCTAGCCTGGTCCCCGTCTTGCAAGACCACCCAAGGAGGGAACAGTCATGGCCATTGACCGACTCATCGACGGCGACCTGGACGGCAGCGGGATCGGAGACGACCACGCCCCCAAGGTCAAGGAAGTCATCAACGAGTGCGTCGACGTCGCGAACCGCGACGACCGCGCCAGCGTCAGCGAGGTGGACCTCAAGGATGGTGGTGCCACCGACTACGAGGCGGCCCTCGGCGGCGACGGCACCTACCAGTTCATCCCGACCACGGTGCTCGTGAAGATCGACGCGGCCGTGTCGCTGAACGCCGACGCGACCATCGCGGTCGGCACCACGGCCGGCGGCACCGACGTCCTCGCGGCCACGGCCATCACCGGCGCCACCGACGTCGGCAAGGTCTTCCCCGTGCCGCTCGACGCGGTGCAGCCGCTCATCCTCGACAACGCGACCCTCTACGTCTCGAACCCCGGCGCCGACACCGGCACCTCGGGCGAGGCCACGGTCATCATCGAGGGCCGGAAGGTCGCCGCGTAGCTCACCGACGACGGAACACCGTCGCCAGCCTCACGACATGATTGGTTGACCCGACCAGGGCGATGAGCCCGCACTGGAGCAGTTCCGCCTTCCGATACATCGGGTTCACCGTGTCAAGCCACACCAGGAAGCCGCCAGGCCGCAAGACGGTCGCCACCTGCCGCAGCACCGACAGCCGGTGAGGCACCTTCGGCACGCCGTACTTTCTCGCGTCGTTGTCGGTGTAGGGGGTGTCGGCCAACACCAGGTCGAAGCTCCCTGGCCGGAACGGCAGGGCGAGGGCATTCCCCCTCACGTCGGCCTGGGCCTGGTCGTTCGGTTGCAGATCAAGTCGCACCGCGTCGGGCTCGGCCGGCAGGCTGCCGCTGAAGAGGTGCAGCGTCCGCTCGCGGTCGGGAAACAGCGAGTACATCCGGTCGAGGTAGCGATGAGGATAAGAGCCGTGATAGCCCGAGCCGCGGTAGCAAGCTCCGATGACCCAGACCGCCTGAAGCCATCGCCCTGTCCGAACGACTGGCCACGAGTCGGGCCACTGGGGGAAGGCCCGTGCGTACTGCCGAGCGCGCCACGATAGGGACCTGCGTTCCACGCTGCACCTCCACACAAGGACAGTTCTGGGATCGGAAGCAAAACAGGGGCTTACAGAAAACATCGCGCAAGTTCGTGGTATCATTACGGAACCAGAGCCGAACCACAATTTAGCTCCGCACCGCTGCCGCGAAGCAAAAAAAGTGCATCTGGAACACGACGGATTTCTTTGCAAAAAAGAAAAAGTTAAACCTCGGGGTTGACATGGTGAATGGTCCATCGTAGTGTGGGGGCATGGTTAGCAATACACAGCACAGCGGGAGGAAGAAGATGAACCAGTTCGATCCCGAGGTCGCCAGGCGCCTGTCCGAGCCCTACGACGCCGTCTACACCGCGGTCTGCTGCATGATGGCCACGGTCGCCTCGCACGGTGGCGGCCCGCTGGACGTCATCGACATCGCCGCGGCCCTGGGCCTGGGCGAGGTGGATGTGAGCGAGGCCCTGGCCGAGCTGGACAGCCTCGACCACCTGGACCTCGACGGTGACGAGCGCTTCGAGTGGAGCGGCAAAGATGAGGACGCCTGCCCCGGCTGCGGCTGCAAGCCCGGCGACGGCATCACCGATACCTGCGACCACCCTGACGGCTGCGGCTACTTCAAGGCCCTGGCCGACGAGGAAGCCGACCAGTACTGCAAGCTGGAGCCGGGCGCGTTCTGCCACGGCTGCGGCGACTGCGAGCAGCCGGCCCGGTGCCGCTGCGGTCACGAGAACACCCCCGGCGCGACGACCTGCGCCGGGTGCAACTGCAAGCTCGACTAGGAGGACAGGAACATGCGTACCACCCACGACATCCCGAAGGCACGGATCGAGGAGCTGGCCGCGAAGATCGAGCGGCTGAACAAGGTGGCGGCGAAGCTGGAGCTGCCGCCCATCACCATGACCGAGGGCGAGGAGACGCTGCGCCCGCACCCGGGCGACGCCCACAAGCCCGAGGCGATGCGCCGGCACATCCCGTTCGTCACGGTCACCATCACCGGGGAGGAGCCGGTGCTGAAGGGCTACGTCTTCCGCGCCACGCTGCTCCACACCTACGACGCCGACGCCGGCACCATCATCAAGGCCGTGCCGTCCTACCGCAAGGACATCCCCGAGCAGTACCGCCACGCCGAGGCCAACTGCGACCACTGCGGCTGGAACCGCAAGCGGAAGAAGACCTACGTCCTGGAGCACGAGGACGGCACCTGGGTCCAGGTGGGCTCCACCTGCATCGGCGACTTCCTGGCCGGCGCCCACGACCCCGAGCGCGCCGCCCGGTTCTGCGAGTCGCTGGCCGACATCGCCATCGCCTGCCGCGCCCTGGGCGAGCGGGTCGAGGGTATCGAGCCGGTCTTCGAGCTGGAGCGCGTGCTGGCCGTCACCAACCTCTACATCCGCCGGCACGGCTGGATGAGCAAGGCCCAGGCCCGCCGCGGCGGCATCCGCTCGGCGCCGGCCACGGCCGTCCGCGTCAGCGACAACCTCTTCGGTGACGCCACGGCCAGCGAGCAGCACGACGACTGCGAGGACGGCCGCTTCGAGCGCGAGCACGTCCCGAACGAGGCCGACTGGGACCTCGCCCGCAAGGTGGCCGAGTGGGGCGGCGCCCTGGGCGACCGCAACGACCTGAACGACTACCTCCACAACCTCTCCGCGGTCGGCAGCGCGGGCTTCGTGACCCAGGCCACCCTCGGCCTCGCGGCGAGCATGCCCCAGGCGTACAACCGGGCGATGGACGAGCTGTCCCGGCCGGCGATGCCGCGGCGCCCGAGCGGCCCCGGCCGCTTCCTGGGCGCGAAGGGCGACAAGGTCGCGCTCCGGGTCAAGGTCATTCGCTGCTCCACCTTCAACGGCCGCTACGGCAAGGGGTGGGCCGTGGGCATGGTCGACGGCGAGGGCAACGAGGCCGTCTGGTTCGCCAGCGTGGACCCGTGCTGCGAGACGGGCAACACCTACCAGGTGACGGGCACCGTCCAGGGCACCGGCAAGTTCCGCGGCCGGAACCAGACGAAGCTGACCCGCTGCAAGCTGACCGACGCGGCCTAGAACTGTATCCGGGGCAGGGCGTCGGGGTGACCGACGCCCTGCCCTGCGGAGGGACCAAACGATGCCGAACAACACAAACCAGACGATGACCGTTCCGCGCTGCCCACACTGCGGTCAATCGCACACCATCGAGCCGAAAGGGAAGGGGCCGGGCCGCGTGACGCAGCTCTGCACCTGCCCATCGACCGACAAGGACTACCAGGTCACGTACACGAACAGCGCGCAGCGCTAGAGAAGGGGTGAATGATGCCGAGAGTCAACCACGTGAAGAAGTGCCGCAAGGACCAGGGGGCCTGTGGACGTTGCGGAGCCCCGCTGCCGGTCGGCAGCGCGTACCGCTACTGGGAGTTCCGCTACGGTGGGCGGCACGTCCGCTGCATGAAGGCCGAGTGCAACCCCCGGGCGAGCGAGCTGACCCAGTCGAAGCTCTCCGAGGTCTACGCGGCCCAGGAGGACGGCGAGCAGAATATCCACGACTGGGACGGGGTCGACATCGAGGACCTGAAGGGCTACCTCTCCGAGGCCGCCGAGCGCATCCGCGAGGTCGGCCAGGAGTACCAGGACGCCGCCGACGCCATCAACGAGACCGCCGAGGGCAGCCCCATCGCCGAGGAGAACGAGGAGCGGGCCAGCGAGCTGGAGTCCTGGGCCGAGGAGCTGGACGGCTGGGAGCCGAACGAGGACTGGGACGAGGAGAGCAAGCGCGAGGAGGCCCGCGACAGCCTGGACGACGAGGCCACGGACAAGGACGTGGACGAGGAGCTGGCCAACCTCCGCGAGGCGTGGGTCGAGGATGCCCGCACCGAGGCCGACGACCTGCTCGCAAACTGCCCGGTGGGGTGACGGCCATGACTCCGTCGCCAGGCCGTAAGACGAGTTCGAGCCGCCGCACCTACTCCAAGCCGGCCATCACCACGGAGCCGCTGGACCGCGCCGGTCGCTGCTACGACCAGGCCGCCGAGGCGCTCCTGGTCGGCCGCCTGCGAGACGAACCGACCGCGGTCCTGGTGCATGGCTATCCGAGGCTCAATCGGCCTCCAGCGGCTCGCTACGGTCACGCCTGGTGCGAGTACACCCTCACCCTCCCCCTGGAAGTGCCGGCAGAGCTGAAGCGCGCCGACCCGGCTCGGCGAGCCCACGTCGAGATCGTCCAGGTGTTCGACCCGTCCCAAGACTTCGACGGGCCGGCCGCGCTGTTCTACCTGCTCGGCAGCATCGACCCGGAGGAGTGCACGCGCTACACGCGGGTCGAGGCTGCCCGCGCCACCCTGGCCCACGGGCACCACGGCCCCTGGGAGCCCACCCCACGCGGGTATCTGTAGACCCTAGCAATTCCGTCAACTTGCAGGTTTTCGCAGCGGAAGCGAGCGGCATCATTCCGCATTTCGGCGCCGACACGCTGTTTCGCCAGGCGCCGCGGCTTTCGCTACAAAAATCGCGATCCAGAACACGACGGAATTTCTTGGGAAATAAAAAAAGTTAAACCTCGGGGTTGACATGCCGAATGACTCATCCTACCTTGGGGCCATGCTTACGAACCCCAGGACACAGGAACCCAGGAGGACAAGATGAAGAACGCCGAACTGATTTCCAAGATCGACGACGGGAGCGCCACCGTGGGCCAGTGCCGCGAGTACATCCGCCGCACGGAGCGCAAGCTGAATCAGGCCACCTGCGCCGAAGGGCACATCGGCTGCGCCCTGGTCGAAGGCGGCCCCTGCATCAACGACGTGCTCACCCGCCCCGGCGTGGACCACGACGCCGAGGCCGCCCCCGAGCCCGAGGCCACGGTCGGCCCGGTGCCGGTCGGCGGCCCGCAGCCCCCGAAGGACATCGACGAGGTCATCGCACGCCGCGCCGCCCTGCCGGGCTTCAGCCGCCGCGTCTACGACGCCATCCACGCCGGCCTCTACGCCGAGCCCGGCTTCACCGACGTCACCGCCGAGGACGTGGCAAAGACCCTGGGCTGCAAGCCCCTCGCCGTCAACGGCGCCCTGTCCAAGCTGGAGGCTGTCGGGCTGGTGTGGAGCTACGAGACGGACGTCAACTTCACCGACTACGTCTTCCTCGCCACCTACCAGCACAGCGAGTCGCTCGGCGACATCCCCGAGGACGTGCTCGCCGCCACCGCGAAGGACGACGCAGTCGCGCCGCCGCCCCCCGCCGACGAGGCGCCGGCCAAGACCGCCCCGAAGCCCAAGGGCAACGCGGTCACGCTGCCCAAGGCCGAGCGCGACGTGCTGGACGACCTCTGCCGGCTGGCAATCATGCTGGAGAAGAAGCCGATGCCGGCGAAGGCCGTGCTCGACAGCATCCTGGAGAACGCGGACCTCGCGGGTGTGCTGCCCACCTTCAAGCCGCAGCCCCGCTCCTGGCAGTACGTGCGCGTCTTCGACGCCCTGCGCCGCGAGGCCAAGGCCGGCCGGCTGCTTCAGCAGGCCGACAAGAGCTGGACCGCCTGCGCGTAGCACCTACCGCCCCGGGGCGGCCCCGGCGTCCTGCCGGGTCACCCGCCCCGGGGCTTCCCCACCTACTCGGTTCCCCTACAGCACCATGAAGTTGATATAGGGCACCTGCTCGGGCCGCAGGACGGCGAGGTGCTTGCGTCGTCGTAGGTAGTCGGGGCGAGCATCGTTCACGTCCTGGCAGCCCGACCAGTCGCGGATACCGCGATACGGTACGGGGTCGATGAGGCCCAGGGCGCGAAACGAGAACTCGCGCAGCTTGTCGCAGCCGCACGCCCCGCAGTAGGCCAGGCCGTCGCCCTCGAACTCCGGGTAGTAGCAGGAGGCGTGGAGGTCGAGTGGCGCCCCGATGGCCAGGGCGACCTCCAGGATCTCCTTCTTCGTGAGGTGCACGAACGGGGCTCGGATGCGGACCCGCTTGTGCCAGTTGAGGGCCACGCTGCCCACGTCGGTCAGCTCGTCGAGGAAGGTGACGTTGTTATCGGGATACGAGCTGTCGTCGATGTTGAGCCCGAGGGCGACCGTGGCCGCGCCCACCGACTCGGCGATGCTCATGGCGATGGAGCTGAAGACGAGGTTGCGGGCGCCGACGTAGGACATGGTCGACTCCATGTCCAGGTGCCGCAGCTTGGCCCGCTCCTCCTCGCTCATCCGGCCGTGGGCTCGGAGCAGGAGCGACTCGCTGGCCTGGGCGAACACGTCGCGCATCTCCAGGCTGACCCGGTGGACGCCCAGGTGCTCGGCGAGCTTGGCCGTGGCCCACTCCTCCACCTCCTCGGCGTGCTGGCCGTAGCGGAAGTGAACCAGGTCCACCTCGTAGCCGAGGGCCTTGTAGAGCACGGCCGTCGTGGAGCTGTCCATCCCGCCCGAGCACACCACCACCACCCGGTCGGGGTGCAGCTCGTTCAGGAGCCGGGCCTCGTGCTGCTCGCCCGTGTCGAGGTTGATAGTGACGACCGAGTGGTAGGGCACGCGCTCCAGGTGGTCGGGGCTCTGCCTCTGGTCCGAGCCCCAGTAGATACAGCCGCCGTCACCGTACATCCACAGCGGCATGAAGTTGGTCGCCAGGCGCAGCTTCGCGTCCATCGAGTCCAGCACCGCGAGGGCGAACGAGCCCTCCAGCTTCTCCACCTGCTCCAGGTAGTCGCCGCTCTGCGCGAATAGGTAGGGCAGGACCGCGGTATCCACGGGCGACAGGTCGGAGAGGTGCAGCTCCTCGCGCAGCTCGGCGTCGTTGCTGATGAGCCCGTTGTGGGCGACGGCGATGCCGCCCGCGATGAAGGGCTGCGTGTCGCGCTCGTGGTTCACGCCGTCGACTCGCTCGGCCGCCGGGATGGCGCGGCCGACCAGCATCACCGCCCGCGCACCCTCCGAAATCATGTTCTGGACGGTGGGCATGAGCGCGGCCTTGTCCGTGAACCAGTACCGGCGAAAGCCGTCGAGCTTGCCATACCAGGCCACCACGCCGAAGGAGTCACGGCCGCGGAGGTCGATGCCTTCCACGATCCGCTTCACCATCCCGTAGTCGAAGCCCCGCGCTGTCGTCCTGACGAACCCTCCCAGTGTGCACATCGCTCCTCCTTGCTGCCCGATGCTCGGGCATGCCTGCGTTCCTGTCAAGGCCCCGTGGTCAGGCGCCTGGACGCCGACGCTGTATCGGAGGCCGCTTTCTACGTGGCTTGGGTCGTTCGGGCTCTGGTGGCGAGCTGGTCGTCGCTGCGCCCTGCTTCCGGGTGGTCAGCTTGTCGAGGTAGCCGCGGACCCGGCTGTGCGCCCGCTCCAGGTCACGGTCAGCGAATACGCCCAAGGGCACGGTCACCTTCCGGCCAGTCTGCGGATTGCGCAGGCGCACGTCGAACGTCGGCAGGATGCGGACGTCGAGATACGTGCTCGGGACGAGCCGGTAGAGCGCGAAGAAGTACCAGTGCTGAAGGTCGGGGGTGAGCCACTTCGACTTCTGACACGCCTTGGCCTCGCGCGCCAGGTCGGCGTCGATGCCGTCACGGCTCACGTCGTCACCAGGCTGACGCTGAACGGCCCGGTGCGCAGCCGGCACCAGGACGGGGGCGCCTTGCGGTCGAGGTGGATGCTCCGCTCATCCGGGTCGATGGAGCACACCTTCCACGGGCGCCCCATGCTCGACCACGCGAACGGGCAGCCGCGGCAGCCGCGCACCTTGCGCATCCTGGCCTCGTCAGGCTTGCGCTGGCCCGCCGGCCGCACGGTGACGCTCTCCGGGTTCAGGTGGAACAGCGGGTCGTCGGGCGTCAGGCTGCCACGGCCGCGGCGAACCCAGTCGCGGATATAGGTGGCCATGTCGGTCACGCCGACGTCCTCGGGCAGCGCGGCGCGAACCTCGAACAGCTTGCGGTCAGCCATCGCTAGCACCTCCGCGGCATGATGACGCTCTCGAAGACGCCGCTGCGCAGGTGCACCGGAGTCAGCGAGCCGGTCAGCTTCAGCTTGACCTCCACCTCGCCGTCGAGCAGGGCGTCACGCAGGTAGCGCCCCTCCACGTACACGGTGACGGGCTGGCCGCGGTGGCGCTCGTCGGGCTCGTCGCCCTCCACCTCGGAGTCGGGCTTGTGGTCCAGGCGGGTGTCCTCCACCCCGGCGTTCGGGATGTCCCACTCGGCCGAGGCCCCGGTGACGGTGTGGTGGTCCATCGCTGTGAGCTTGAGGGAGGCGCCGCCGTTGAAGTCGAGCCGGGTGACCATCCCGTCGAACATCTGCTCGGCCTTCTTCAGCTTGGTCAGCAGGCACTCCCGCTCCAGCTTCAGCAGGACGCCGGGAGCCGAGTCGCGCGGTATCACCTGCTCGTGGTCGGGGAACTCGCCATCCGCGACCCGCGAGGTCAGCTCGTGCGAGAGCCACAGGAAGCGGGAGCCGCCAGAGAACTTCGTGTCGGCGCCGTCGTCCGAGCCGGCCAGCTTGACCGGCCCGTCGCAAGGCCGCAAGAGCTTGAGCAGGATCGCGGCCTGCGCCCTGGCCTGGTAGACCGGCTTGTGGGAGTCGGTGCCCAGGTGGACGACGTGCATCCGGTGGCCGTCCGTGACCACGGCGAGGTCACCGCGCCACACCACCCGGCACAGGGACGGCCGGGACTCGTCCTTGCACACCGCCGGCATGAGAAACTTGAGGGCGCGCTGCACCTCCCCGGCGTCGTAGGTCGCGGCCGGCTGCCAATCCACCTTCGCAGGCGTCGGCCAGTCGTCCTTCACGCCCTCGGCCTGGAAGCGCACCACCGCGCCGTCGATGTGGAGCCGCGGCTTGCCGGTGTCGCTGTCGCGCCCGACCGACACCGGCCGGCTGCGCTTCCCCGTGGGCTTCACCATCTTGGCCAGCTTGCGCACCGGGAGCAGCATCTCGCCCTTCCCGTCCGCGTCGATGGTGGTGGAGAGACGCACCTCCAGGTCCGTGCACGTCAGCACCAGGCCACCCGACTCGGCGTCGAGGTGGACGTGCTCGGCGATGGGGATGTACCCCGCCTTCCCCGCTGCGAGGCGCACGGCTTCGAGCGCCTGGTAGAACTCGCGCTGGTCTACTCGGAACATGGGTCCTCCCGGTCAGGCGCAAGCCCGAAGCTCGCGCGGTTCACCATCGCCCGCAACTCGCGGACGCGGGCCTCGTCGGCTGGTGCGAGCAGGCCGCGCGCCTTCAGGTCGCGAGCGAGCTGCTCCAGGCCGTCGATGATGTCATCTGCCCGGCTGTCCACGCCGGGCAATAGCGAAGTGAGGTAGGTGGTGATGAGCTTCTGGATCGCGTCCTCGACCGCGAGCCGCTGCGCCCGAGTCAGATCGTCGAACATGACGGTCGTCACGGCGAGCCCTCCTCGCCGTCCTTGGGCTCTGGCCGAAGCTCGCAACACTCCTTGGACGCCTCGGCCGCCTCCTCCAACACGCGCTTCGAGAGGAACACCGTCGTCTTCACCTTCTCGCACTTGTCGGCCACCTGCTTCGGCAGCACCAGCACCGTCCCGGCATTCAGCTTGCGCAGGAGCTTGGACATGCGCACCGAGAGCCACATCACGCCGCCCAGGGTGAACCCCAGGATCGAGGAGCGCGCATCCGCGTCGACCATCCACCCGGTCAGCGAAGCCACGAAAACGAAGAATGCGAGCAGGTTCGTCAGCCACTCCCACGCCTCGTCCATGAACTCGCCGGGCGGGTCGCCGCGCCGCTTCCGCCGCATGGCCGTGAGGAAGCCCAGGCCGATGAAGCTCACGATCCCGACCAGCACCAGCACCACGCGCCATTCGCTACTCATCTTCTCACCTCCACCTGACAGTTCTAACTTCCGCCGCCAGGCCGCGGTCACACCTTCGCGCTGAAGTGGATCTCCAGGCTGCCATCGTCAGCCGGCTCGATGAGCGTGGCCGCGCCGTCGTAGTGGTCGCGGGCCTTGAACACAGCCCCGGCGACGTTACACCTCCGCGGTTCCTTGTCCTCCAGCACCATCCCGGCATGACCGAGGCCGTCGTTGTCGTCGTGCAACCGAATAACGAAGATGCCCAGGCCATACTCCCGCATCTTGGCTATCGCCCACCCGGGCGACGAATGAACCACCCCCGCCATCACGTTCTGTAACTCGCGCGCGAGGAGCCCGGCGAGGGTGGCGCTGTGCAGTGGTTCAAACTCGAAACGGCTAGCCGCCGCCTTCGTGCGCTCGATGATGCATTCCTGGAGCGCGAGCAGGTACGCCCCGCTCTTGCGCACGTCGCGTCCTAGGTAGTCGGCCGCGCTCGGAACCGGCCACAGAGCATTCCTGGTTCCGAGTTCGCTGGTGTCGACCGGCGACACAGCCCTCTTCGGCTTGGCCTCGGCCTTCGGCTCTGCTGCCGGTTTCGACCCGGCCTTTGGCCTGGGCCGGCCGCGAGCATAGCGCTTGCGTAGCTCGTCGAGCTTCACTCCACCTCTCCGAGCATCCGGCGCCGCTCGGTGTTCAGCGGCGACGAACACCCGGCACCGATGGCGAGAGCTTCGCCGAGCCTGTCGGCGATGGCGCAACGGTAGCGGGCGCCGTTGTGGGTGAGGTAGGGGCACGCCGGCCCGCTGACCTTGCCGGTTGTGATTAGCTCGTAGGACTGCCCGGTCGCACACCTCGCAACGAGGCAGCAGTACCCGCAACCGACGCACGGCCGGGCTGGTGTCCAGTTCCGCTTCCGCTTCAGGCCGGCCGCCCTGGTCGATGCCCGGTCAGCGGACACGCGGCACCAGCTCG